AGTGTGCGCCCAGCGCCGGCCGGCTTTGTTTTACCGAACTTTATGGGGCTGAAAAAAAAGAGAGTTGCTATATAGCAACTCTCTTAATTTAATTACTCCTCAACTGAATCAGTTGGCTCCTCATCAACAACCGGCTCACCTGCCAGCTTGTATCCTTTTACAGTTCTCTTTTTGCCTTCAGCGCCAGTTACTTTCATATCTGTCTTTTCAGCAATACCAGCCTCAACCAGGGCATTCAGTCTGTAAACACATTTAGCAACTGTAGCATCTTCATCTTCAACCTTTGCCGCAATATCTGCGATAGTCTCAAACTCATCTGTCAGAACTGCCTGAATAGCTTCCTGTAACTTATCAGATGTAGCTCTCTTTTTCTTCGCATTCTCTTTTGCTTTACTTAGCTTCTTATCCAAAAGAACAATCTCATTCTCTGCAAAGGCTTTCAGCTCTTCATTTGTTACTATTGGATCATCAACGCCCTCTTCTTTTGCTGGATAAGACATAATACCAGTCTCTGCGAAGTGAATAAGTGCCTGATACATTTCTCTCTTTGTAATTGTCATTTTTTCCATAATCTATACCTTTTAACCTTTCTTCATCTTTGATAAATATATTATATAATAAATTTTATTTAAAAGCAAGTCTCTCTTTTAAAGTGCCATTGCAATGTCTCCAATACGATTCCATGCGTCCAAGAAATCTCCTCTATCAAGAAGATTGCAAGCATTATAAAATTCTCTCCAATCATGAGGAGTATCAATAACCATTTCCTCATCAACATTCTGATACTCCTTTTTTACGCTCTCCATCCAAGTTGTATCTTCAAGGTCTTCACTGTCTCTTTCAACACCAAAGAGAGCAAGACCTTCATCAGTGCAATCTGTTGGATATACATAGTAATATGGGTCTGCATAAAATCTATTTAAGACTTCTCTTTTACGAATAGTTTTAAAGTATTTTGCGGTACAGCTTTCTTCTATATCGTAAACAAAGATAGTTTCTACGATTTTAGTTTTATCTTTATCAGAAAGAAGTCTGATATGAATTAAGTTGCGGGTAAGATGATTCTCACCAGTAATTGAATCCTGAGTTACATTATTGTCAAAACAATCTGGACAAAGGAGTCTTCCATCTACACAAACCAGCTCATCTTCATCTCTGTAAGAGTCTCCGCAGAAGGAACAGAATACTGCTGTATCACAGCATTCGCCCATCAGATGTCCTTCATTGTCATAGAAGTCAGCTTCCTGTCCGCATCCCATACACTCAGACTTACCAGAGTAGTTGAAACATACTCTAATATAACCATCATCGTCTGTATTTGCACAACAGTATAAATCTTTATTGAAATATGCTGCGTTCATATAAGGATCGTTTAAAAAGTCATTGTACATTGCGTTAGATGATGGATAAACCCTCAATCTATAATCATCTACATAAGTACATTCATTTGACTCGTACTCCCTTAATGTTTCATCGAAGTTCCACTCAGGCAGGTTCTTTGCGGCAAGCTCTCTTAACAGGCTTAAACTTGCTTTAGTCAGATTAGAGTTGAAGTAAGGATAAGACTTAATGTTTGTAATAAGGTCTTTATTAACAATCATCAGCTCTCTCCACTTCTTATTACTCCACTCCAGCCCGCAAACATCCATCGGTTCAGAAGCTGTAAGATATGCAACAATAACCATCGGAGAGTTCATCATCTCAACAGTTCCCTGTCTATAACATCCATTATCTCTCCAAGACATACAAGAACTCCAATCAGAATCATTGTCGCTCATTGTTACATAATCCAAAGGATGAATTGAAAGGCAAAGATTACCTTTTAACACTTTCTGATTCAGAATCTGAGAAACCTTAATACGGAAGTCCTCAAAATTGCTCATGTTAAGTCCATAAGCGGAAGCGATTTTTCCAAGAGCCTTCATAGTTTTACAACCATGCTGAATCTTAATTTCTTTTCCTTCTGGAGTAGGAACCATGAATGTATCGCCTGTGTAAACATTGTCAATCAGTTCAGAGTTGCTGCAAATAGCACAAATGTTCTCATAAAGTGCTCTTTTCTCATTCTCATAAGCATAATTACTCTGAATGTAATCCATCCAGAATTTATTCTGGATTTTATCAATGAACTCTCTCATAAAGAGATGCTCATCCATCAGGTCATTCATTTCTCTACGCATCTGACCAGACTCTTTTTCAAAAGTAACAGTTTTAGAAACGATAAGTTTGTTACCAAGCAACTTATACAGATACGGAGCCTTGGCATCAGCCCAGAAGTGAAGAAGCTCTCTACCACTTACACTTCTCTTGCCATAATATTCACTTGCAAAGGTATCAACGTATTTCTCAAAAGCAGTCATCTCATCATCTGTAATCATGTCTCTTAAATCAAATACTTTTTCCATATCTTTAATTACCTCTCTCTTTAACTTTCTATAATTATTATATTATATTTTTTATAAAAAATCAATCAAGCTTCATTATGTCTAAGAAAGCATCTTTGTTACTTTATCCTCTACATAAGCCAAATCTGAAGGTGATAACTCAAATGATGCCTGTGCAGTGAATGTCGTATTTCCTTTACGATATTCATTAACAATCTGCTGAGCAAGGTTATCAAGATCTTTTTGATGAACCATAAAACCTAAGAATAAATTAGATTCTCCAAACATTAAATATCATCTCCTTTTCTTTATCTTATGTATATATTATATTATAATTTTTATAAAAAATCAATAGCTGTCTTTTTGACTACCAAATATCTCTTGGAGATGCTACATATATATCTGATGGCATATCCGGCGTCCGCACAAGCACCTTCCGCAGAATATTAGATTCATGTTCAGGCTTATTCATAACTTTGAAATCTGAGAAAGAAAACATTAGGTCAGCCCGCACTCTTTCTCCATCCATATAAAGTTCTCTCCAAACATCTCCAAGCTCTTCTCCCCATCCATCAAGAATAAAAAGAGTTTCTGGAAACATTTTACTTAATTTAATCATATCTTCTATATGATCGTACCACTTAATAGGCTCCTCAAAGAATTCCTCCAGGAGAGGACTTTCATCCTCTCCGATTTCAAAATCATAAGGATTAATGCTATTAAGAGCATTCACAATATCTGCTTCTTTTGGCATTTCAGTTTTTCCGAAATGAATAAAGCTGATTTTATAATTTGTCACATATCCCATAAATTATTTCTCCTTATTTGCTTTAGTGCATCTTGTTAATACTGTCTGTTTTACATTCTTATAGATTTTGTGGTCTTTAATAGTACCACGAACCCAGTATGATTCACCTTCATCGAATCTTACTCTGGTAGAAGATGTAATCCAAACAAATACATTGCCTGCGGCATCTTCCATTGTATAGCAAGTGCTCGGTCCATAGTAGCCATTGATTTTTAACGCTTTGGTGACAGTAACTTCAATTTCAATTCTGTTACCGATTTCGCCAACATAATTAGAATAGCTCTCTTCATAGAGCAAAGCATTGACTGCCGCTTCTACAATAGTATCATTTTTAAGAGATTCACCCTCACCAACATCTTCCCAGTTGAGTCGAATAGCTTCAACTCCTTCTGGAAGTTCTTCTGGCAGTTCTGCTTCAGAAGATAAAGACCAGCCCCACCATTTTCTATACTGGCAACCGTTTTCTTTAAACCACTCTTTATGCGGATAAGTATCACCTTTAAAGATTGTGACATACCCATTTTTGAAACCGAGAATCTCTTTCTGAGATTTCCAATACGGATCGTTGGAGTGATCTTCTGCGGCATTTGCGGCAAGGTCTGGATAATATTTCTTATATTCAGCATTGCTGTACGCACGTACCTGCTTCAGATTTCCATTTGCCATCTTTACTTTGATATACATTTTAGTTCCTACGAAGTAAGGTTCTCCAACCTGTTCCAGTCCTATATAAGATCTTGCTACTAATGCCATATCTTGAACACCTCTCTCTTTCTTTATCTTATAAATATATTATATTATATTTTTTATAAAAAATCAATAGTGGCTTATTAGTTGCTTTATGAGATAGATTTAATTCCCGATCTTTCCATCCCCATATGAACTAAATAGTTTTCCCACTTCTTTGGATTTCCTTTACTGCCAATTAATGCGGACATCATTTCTGGTGTATAACTATCTAAATCTCCAGGTGGGTTTGTACTGAGAATTCTGGCTGCTTCTTTTACAGCTTCTTGAAGGATTCTAATTCTTTTTAAGTTTTGGTTATATTCTTCAAGAAGTCGTTCAAGATTATGTTTTTCCATTAACTTTTACTCCTTTATTTATTTTCTATATATATTATAATAAAATTTATAAAAAAAATCAAAGGAGACTTTTTAGTCTCCTTTGATTCTCTTAATTTTTATTTATCATCGTCATCATCATCTTCAGTAATTTGATCGGCTACATCAATGATATAATCTACCAGCTCCTGCGTTCCATCTTTCACAACCTCAATATTATCTGGAGTAATAAGGGATGCCGCGAGCATCTTATAACAGGTATTCTCAGAAGGTACAAAAACTCCAATAGTACCGACAATTAAGCCAATAATAAGTGGTTTCTTAAGGAACTTGAACATATCTTCTGCATCATAATCAACACAGCATATAAAACCTACAAAAATAATAACTCCTGCAGCTCCAAAACCACCAATCAGCAGTAAGAGGCGAAGAACACCTGTTACAGAAATAAAATAAAAAAACAATGGATTAATAATTGGATTCATTATAAATACTCCTTATCTTCATCATCTAAATCTTCATCTTCATTTTCTGGTACAGCCCAGTAGTCAATCCATGAATTGATTTCTTCATTAAGGACATCATCTACGTCCTCTTCATCCCAATCTTCATCAAGACCGAAATCTTCTGGATTATCATAGATGTCGCCTCTATCTGTAACGCCACCCATTCCAGAATAAGAGTCATACTCTTCTACTGCATACTCTCTTGCTAAAGCATAGGCATCTTCTAAAGATTTGCAATCTATAGTGCCAATATAATTAGCGCCACCAAAACCGCCACCTAAGCCCGCATAAATATTATACATCATAATCAACAATCCTCCGCTGATTTGTCTTTATCTTCATCAAATTTAGCCATATACATATCTTGAATTGTTTCAAGTTGAATATTGCCATGTTTTACCATATCAAATAAAAACTTTGTCATGTTTGCGGCAATGCCCGCATTTGACCTTGCTTTAGTCTGGTCCGCAGGAATAAATTCAGTCGCATAATAACATGTATTGGCAATGTCCCTGACTTCATCATAACTTAACTGCACAGTTACATAAGAATCATTTTTATTTCCGCAATTTAATTTCTTAATTATCATCTTATCACTACTCCTTTAACTCATATTCTCCTGGATAAATGTCTACACTGATGATTCCATATTCTGGGTATCCGTCATTACCAGATAAATTATATCCATGCTGATTTGCCCAATGAGCTGCGTCAGCTCTTGTAGGAAAAATTTTAAACAACGCTCCTTTTACTATTGGATGGCTATCTCCCCATCCACCATATTCAATTTTTGCGATTGAATAGCCCTTGAACACATGTTCCATAAACATTTTTTCTTTCTTTATTTTGTATATATATTATAAAATATTTTTTTTATAAAATCAATTAGTAATTAACTTTAGTGACTTCATCCAAGATGAAACGTCTTTCTTCTTTGCAGAAAGGACACCACATATTTTTTCTATGTTTCTTCTCCTTTTTAAAATTTTTGTGCTTAGGCGCAACCATTACCTTATGACAAACTGGACAATGAAAATATCTAATATGTACTTGCATTTAAAATCACCTCTTTATTTATTTTCTATATATATTATAATATAATTTTTTATAAAAATAAAAAGAGAGATATTAATCTCTCTTTTTATTCTTACTTATTGAAGTATTTTTAAAATAGCCACCAATCCATCCAAGAGCACCTGCCATAAGAGGTAACTTCTCTGGTGTAAAAAATGATACATTAAATAAAGTATTCAATGCATTACAAAGGGTTGGACCGAATGTAATTTTACATAACCAACCGCCAAAGTAACAGATAAAGAATGACAACATTGGTGCAAAAATCACCAGAAGCACAGCCATTACAATTACACCTAAACATCCCATTCCTTCAATAAAATCATCATTATCAAACATATTATTTCTTCTCCTTTAAAATAACTTTTCCTTCCATTACACCATAGTTAGACTTCTCCTGAAATGTCCAGGTTTCAGCCTCTTCTCCTTCTCGCATAGGACGAGTAAGATACCAAAGGTTATTGTCTTTCCAGGTAACTTCAGCTAATTTTTCTCCAACAGGCAAATCAATATTCATTGTGCCGCCATATGATTTTGCAACCATATTGCCGCATCCGCTGCATCCAAGTAATACGAACGCAGCAGCTGCCAAAACCGCAATTTTCTTTTTCATAGATTCTCCTTTCATTATTTCAAATCAACATTGTAGTCCATCTTTATAGTGTCTTCTGGAACATAAATATTATATTTATTACTATAAAAGATCGGTGAACCAAATATAAGATTAACTGTTTGGTTAATAAAGATTGGCTTATAAGCATCTACATGTGGGGTAACATCGTTTTTGAGGTAGATTTGTGCGGTTTCACCATTAATAGTTTCATTTTTATAATTCTCTTCGCCGGTTTCATCTACATTTTTATACAGATATGTAATTTTTAAATAACCATCCGCATTTCTAAAGCATGTAGTATAAATATTATCTTGTAATGCGACGAGGTCATGAGACTCTACCGGATCTGGAATATATTTTACTGAATCTGTTGCTTTAGATATACCACTAATTGCGGCTCCAGTAAGTACAAAAGCTAAAAACCATCCTACAACTGCACAAAAAGTACCTCCTGCAATTGCACTACCCCAGCCCAAGCCTTCATCACGAATAGCCTTGCACATAAATACTCCGAAGATACAAGCGAGTACAATCCATATCATAAAGTTGACTCCTTTCTAAAAAAATGCTATAATATTATTATATAAGAATTAGTCTGACACGTTAGGGAGTGTAAACATGTTCCTCATATTTTCCGCATACATTTACTTCACGATTGCACATTTGCTGTTCATCGTTCCAACAGCCGCAACCTTTCATACAAGTTTCTTTAATACGCTCAGGATTTTTAACTGGAAATACCTGAATTACTGGACCACGCTGAACCTGTTGCTGAACCATCTTTTCTATTTTAATTGGATTTGTTTCAAAATCACACTGGCAAGATGTTTTACAAGTCTTACAAGTATTAAGATGATGTTCATAACAAGAGCTACAAAAAGCGTGGACCTGTCCCTCTACAACTTCTATAACAGTTCGTGAAATCGAAGGGATAATCGGCTCACCGCAAACTGCACAAGTAAGTAGATTGTCAGTATTATAAAAATAACCTTTTGAACAAAAATCATTCTCAGGATCGCAAATAATTGAAGTCAGTCTACAGTAGTGATGACCCTGGTCTGAATGCATTAAATGAATACACTGCCCGCAAGTTTTAGTCGTTTTCTCGTTTGACAATTTTCTTTCCCTCCTTTGGACTGGAAAATTCAATGACGTTACCTTCTTCAAGAGCTTCGAGACGAATGTCAGCTAATTCATCCCCGTAATAATCTTCAACTGCGGTCATAGCTTCGGCATACGAGTCCGCAAAAGTACAGCCAGAAAATTTTTCAAGCTCATAGTTATCTTCTCTAACTCGAGTTCCCCAGAAAATAAATGGATACATAGCGTCACTCCTCTCGATTTAATGCTTTGAGAATATTGTCTTTAGTTTCATCATACTCATCTCTTTTACCATAAGATGATGAGATGTTAAAAAAGATTGCTTCAGCTCCAATAGGAGCGACAGTAATTTGCCGTGCATAATCATTAAATTTGACATATGCGATTTTGTCTATTGGAAAGACAAAATTTTCTCGAATACCGTCACGATAAAGTGTAATTGTGTTTTTCATTTAGATTCTCTCCTGCATTGTGAGTCCATAACGACCAAAGAAAGCCTTTTTTAAAAGCGGTTTTGCTATTGTATCATATGCGGATATAATACGAGATTGGTCAGCTCTGTCTGCTTTAAAAATGTCAAGCGGACCTTCAACTGGTTCTTCTCCTGGATAGATGGATTCGATAATTTCACCGAAAATGTAACCATCATAACCGAGAATTTCAAACATATAATTCTCGCGGATATAAGAGTAATCATTTAAAGATAATTGTTTCCATAAGAGGTAAACTTCGTTGCGAGAAATTCTCATTCCCCAGTAAAATACACCTTGCATGTTTTTTATCATTTCCTTTCTTTATCTTATGTATATATAATAACAAATTTTTAATAAAAAATCAATTAGTTACAAATGAGTTGTAGGACAAGATATGACAAAATTATAAAAAGGAATTGTATTATCTCTTGGAAAGGAGGTTTTATCATGGCAAGAAGAGACGATATGACTAAAGTTTCTTTTCGTGTTAGTATTGATGAAAAGAATAAATTAACAAAGTTTGCAGAAGAGAATGACTTGACTATTTCTCAGATTATTCGTCGTTCTGTAAAGATGTTTTTAGATAGCCAAGAGGCAAAAGACGAAGAATAATTGAGAGGGGATTTAAAATGTCAAAACAAAATTTTAAGATTATTTACTCTTTGAGAATACATCTTAAGTTACAAGAGATGGGGTTTAAGTATCTTACAGAGATGAAGAACCCACAGAATATGCGGTTTAATTGCTGGGTTTATGAGGCTACGCCGCAATTATTGGAGGCGTTTGATAATATCTTGACTTCTGGAGAGGAGGACGATTAAATGGCTGAAGACGTAACTTTTGTTATTCATAGTGAATGGTTAGAGTCTATTAAAGATTTACCATTGGAACAACAAGATAGAATTATTGCTGAAATCGTTCGATATGGCGCAGGATTTGAATCTCAACATCCAGAAGACGTAGTAACTCAAGCGTTTGTTAATATGGTCAAGGGCCGCATAAATTTTAGTAAAAATAAATATGAACAGAAAGTTAATGCCGGAAAAAGCGCCGGAAGAAAGAAAAAAGTCGACGACGGCGAAATTTTACGTTTGGCGAGGGAAGGTAAAAGTTCTGCGGCGATTGCTGAATTATTAGGTTGTAGTAAAAGTGCTATAGACCACTCTGAAGGTTGGCGAAGACGAAAAGATAATAGCATAACAGCTATTAATGAAAAAGCGGAGGAAGTAGAAGCATTTTCTTTTTAAATATAAAAATTGCAGAAATTTGTTGCAATTGCAATTACAACATTGTTGCAAGGTATTGCAGTGCATTGCATTTGTACAAAGCTATCTTATATCTTTACAATTCTGCAATTGCAATGCAATTACAATATTTTGCTGCAATCTTTTTAACAAAAATTGCAATTCTGCAATTTTTGTTAAATGGCGCTCGGGAACTGCAAGTGGGGGAGATAAAATGAAAAATCATTATGGTATTTATGGAGTTTATTTTAATAAGAAATTAATGTATATTGGAAAGACAAGTAGAAATTTTTATCAAAGGTTTTCTGAACATAAAAGTAATATGAAATATCAAGGTGGAAAATTATATGAGGAAATGAGAAAGTTTAAAGAAAAGAATCCAAATAATAAAGTTAATTGTATTCCATTGATATCCTTTGATTGTGAATTTGATAATATTTCAGACAGGGATTTATCTTGCATGGAATATGCTTTAATTACATACTTGAAACCTAAATTAAATCGAGAAGGAGTCACAAGAAAATTTCGTTTTTGATTTATATTTAAAATTATAATATAATATATTTAAGATAAGGGAGAGAAGAAAATTATGAATATCTCTATATTAATTGTAACAAATGATTTTGAAAAATGGATTGAAAACTTTAAGAAAAGTTTTCATAATGAAAAAACTATTATTCAAAAACATGGAGCCAGTTATTATTATTTATCAGCAGGAAAAGAAATTGAAATTAGATTTTATCTTACTGATAAGGTTACAGAACATATTGTAAGAGGAAGGAAGATTAATCATGTAGTGTTAGATAAGAAGATTGATGAAGAAGAAAGTAGATTAATACAGATTAGTTTAATTGGTAATGAAGTAAGAAAAACTGATAATTGGTTTAATGAGGTGTATAATGAATCTAAATTATGAGTCTGGTAAAGTAGGAGACTATAAAGGTACTCCAGTTTATACTATTGAGGAAATTAAATTTGATCCGAAAAGGGCAAATAGAAATTTCATTTATGCTTTAGGGCATCAAGGAACGTCTGAAAAATTGAATTTAATTTTCTGGGATGGAAATGTTTGGAGACACTTAGGAACTGTTAATGCTGCAGGTAGTGATGTTCAAGAGAACAGACCTAATTCAAGACCAGTTTATTCATTTGGAAAGACAGAAGTTGAGAAAGAAGAAGATTGGTTAGTCGAGATGAAGAAGGCTGCTAAGACAAGAATTAAGGAAGAGAAGAAATCAAAGTCAAAAGTAAAGTCTGATGAGCCTTTAGAAAACGTCAAAACTATTCGAGTAGAAGAGATTGAAGATTTAACTACTTTATCTGCGGGGATTGATGATTATATTCAGAGTCAGTTGAATAGAGATTGGTTAAGTCAAAGCTAACTTAAAAGATATGAGCCAAGACCATTGCGGTCTTGGCTTTTTTAGTAGGAAGAAAGAGAGGAGTCTATAGATTTTAAAAGAGTTTTAGGCTTAATGAGAAATTTTATAGAACTTTATTAAATTTCATAGGGATTGGAGAAATTTGATGGAATTTAGTGGAGTGTACCTGCCCCCCGGCACGCCTGGAACCACTTCTCATTTTTTCTCCCCCACCCTCACCGTTTTATATGAGTCTATCTCACTTCTAACTCAATCTAACCCAATAAAAAAAGCTCCCATGAAAACTTGTTCATGGGAGCCTTGTTCGTGGCAATTTTTATTACAGACCCATATCTTTAAGGAAGTCGGCAATCGGATCTTTCTTGCCGCCAATAGTCTGCGGTTTGCGAGTAATATTAAATTTTGCTTTCGGTGTCTCACCATCAAGGTCAAGACCTCCAAGCATCTTCAGAAGTTTAAGCTGCGGAGCCAGCTGAACCTTTACCTCATCAATAGCAGATACAAGGAACTCTGCTGCCTCATCCATATCCGCATCTGTTACCTCACCAAGGTCCATCTCCGGAATGTATGTCTGAAGATATTTTACAAGCGGCACTACTACTGCTTTTGCATCTGCGACCTTAACGCTTGCTGCGCGTGCCTCTGCCTCAGCTTTTGCCTTAGCTTCAGCATCTGCTTTAACCCGGGCATTAGCCTCATTCAGTGCCTTTGCGTACTCTGCTGCCAGGTCATCTGCGCTCTGTCCGTTCTGAATTGCCGCCATTAAATCTTCTACTCTAACCATAATCTCTTTTCTCCTTTTTAAATGAAATGTTTATCTTTCTTTATCTTATGTATATATTATATAATAATTTTTATAAAAAATCAATTGGAAGAATATCGCGGGCCTGCTGCCGTTCGCATGTCTTAAACCATATGATAAGATTAAACTGGGCAGCAGGACACTTTGATGCGGCCGGGCCGCTCTATATTCTTTCCTTTTGGATTTAATATTATTATATCAAAATTTAAAACATAAATCAATTTGCCTCGCAGAATTTGAAATGAACAAGTTTTCATGCGAGGTAAACTTTGCTCTACTGGACTCGTTCTATCTTTGCTATTGGACCAATTTTTTCAGAGGAGAGAGAAGAAAAATTTTTGTTGGCAGCAGGCCAAGTTTGTAGCAATGTTGCGGCCATATGGGAAAATTAACGCGGCGCGCCGGTCGCCCAATAGGTAAAAAAATTTTTGGAGGGCCAACTTTCTGCCGGCGCGGCGGGCATATGCGCCCGGGCCCGGGCTGCCAAACAAAACGGGTCGCATATGGGGGTTGCATCAGGTGGCGCGGTCCTGAGGGCAGTCAGGGTTGTGCAGGTTGCACAAAAAAAAGAGATTTCGGGAAAAAAGATTGTGCAATTCGACGAGAAGATTTTATTTGACTTTTTTTGAAAGATGTGGTATAATGCGAATTCCGGCTGCGCCGGCCGCCTAAGGGCGGGTCTAAATTGATTATAGCACACTTATGGGGTTTTGTCAAGTGGTAATTATAAACAAAAAAGAGGGCTCCTGCCCTCTTAATTTTTGTGAAATATTTTTTTCCACCAGGGAATTTTTTTATTCAAATCGAAATCAATTTGTAACAACTTTGCAATATTTTTTGCGTCCTTTTCGCTGAGCCGACCTGCCCGCACATGACTTTCTAATGAACCTCTGTAGACCATTTGTTCGCCCCCTTAACAATGTGTGAATGTGAGTAACGCACTGTCGAGGCAATCCTCATTCGCTACTGCGATAGCTTTACAATAAATATCACAGCCAGGAGAATCGAACACGTGGTCTGAATCTATTGCATACTCAAGACCCATGCTTTCCGCAATCTGACCGAATACAGTATCAAAATCATCATCATTACTGTTACAATCATTAATATCACCGTATTCATCAACAAAGCCTTTTTTAATCATTTTATTTAAAATATCATTAATCATTTTTAATACCTCTCTTTTATTTTATAAATAAATTATACCATAACTTTTTTATTTTGTCAATAACTTTTTTGTAAAACGTGGCTTTTAATTATTCCACGTTTTACAATCAATATCAGAATTCATAGCAAGACACGCTTTAAAAATTTCTTTTTCAATCATCACATCTTCTAATCCTGTATGACTTTCTACAAAATCGACGTTGTTTGTCAAGTATCTATACAGGATTTCCGCTGTCAAACGTGGGCGGTTGCCACTCATTACAAAATCATTTTCAATACAAAAGTTTTTGTAATCCTCATCTTTTGCGAAAGTCTGTCTTGCCATTTTTAAAGAATCCCAGATTTCACAGCCAAAAGGAAAGAAATATCTGTATTTTGATTTAGTCAGCCATCTTTGCGTTCTCTGACAACTTCTATAATCAAAACGTGCGTTGTGTGCGATAATTGCGCCCACTTCAAAGTTTTTACAATCATTATGTAACTGTTTTCTAATGTTTCTGAATGTTTTCAACTCTCTAACGCCATTTTTAATATCTTCCCAGTATTGCGGAATTTTGTCAGCAAAGTAAGCGTTTGCCATCATTTCTTTGTCAAGAAAAACATCAGCCACAACAAAAGACCTTGTTTCAACGACCTCAAAATGTTCATTTAATACAGCATAACCCACATCATAGCAAAAAGGATCATCAAAGCCGTTTGTAGTTTCAGTGTCAAGTACGATGTAATTCATTTTTATTTACCTCTCTTTTCTTTTCTCTCTTAACTTATGTACTTATTATAGCAGATGTTTTCTTGTTTGTCAACAACTTTTTTAAACTTTTTTCATTTTTTTGCCCCGTTTTGGGACGAAAAGCCACTATTTTGTGGCTTTTCTATGTTTTATAAGCTTCAAACTGTACTCATTTTCACCAATTTTAAAGGAAATTTCCTGTCCAGCGTTCACAATTTCACAATTTTCTGCAATTTCTGAACAAAAACCGCAAACTTTTTCAAGAAATTCCACTTTTTCTGCATCTTTTGGACGTTTCTTTTTATCAAATTTATAGTTTGTGGGAGTTTTTCGAGTACCTGTTTTTGTTGCTTCCTTTGCAACTTTCTGCTGTTCAGGTGTCAGGTCGAAAGGTGTAGGACGATTGTGGTCAATCTCGTTGTCCCACCACTCCTCTGTGGCTTTCTCTTCTAACGCTTTAAAGTCTGTGATTTTCTCGTTAGGATTTTTGTCAATGTACTTGTCAACCCAGTTGTCAAGCCATTCCTGTGTAGGATAATTGATTTCTGTCTTTTTCATTTACAACACCTCTTTCATTTGATAAATCTATTATAGCACATGACTACTGGATTGTCAAGACTTTTTTTAAATTTCCCCGTGGGGGAGGGGGATTATTCCCCCTCGTTTTCAGTTACAACTTTCTTAGAAAAGTATGCTTTTCTCTTTTCCTCTGTTCTTTCAACCAGACCAGAGTCTTTCAGCTGTCTAACCAGTGCGGAAACACGCTGATTTGAGAGGTCAGCCAGTTCAACAACCTCTTTCATCAGTTCAGAGATTGTGTACTTTTTGCCAACTTCCATGAATGAGAGAATAGCTTTTTTGTATTCCTCATTTGCTTTCTGCGTGGCAGTAGGCTTTCTCTCAGCAGAGTTCTTTTTAGAGATAGACTCTTTCAGAGCTTTCAGCTTTTCAGTTACCTCTTTGTTATCCTCAACTGCTTTCATAGCGATTTCAAGAGCCTTTACATAAGTCATTTTGTTTGTCATAGTATCATTCTCCTTTTTGATTGAAATTTGTTTTTGTTTTCTTTGTGTCTTTATTATAACACATCTCTATTCAGTTGTCAAGCTTTTTTTTTATTTTTTTTCTAAGTCATTTTGTTTACCTCTCTTCCTTTATCTTTATACTTATTATATCATGCTTAAAAGCATTTGTCAAGAGGTTTTTTTATTTTTTTTTCTTTGAGGATTTTTTATTTCCTTTCCTCTTGACAATATTATAATACCACACCTCACCGCAGATTGCAAGCATTATTTTAAAAAATATTGCACTAATTTCGGGATTTTTGCTGGCTCATTTTTGTGCAATATTTTCTCTTGACAAATGGTGAGGAGTATGTTATAATCGAAATTCTGCCCGCGCCGACTGTGCGCGGGCCGCCCAAATTGTCAACTGAAAAATTATACAAAAATAAGAGCCAAAAGGCTCTTATTTTCTACTTGACATCAATCTCTAATTTGAAGTTACTGTCTGTTAAATAATTCACCATCGAATCAACCTCATCACAGCCATTGACCATCATCAAGGAAAATTCTGTCTCTGTGTAAGTGTTTAACAGCATCCGCACTGTTTTACCCTTTGCATAAGCGTAACCGCACTCCCAGGCTGTGCCACTGTCTGAATACATTCCGAAATTCAAAACCCACACTTCATCGCATTTGTCGATTGCGTCAATATCTTCCATGAACACTTTGTGTCCCCACTCTTTGTTAGGCATGTCCCACGCATTTTCAATTTCATGCTCTATTGGCGCATACACATCAATTCCCTGTGACCGCATCTTTTTAATAATCTGCTGATAAACTGTCATCTCTCTATCTTTGAACCAAGGACTTGCTAAATAAACTTTCATTTCTTTTACCTCTCTATCTCTTATTTATGTATTTATTATATCATGTGGGGGCTGATTTGTCAACCCCCTTATTCATTTTTTTTAATGATTGAACCGCAGATAAACTTTAATCCAGCTGAAGCCGAAACGCTCTTCTAACTCTTTTTCCTCTTCTGGATTTGTTTCCATGATTGAGATTTTCATAATTGTATCCCAGTCAATAGTTGTAAACCATGTTCCCTCTTTCATGCCTTTGCTAAAGCGGAAATTATCAAGAATGTAATCCATTGTTTTCTGTTTTTTAATTGTTTTCATACATTCTTCCAGAGAAACAATCTGATTGCTAAAAACTGGTTTAGTCTCAAAACCTGTTACTTTCCATCCGCTAATTTTACTTTCAATATTTAACATAATTATCAACCTCTCTCTTTCATTTGATATATTTATTATAACAGATAACTTGCAGTTTGTCAAGACTTTATTCTAAAATATTTACCTCTGCATTTACTTGTTTGACTTTCGCATCTCCTGGAAAAGCTCTTACCTGTCCAGTAGCCAGATTAACTGCCATCACATTTTCTCGATAACGCTCAGGGAAAACACCGCTTCTTTTGTCAATTTTGATGTATAAACCGATTTCATCAATACCACTTCTTTTTGCGGTAAAGGTACTTCCTACCATAAGTTTGTAAGCGTAAACATAGTTCTGAGTATTATTGAAATTAACTTTCATTCTTATTACCTCTTTTCTTTATCTTATGTACTTATTATACAGCATTTTATTCCAGTTGTCAAGACTTTTTTTATAAAGTTTTACTTTCAGTTACAAAATATTTTGCATTGTACCTGTCAAGTGACTTTTTAACTGCGGCACTTTCCCGCTGTGTAGCACAATAGCAATTAATTAAAATGTATTTATCAATATCAATGTAATTGCAAGGAATGCCGCAAGCCTTTAATTCAGCAATTAAATTTTCCCATTCAAACTCACTGTCAATAGTTGCTTCTACTTTCCACAATTTGTCTTTTCTTGCCTTTTCTTCACCCCACTTTACAATCCACACACCAATTAAATTAGCAAGAAAAGTTACAATAACTTTCTGCCACAGTGGAAAATCTGCGACCGTGTAAATTAATACAATGTTATAGTAACCATAGTAACCGGCAGAGATTAAAGCGGCTACTGTTTTCCCCGATTTGATTGTTACAATAGATTTAATTGTGGAAAATACCACATTAATGATTGTTAAAAAACTAAATAAAATTAACATGTTCATTCTTTATCACTCACTTTCTTTTTCTTTTATTATACATCTACTTGTGGATTTTGTCAAGGATTCTTTTAAAGTTGTTCTTGTTACAATCTCTAATAATTCACCTGTTCTTCTATCATAGTAAATAGTTGCTTTTGTACCAAGGGGGCAAACGTAATCATCAATAGAATAAATTTTATCTCCCTGTTTATTTTCAAATTCCATAGTAGTGGAATCGCTATCCTCATGATAGATTTTCTTTGTTGCGGTCACCTCTGCATGTTTTGGCGCACTATTATAAAACAGTAGGCTAATAACTACAACTAAAATGATAACTGATAAACCAATTCCCTCTAATATATTATGCCATACTTCCATAACTCATTTCCTCACTTTCTCTTGACTTTCAATCATGTTATCAAAAAACATTGCTGAAAATTCTTCACCCTGTTTTTCGCTTGCTCTATATGCAATCCATTCCATAACAACGTCAATGCCATGCATGAACTTTTCGTCACCGTTTTTTGCATCATACTTGCCGACCAACAGACCGCAACCACTATTCATCATGTCATTAAGAACGATTCTATACGCATCTTTTACTGTATTTGTCATTCTTCCTTACCTCTCTTTCTGATACTATTATAACTCACTACTGAAGTTTTGTCAAGACTTTTTTTCTTCTTTTAAAATTTTATTGATTTGATTTTTAATGTCTTTCAAATCATCAAGAGTGCAATACACCTTGTCACCCCAACCGCCTTTAATTGTAAAAGGATAACTTTTATCTGTACTTTTTTCAACTGTCATTGTTATCAACCTCTCTTCCTTAACTTTGATTTAATTATACACTACTTTTGGATATTTGTCAATAGGTTTTTAAAAATTTTTTTTGCCCCATTTTATTGGGGGGCTTTTTGCCCGTCGGTCCGGCATGGCGTCCGAACCGGCAGAAAAGGAGGAAATCAAAATTTAAGTGAATGATGGACTTGCGGGGAATCGAACCCCGACCCTTGCAGGTTCTCTGCGGTGACGGCTTCCAACACTACAAGCCCAGAGTGGAGAGGGGCAAAGCCCCTCATTTAATCACTCTTTAACTTCTTCGTCTGTCACCACCTTTTTAGAGAAGTACGCTTTTCTCTTCTCTTCTGTTCTTTCTACAAGACCCTCTTCTTTGAGCTGTCTTACAAGTGCAGATACTCTCTGGTTAGACAGGTCAGTAAGTTCCACGACTTCTTTCATCAAGTCAGTGATTGTATATTTCTTGCCGACTTCCATAAACTCAAGGATTGCAGTCTTGTAACCCTCATTTGCTTTCTGAGTAGCTGTCGGCTTTCTCTCAGCAGAGTTCTTCTTTGCGATAGATGCTTTCAGAGCGTCAAGTTTGTCATAGACTTCCTTGTTCTCTTTTACAGCGTTCATAGCGATTTCCAGTGCCTTTGCGTAAGTCATTTTGTTTGTCATAGTATCAATTCCTTTCTTGTTTGAATGTTTTATTTATTTGTTGTATTTATTATATCACAGGTTCAGAAGTTTGTCAAGGCTTTTTTTTATTTTTCTTTTTTTAAGTTCCTTGTTTCTTTCCTTACCTTGTATAATCATTATAGCAGGTTTTAATCAAGTTGTCAAGAGGTTTTTTAAGTTATTTTTTGTGGAGAGTATCAAATTTCACTTCACACGATTATGCGTCGTGGAGAGGTTTGTTTCTTCATCTCCTCTTGACATCTTAATTATATCACAGGGGAAGTAGTTTGTCAAGCCTTTTTTTAATTTTTTAAAAATTTTTTATTTTGTAGACTTGATGTCTTTCCTTACCTTGTAAATAAATTATAACAAATTTTTTCCAAAAAATCAAGAGGGAATATTGCACAAGATTATGGGAAAATCTTTGTGCAGTTTTTCGCCCGATTTTCCTTGACAAAAATGCTGGAGTATGGTATAATTGCGAAATTCTGCCCGGCGCGACCATCGCCGGGCCGCCAGATTTGTCAAGTAGTAATTATGCACAAAAATAAGAGCTTTTTAGCTCTTATTTTCTACAGTTCAAAATATTCAATCATTCGCTTCTTTTCATCTTTATTTTTCAGACAATTCACAAATTTTATTTTTTCTTCTTTAGAAAGTCTTTCATTGACAACTTTAAACTTGCACCAGAAAGGATTGATACCATGTTTAAGAAGTAGTGGAAAAACTTTGAAATATTTAAAAGTTACGAACCAACCTTTTACAGCTTCCAGACCATCAATAATCCATTCCAAAGGGAGATACAGATATTCGTCTAAGCCCTCGACCGCACCTAACAGATACATAATAACCGCACCAATAACAATTCCTTTAATCATTTCTATCAACCTCTTTCTTTATTTTATGTATTTATTATAACATAGGGTTGACTATTTGTCAACCCCTTTTTTATTATTTTCGTGGTGCTGATAAAACGATTTTGTACTTTGTTCCCTCTGACATGAAAACAATCTCACGTTCTGGGTTAGTCACCTCTAAGTTATCAGCTCCCGCATTTTCCAGACATTTTTTGATTTCATCAATCAGAAATCTTTTGCCAGTGTTTTCAGCTCTTTTACGCTTTGTCGTATCGAACTTGTACACTGTTGGCTTTCTGTCTGCCTGTCGTGCTTTCTTTGCACTCTTACGTTGTTCCGCTGTCAAATCTCCATCAATGTCACTGGTTCGTGTCATGTGGTCGATTTCTTCATCATCAGCGATTAACTGAATTGCTTCTTCTCTTGTGATTCCAAGAGTGTTCATGTGTTTTGCAATCATTTCTTCTTTATTCATAGGCTTTCCTCTCTTTCATTTGATACATTTATTATACATCACTTTTGGAAAATTGTCAAGGCTTTTTTAAAATTTTTTTGCCCCGAATCGGGGAGTTAGTTGAGGCTTACGCCTCAACCTCCTCTGTAACTTTTTTAGAGAAGTAAGCCTTTCTCTTTTCTTCTTCTCTGAGAACTAAGCCGTCCTCTTTAAGCTGTCTTACAAGTGCAGATACTCTCTGGTTAGACAGGTCTGCGAGTTCAAACACACCTTTCATTAACTCTGTGATTGTGTACTTTTTACCAGTTTCCATGTATGCGAGAATTGCTTCTTTGTAACCCTCGTTTGCTTTCTGAGTTGCTGTTGGCTTTCTCTCTGCGGAGTTTTTCTTTGCAACAGAAGCCTTTAATGCTTCGAGCTTTTCAGCTACTTCCTTGTTATCCTCAACAGCTTTGATTGCGATTTCCAGTGCTTTTACATAAGTCATTTTGTTTGTCATAGTATCAATTCCTTTCTTATTAAGAGATTTATTATTTATTTTCTATGTCTTTATTATACATCATCTTTATTCAGTTGTCAAGTCTTTTTTTTATTTTCTTTTCGGCGGGCTTCTCATTTTCTTTACTTCCTTTCTTTATCTTATGTACTTATTATACATCACTTTGTTTCGTTTGTCAAGACTTTTTTTAACTTTTTTATTTTTTTTTTGTTATGCGGCGTAGTAGCCAACATAACCGCCGATAACATCAGCAAAGTAAAGTGCGTCATCATAATTTTCAAAACCGCAAACCTTTTTGTCAGTTCCATCGAATACATAATACATACACATTTACCTCTTTCTTTCTTTAAGCCTTTACCTCTTTGACAATTATAATTATATCACATCTGAGCCAAAAGTCAAGAGTTTTTGAAAAGTTATTTTTTTAACAAAGTCCCCATTTATTTGGGGGTGTTATCCTCTTTATTTGAAAAGAGGATAACACTTGTGAAAATCTCTACTCTTACAATCCCACTGGTGAGCGTTTTTTGTAAACTTTTTGTGCATTTTGTAACAACGAACAAAAATATCTTTCTCAATCATTGCATCACTCAATGCTGTGTGTTCTTCTGTGTACTCTGCATTATCTGTAATAAATGCGTAAACACTTTCTGCGGTTGTGGCACAAGTCTTTCCGCTACCAGATTTAAAACCATTTGCCACACAAAATTTTCTATAACCTTTTAAGTGTGTAATTGTTTGTAATGCCATTAAATAAATGTCGATAAACTCAAAGTCGTTTAACAGTTCACGACAAATTGTTTTCTTGAAGTCAAAAGCTGAATTGTAAGCCTGTACATACTTTACATTGTAGAACTTGCAAAGATTTCTTACAACCTCAACAGCATCTCTTTCTGTTGCTACTGCTGACATTGTACCATTGTTTAAACGCTCCTCATAAATGTGGAAATTCTTTTTTGCATAACTGTCTTTTTCAATGTCGTTGTAATGTTCCATAACTAACATAGAAGCTGTTGCAAAAACATTTCCATCTTTGTCGTGAATAACACAACCTAAATTGTACATTCCTTTTGGATTTGCAGCTCCCCCAACAGTTTCAGTATCCAGTGTGCAGTAAATTGTTTTTCTCATTTTTATCAATTCCTTTCTTTTCTTTATCTTATGTATTTATTATAGCACCGATTGTTTATTTTGTCAAGAGTTTTTTTCAACTTCTGTAAAATTAATTTTTAAAGCGTTTAAAATGTCAACCGCTTCTAATTTATGATTCTCACAAAGCACCTCACCTTTGTTAGCGTCTACTAACTGTTCCCACTCTGGTTCGTGAACTAAAATCAGATGCTTTTCATCTTTTGAAAAATAACAAGGACAAAAGCACTCACAATTCTTTTTTCCTTTACCATGTAAACCAGCCCAACATCCTTCAAGTTCCGCACATCTATAACATTTATTCATGTTTAACACCTCTCTCTTATTTATGTACTTATTATAACGCCTTTTGGTTCATTTGTCAAGCACTTTTTTAAAAATTTTTTGTCCCATTTTTACACGGGTAAAAAAGGCAGACTTATGTCTGCCTAAATGTTAGAAGTTAGTTGCGTCTTTCTTGATTTTTGTTTCTGTTGCGCTGTTGTTCAAATAATTAAACATTGATAAAATTTCCTTTAACTCGTCAATAGAAACGAGGTTGTTGTTATTGATAATAACAACCCCGTTAGAATCACCGACACGTAACTCCGCATTTGCGTTTTCTAATTTCATTGTAACTGTTTTCATCATGCTTTATTCCTCCGCAAACTTTTCTAACCAGTTATTAAATTTTGTGTCAATCCAATAACCAAAAGAACCGCAAGTGTAACCGCCCGCAAGTCCTAAAAATACAACCCATGCGGAAGGCTCATAGTTTGATACTGCTAACATAACTCCTAACAGTGTGAATAATACTAACCATGCTTTCTTGCTTAAACGTTCTTTCATTTTTATCAACCTCTTTCTTTATTTTCTATAACTATTATAATATATTTTTTTTAATTTGTCAATAGTTTTTTATCTTTTTCTCAAATTTTTGTAATTCCTCTGTCTCTTAAGTATTCACAAAAGCTGTCAGCGTCCAGAGTGTCGGCAAGCCCTTTCATTGACATGCTCATTTTATTATACACACAGCGAACCTCAATAGGCTTGAAGTTTTTAGCTGTGACAGCTGTTGAATAATAATCTTCTACGTTGCTCAATCGAACAACTGTTTTTCTGAAAAAGTTCTTTGAAAGTTCAGCGTTCATAAATAAATCATCTCGAACTAAATCAACCAATTCGTCAAAAGACTTGATTGTAAAGTTTAATGTTTCTGCTTCTTCTGGAGCAAGGTATCTCACATGTTTCCAGATACTTGTATCAACAAAGTTTTTCCAACCATCCATTTTGTACTCAAATCTATAATCATAAATCTCTTTCATTTTTATTTTCCTCTCTTTCATTTGATACATTAAGTATAACACACAATGTTAAGTTTGTCAACACATTTTTAAATTTCTTTTTTTCGCTTCTTCTGTCGTTAATCCATAGGCTTTCCAAGGGTCGTATTTGCCAAACAGAATTGTTTCATCAACAGTATCACACATTTTATTATTGACATTATAGCCATAATAAAACCACTTTTTACACTCCCATTTTAACGGACAATGGTAACAAGTTGTTGTGGTTGCTACAGTGTCCATGTTGATTGCCAGTAACGCTTTTATTTTAATCATTTTGATTACCTCTCTCTCTTAACTTGATTATAGTATACTATAATTACGGGAGAATGTCTATAGGCAAATTGCACAAAGATTTTGCCAAAAAATTGTTGAATTTCTCTGTTTTGCACAAATTCCGGCCGAAGCGCTTGTCGCCGGCCGGCCATTTTATCACACTTCTCCATCCTTGTCAAGTAGTAAAATTGCACAAAAAATGAGCTGAAATTTCAGCTCATTTTTTTTACTGTTCCTTTGTTACACTTTTAACAAGCGCCCGCAATTCCGCAACCCCAAAGCAGTCCATGTATGCGGTCATTGCTTTTTTCAAATCTGCTGTCCTCTTGGCTCTCAACTGTCCTACCATCCAGCTGTATTCTTCTTCTGTTAAATCTATAGGCGTACACGCTTCATCTCTTAAAAAATACATTGTATCAATTCCTTTCTTTACTTTATACATTTATTATACTGCCTTTTGGCTCATTTGTCAAGTATTTCTTTCTTAAATTTAAAACTTTTTTGTTTTCCGCATTTCTTGCAAGTGCAAATAATTTCATGCTTTTCAAAGTCTTTTGTGCGTCCAGAGATTAAATCTGTGGGAGTTCCAATAAACTCACCTGTCCAGTAGTAATCATGTTTAAAACAAATCTTTTTCATTGTATCAACCTCTTTCTTTATTATGTCTTTATTATACAGTATCTTTTGGATTTTGTCAAGTCTTTTTTTGAAACGCTTAGAAGAATTTTCTAAGCGTTCCAAGAATGTCGTTTACATCAAAACTGTTTTCTCCCCACTCTTCTCTGTTGCGTTCCTCGTCATCAAAGAGCCATCCGTCACAATCAACAACTGTACTTTTTGGTGTGCCATAATTTACAATTTTAACCTCGTCCCACTCAACACTCGGCAGATGTTTTTCGAGCCATGCAAGTTTTACAGTTGTTACTGCTGTATTGTAAGCTGTAGAACCACACTTGCTTAACCAGCTCACAATGCCGATTCTGTAGCCATTTTCCTGTAATTTGTGAAGCAGTCTTGCAAATACAGAGAAGTTGAAAAGCGGTCTTGCGATTGCGTAAGGTGTGGTATCCTCATTTTCCAGATAGTCTAACCAGTTATCTACACCGTAGAAGTTAGCAAGTGTGCCGTCCATGTCAAAATAAATAGTTCCTTTTGTTTCCATCATTTTTTTAATTGTGTTATTCATCATAATTATCAATTCCTTTCTTTTTCCTTTTCTTTAATTATATTATATACTATCTTTTATAATTTGTCAATACCTTTTTTAAAAAACTTGCAAAGTATAAAAACCATCATTTCTTTTCAGATACGCCAGAACTTCAGTTCTTTCTTTTGAAATGATTTCGCCTGTCGTAACATCAAACAGTACAGTTTCTTTTCCTACCATAAGTCCTAAACTTTCCATAATATTTTCCATAATTTTTTTCCTTTCTTTCTTTTGATACATTTATTATAACACTTTTAAAATAATTTGTCAATAGTTTTTTATAAAAGCTTTTTAAAATTTCCTTGTGAGTCAAAATCAAAACCAACATTTTCTCCATAAGTTTCTGGCTCAACTTCAATGTAATCGTCCTGTTCATAGGCAATGTTTACACCCGCTCTTTTAAAGATTTCTAATAAGATTTCTCTATCTGTTTTTCTTTCTTTCATTTTCCTTACCTCTCTTTCTACTACTATTATACATCAAGGCTTATTATTTGTCAAGCCCTTTATTCATTTTTTCCATTTTTTTCTTTCTTAATCTTGCAAGCCTTTTTTCAGTAACATAAGTTGCTTTTTCAAATTTAATCTGATAGGCAACGCCATCAATCTCAATGTCACCTGCTTCTGTGAATGGCACGTTATCCCATCCCCATTCCTGTCCATAGTATTCAGTTACCATTTTTTCAAATACTCTGCCTTTATTATAAATGCTTTCTTTACATTCATTCAAGAAAAATTCTTTTGAGCAAAGTGGGAAGTATTTTCCGCCCATTTTTAAAATCTCTTTTTGGAATTTGTTTGGTGTAAAACGTAAGCTATAACCTGTCTTATCACTTGATGTATCGAGTTTTGTAACGGCGTCCAGTGTGCTGTCATCTGAAAAAGCAACGTAAACAACTTTTTTATCATAAAATCCATAGATGTATTTATCAGTGTAAGCGATTTCTTTATATCCATCAACCAGTGCTTTTTTAATCATTTCTTTCATTTTTATTTCCCTCTCTTTTCCGTTCCCTTATCTTTAATCTTATTATACTCTATCTGACTCGGTTTGTCAAGAACTTTTTTTATTTTTTTTTCTTTAGGGCTGTCAGCCCGAACAGTGAACCAATGGCGTGTCGCTCATCAACCCACTGTTCTGTGGGCTTCCGCATTCCCTTTTCCCTTTCCTTGATTATAATATACCACACCCCAGTCCAATAGTCAAGCATTATCGCAAAAAATAATGCACAAAATTTACGGTCAAAGTTTGTGCATTATTACCCATTGTGCAAAGTGCCGAATTTCGGGATGCCAACCTGCTAAAATTTTGTGCATTTTTTCTCTTGACAAATGCTGTCGCCTATGTTATACTGAAACAACGCGCGCCAGGACCGTGCGCGCGCCGCCCAAAATAAAAAGAGTCGGACTGTAAAAGTCCAACCCTTTATTATAACATGAAATCAAAATCTTGTCAAGGCTTTTTCAACTTCATCTGCTGTACAGTGTACGCCAGTAGCGTACTCGATGTACCCTGCCACGCCTGCATAATTTGCTGGCTTGCACCTTGGATTCAGTAAGTGCTTGCGTGCCTGCTCTCGCTCGTCCGCAATCATGTTGCTAATTGTTAAGCTGTGATTGATAACTGCTTCTACTGAGTTCATTGCCATTTGAATTACCTCTCTTTCATTTGATAAGCTTATTATACACTCAATACATCATTTTGTCAAGTGTTTTTTTCAATTCTTTTTTATCATTTTTCTTTCTTTTATCTTCAAATACCGCAGGTCTTGTGCCAACCCAGACCGCACGTTCTTCTTTCTTTGCCTTTTGGATTTGAGCTTTTGTCATACCTTTGTATTTGAATTGCTCAGCTTGTGCTTTCATTTGTTTCTCTTTACTCTTGGATTTTTTACTCATATTCTACATCTCCTTTACTATGTATTTATTATATCATGGGGTTGACCTTTTGTCAACCCCCTTTTTTTAAATTATTCTTCTGTATCTATTGGACAAGTTACAGCTGCTATGAAAGCTAAAAATAAAGTTCCATCTCTTAAACTTGAATCCTCACACAGCTCGCAGAACCAGATAGTTTTTTCATCTTCCATGCCTCTTATCTTAATAACTTCATCCATCATTTCTTTTCTTGTCATTTTTCTTTTTCCTCTCTTTCATTTGATACATTAAGTATAACATTAAACTATCCATCTGTCAAGTCTTTTTTTTCATATTTTTCCAATTCTTCTTCGATTGCATCATACTCATCATTGAACAATTCACAGGCATTAATTACACACTCCATGATAAATGTTATCTGTTCTTTAGTAAATTCCATGTTCTTATTCCCCCTTTTAATATTTTACGATTGTATGCATCAATCGCATTAACTCTTCATTAGTGAACTTTCCTGATTCACAATCCTTGCAAAACATAACTGTCAATGGACTTTCAAAACCTAACTGTCTAATTACATTATCCATCATTTCGTTTACTGTCATTTTATTTTCCTCTCTTTCTTTAACTGTCTTTATTATAGCACAAGGGGCTGAGTTTGTCAACCCCTATTTTATTTTTTTTATCTTTCTCTTAATCCATGTATTACTATTGTGTGACCGCAATTATCACAGGTATAATAGTATTCATCATCACCATTCTTGTGATGTACTGTACTTGTAAACTTGTAAGGCTCGTTACATTCTGTACAATAGCCGTTGTTCCATGCTTCATCATCGCCTTTGTTCTGTAATGTAACTAATCCGCTTACACCGCATCCAATAGCAACCGCAATTATAACTCCCATTATCCACTTTACTACTGGGTTACTATCTTCTGCGATAGTGTTCACAATACACATTGCCATGAATCCACCAAGTACCACACTGAATAAAACCGCCATAATAATAAACTCTACTGTATAACTCATTTCTAATACCTCTCTTCCTTTTCTATGTCTCCATTATACTACTGGATAACTCATTTGTCAATAGGTTTTTTATTTTATTTTTATTTTTTATTTTGTTTTCCTTTCCTCTTGACACTATTATAATACCATACATGCGGTTACTTGTCAAGCCTTTTAATAAAAAAAGTGAGGAAAAATCCTCACTTTTAAAATCAATCTTCATTTATCTCGATGATAGCATTTCCATCTTCATCACGTCCCCATGAGCCATTGAGCCAACCTGTATATCTTGTTGATACAATCTCATCATCATAGATACACACTGTACCCATGTTATCCATGACCATTGAACAGAAGTCTCCAACCATCCAATCCTCAATACCTGTGAATGACCACTCGTTACCACTAAAGTCTACACAGTACACAACGTCCTCTTCTTCATCAACCTCTGTGACTACAGTCAGAGCTGCATACACATCACGCTCACATGTGTCATCTACTGGATTGCTTGCGGCAAGTGCTGTATTACAGCCTGTCATCATCATCACTACCATCATCACCATCATCATTACTTTCTTCATTATTCTTACCTCTCTTTCATTTGATAAGTTTATTATACAGTATAACCGCCCATTTGTCAAGCCTTTTTTATAAAATATTTTTTGTTAATTTTTTAACAATCTCCGCCCTATTTACCAAAAAGATTGTTTGCGTTAATTAGTGCAGTGTGTACTAATCCAATAGACTCGTATCATTTATTGTATCATAGATTCGGGAAAATGTCAATGTACAAATTGCACAAGATTTCGCAACGATTTTTGTGCAGGATACCTATTGACAGCAAACAAGGCGCGCCAGGACCGCCAGCGCGCCTATGTGTCACTATACACGTATACCCATACCCTGGTACCCCTACCCCTACCCCTATACCCATGGTACCCCATACCTACTACCTACATACATACATGCATTGATACATTTGTTTATTTATTTATTTATCTTATTGTCTTTGTCTTTGTTTATCTTATTGTCTTTGTCTCTCTTACTCTTCTCTTCTCTCTTGTTCTGTCTCCTCTCGCTCTCGCCTTGCCTCCTTGGCAAGGCCTGCCCTTGGGCAGAGGCAGCAGGTCTTGTCTCTCTTGTGTGTACTAATGTTTTATTTTATTTAATTATTATCCAGTAGTATACATGTATAGTATGTATGTATGTATCTCCATGTACTGTATACTGTATGTGTATGCATCATCCATTGTATATGTATCCAACAGATGTATGTATGTACATAGTGTAGTGTGTATTGTACTGTGTGCATGCGATCCTGTGTATGTATAGTAGTATACATGCTGTGCTGTGTAGTATGGACTACCTGTGCATGGTATGCCCTTAGTGTATAGTCTATGTGTATCACATACATGCTGTACATAGTGTGCTATTTATTCTTTAGTATGTTTGTGTATAATAAAAAGGCATTGTGTATCATACACAATGCCTACATCAAACTCATTTTAATTTCAAATATTTTTTATCTGTTTTGGCGGGCCCGCAAGATGCGAGGTCACCCCGTCGCTTCTCAGAATAGCGGCAATACCTTTGCTGTGTGTTTCTCAGATACTTCTGAGATAAAAAAGTCATCAAGTGTTAGTGAGATGGTGTTGTGGGGGGTGGTATTTCGGGAAAAAATTTTTTTTCGTTTCGATTTTGATTTTGCTCTGGGCAACTTTGACACGAAAAGTATTTTAAATTTCGGATTTACAAAATCATCCTTTAAATATTTATCAATTTCAAAATCACAGATAAATTCATCCAGGTATTCCCATCCCCAATCATTATACATCCATCTCTATCTTTCAAGCAAGGTTGTACAAGATATAAAATCTCTCTATAACTTACATCATCTAAAACATAAGCTTTATCAATTTTTTGACCCAACAATTTATCCCTTCCATTTATGGGAAAAATAATAAATTGGGTCCCATCTCCCTTATCTAACTCTTCCTTAGCTCTCTTTCCATAAGAAACGTTTCTACAAAATATACCAACTTTCCTACATTCGTCCATCATTATTTTTAAATTTAAACCAGTCCTTAAAAGAATCCATAGAAGCTTTACCAGTATAAATCAAAAAGGTTTTACAACCAATTCCTACAATATAAATCATAGCAAAACTTCTTGCACAAATTCCAATACTTTTACCTAAAGCTTCAAGCCCTAATCCTAATGCTTCCATTACTCTTCTTCCTCAACATATTTCTGAAGTTCCTCAGGTACCTCAACACCACACTCTACGAACGCAGCAACGGCTTCCCGCAACTTCTGATCGTCATCTATTGGACTTGCCATACAAATACATTGTCTACCATCAATAATAGCTGTAAATAATTCCAAATCAGAACCTTCCTCAAGGAACATTCTATCTCTTAATCCTTTTGGAATTGTAATTCTTCCTAAGCTATCAATTTTTCTACTTGTGTTTTCAGGAATTAACTGTTTCATCATTGTTCTCATATTTAATTTTTCTCCTTTGTACATCTTTTATTAAATTTCTTGCAAAACAAACTACATTGTCTTTCACCTGTTTCGCAAGGAAAGTGATCCTCTAACATATCTAATTTGTTATATCTTGTGATGTGTGCGTAAAAATGTTCCCAATCAAAATTATCAAAAATCCTCTGCGCAATATATCTTTCTCTTTTATCTATCCAATCATCCACACTAATTGGAATACCTTTTGGTTCTTCATAATCTCGGTCCATTCTTCGTCTTCGCCAGTCAAAAGGATATATATAACCGGCTTCCCGCATCATCACAGTAAAATCTGAGCTATATTGCATACAAGCAGCTCCATAAGAAGAAAGTATCATAACTAATATTTTGAAAATGGGTCCTCATTATCCCATCCTTCTGGAAAAATACAATCTAATAAACTATTTAATACGTTTACTAAAAAGAAACATGGCGCGCCAACTAAAAATATAAACATTGCCAAGCATCTATCAATATTAGAACTTTGTGACATAGGTTCTATAAATTGAAAGCATAATGTGCAAAACATTAATAGCCAAAAGAACACAATAATTTGTAACATTTTTATCTTCTCTCTCCTTCTTTTGTTTATATATATTTTAACATTTTTTTTCTATTTTGTCAAAAATTTGACTTAGGCTGGGAATTCTGTTATAATATATTTAGGTAATGGAGGTGACTATTATATTAAAATTAGATTATACTCTCACCTCAGCTGAAGAAAGATTAGAGTTAGTAAATAAAATTCTTGAGGAGAATAAAGAACCCAACGAGGCTTATTTAGAAATCCTCGCAGAATACTTAGTAATTCCAATAGAGCGAGAAGAGAGACGACAACATAAGATTTTAACTGACAATCGCATGGCTACAGTTAATAAAAGAGAAACTTCTTTTGAAGGTTTAGTCTCCCAACTTGAAAATGGCGAAGATGGTATTTATAATTTATTAGATGATGGAAAAGGTAAAACAACAATATTTCAACCAAAAGTAACAATAACTAAAAAAGATGTAGAAGAAATTCCCTATTTAAAACAGATAAGAGATGCTATAAAAGTTTGGGAAGAAAAATTAAAAACCGCATCAGGGAGAGAAGCTTTTATTATTAAAAAAGCCATTATTGATTTGCGGAAAGACCAATACGTTATTAAAAATTCATATAAAAAACCAATCGTGTTTAGTAGAATAACACGTTCAAAACATATTACTAAATTTGAAGATTCATTTAGATTTGATGATGAAAATTATATTATTCCAGAAGGATATTCATTTTGCGATCCTGCGGTTTGCTCTGCAATCCTTTGCAATTACTCTCGTTTAAAAGAAGAAGGATTTGGGGACTTTGAAGGTGATGCGTGGTATATGATAGAAGATTTTGATGATTTATGCGGACGTGCTTTGTCCGACTATCCCTTATATGAGCGTATTGTGTCGGACAAGATTGACGGCATGCAAAATATTGAAATACAGGCCGATATTGAAGAACAATTTGAAGTTAAACATAGTTTAGAATATATTTCCAGCTTATGGAGGAAAAAGATTCCGAAGATTATTGCTTCACAGGCTGAAGATGATACATTAAATTGGTATTTTCTTAATAAAGAAAAAGGTAAATATAAACGTTGCAGTAGATGCGGCGAGATTAAATTAGCACATAATAAATACTTCAGTAAAAACAAGACCAGTAAGGATGGATTTTACAGTATTTGTAAAAAATGCCGAAATAAAAAGGACAAGAAATAATAATTTCGGACATCCAGAAGTCTTAGTTAGTAAAGGGGGAATTTATTATGGCAGCAGGAGATACAAGATTCTGCGATAAATGTAAAAAAACAATTAATGAAAAAGAATTTTATGGTTCAAATAATTTAGAGAAATATCCTGACGGAAAATTAAATACTTGCAAAAAATGTTTAACTATGCATGTAGATAATTGGGACCCTAATACTTACCTATGGATTCTACAGGAGTGTGATGTACCTTATGTTCCAGAAGAATGGCAAAAATTGCTTGCGAAATATGGTCAAGATAGAAGTAAAGTTACAGGAGTAACAATTTTAGGCAGATATCTTTCAAAAATGAAGTTAAAGCAATGGAAGCAATATCGTTGGAAAGATACTCAATTCTTGCAAGAATTGGCAGATCATAAAACAGAAGAAGCGATGAAAAGAGCTGGATATGGCGCGGCCGAGATTACCAAAGTAGTAATGGAGAACCGAGCTACAATACCAGAAGGGAATGTAGAAGTTCCGGTATACGATGACAGCTCATATATGAATATGTCGGACGCCGGCTTGGGAGCTCCGCCCGCAGACGATTACTTTGCCGATGATAGTGATGATGATATTTGCGCTGATTTAACCGATGAAGATAAAAGATATTTGCGGCTTAAATGGGGAAAAGCGTATAAACCCGAAGAATGGGTCCGACTGGAACAACTCTATTTAGAGATGAAGAAGTCATATGATATTCAAGGTGCTGGTCATGAAGATGTATTAAAGTTAGTATGCAAGGCCTCATTAAAAACCAATCAGCTTCTGGATATAGGAGATATTGATGGTGCTCAAAAAATGTCAAAGATGTATGACATGCTTATGAAGTCTGGTAAGTTTACTGCGGCACAGAATAAAGCTGATAATGGAGAATTTTTAAATTCTATTTCAGAGTTTGTAGTATTATGTGAAAAAGAAGGTTTTATACCTCGTTATTATACAGAAGGTCCAAAAGATAGAGTTGATGAAACTATCTTAGATTTAAAAGATTATACTCATAGTCTTGTTGTAGAAGAAATGAATTTAGGTAATCTTATTGAAAATGCTGTTAAACAAATGGCTATTGAAGAGTCTAAAGAAGAAGATGAAGATATTGAGGAAGAATTATCATTTGAAGAAATTGAAGCTTTAAAAGATGAAGACTTTGAAGAATACGGAGATTTCATTGAAGAGCAAGAAGAAGACGATGAAGAAATGTTAAGACAAATCCAGGAGGACAGATAATATGGCTTTACAAGATTTATTAGATTTATCTGATTCTCGAAAAAAGATTGGCCTCTCTGAAGAACGTGTGCGGGCTGTTATAAGTATAGGCCGCCAATACATTGCCTATTGGAGAGAATATCCTGACATGTTCGTTGACTACCTTTTGGAAATGGGAAATCCTCAAGATTTTAAATTTTTCTTTTATCAGAGAGTGTTCTTACGAATTGCAATGAGACATCAATATGTTTATGCAGTATTTCCTCGTGCGTATTCAAAATCATTCTTATCAATTATGACTTTAATGATTAGATGTATTCTTTATCCTAAATGTAAACTCTTTGTTACTTCTGGAGGTAAAGAGCAGGCTGCAGGTATTATGAAAGAAAAAGTGCAAGAAATATGCAATCTAATACCCGCGTTTAAACAAGAAATTGATTGGACACGTGGAAAGACTCTTGAAGGAAAAGATTATGCAAAATATGTATTTCAAAATGAATCTTATTTTGATAATATTGCGGCAAGAGAGAGTTCTCGTGGTAAGCGTCGACATGCCGGAGTTATTGAAGAGTGTGTAGGTGTAGATGGACAAATCCTTTCAGAAGTTATTATTCCTACCATGAATATTTCTCGTATGTGCATGGACGGTTCAACTCATCCAGAAGAGCAATTAAATAAATCCCAATTATATATCACTACTGCTGGATATAAAAATACATATCCTTATGACAAATTAATACAGTTCCTTGTATGGCAGATCGTAAAACCAGAAAAAGCCATGATTATGGGTGGTACTTATAAGATTCCTGTATTAGTTAAGTTACTTGATAAAAACTTTGTAAAAGACCTGAAGATGGATGGTACATTCAATGAATCATCTTTTGCCCGTGAATATGAATCTAAATGGTCTGGTACAGTTGAAGATGCGTTCTTTAATTCAGAAAGTTTTGATAGAAATAGGATTTTAAAACAGCCAGAAAAAGAAGCCTCTGGACGAATTGGAAAAGGTGGATTCTATGTGCTGTCGATGGATGTTGGTCGTAAAGGGTGCGATTCAGTTGTTTGTGTATTTAAAGTTACACCACAACCGCAAGGAGTCTCATTAAAGCAGTTAGTTAATATATTTACATTAAGTGATGAACATTTTGAAGATCAATGTATAAAAGTAAAAAAATTATTTTATAAATTTAAAGCTAAACGTCTTGTTATTGATGGTAATGGCCTTGGTATCGGTTTATTAGATTATTTAGTTAAACCGCAAATAGACCCAGATACAAATGAACTATTTCCAGATTTTGGTGTTTATAATGATGAAGATGGATATTATAAAAAATATAGAACCCAAAATTGTGAACAAGATGCTTTATATGTAATTAAAGCAAATGCGCCAATTAATACTGAAGCTCATGCAAATGCTCAAACTCAACTTTCTTCTGGAAAGGTTAAAATGTTAATAGATGAGCGTGTTGCAAAAACAAAATTACTTGGAACTAAGGTCGGTCAAAACATGACTCCTGAGGAAAGGGCAGAATATTTAAAACCATTCACCTTAACTTCTATATTAAAGGAAGAAATGATGAACCTTCGTGAAGAAACAGAAGGTGTAAATATTATTCTAAAACAAGCAAATAGAGGTATTAGAAAAGATAAATTTTCTGCTTTTGAATATGGATTATATTATATTAAACATGAAGAAGATAATAAGAAAAAGAAAAAGAAATTTAATGCTAAAGAGTGGTGTTTTTTTAACTGATATAATTTTTAATCAATTCCAATCTTTTGAAATTAAAAATATGATATAATGGAGAGTAAGGAGGCGTAAATAAAAAGTGGATGCAAGTTTTGGAGAACGTAAGATACATGAAATATTAGAAGAGTCGGGTTTAGATTATAAGATGGAATATATCTTTCCAGATTTGCGGAGCTCAAGTGGACGACCTTTAAGATTTGATTTTGTCATATTTGATGATGATGGACATATTGATTTTATTATTGAATATCAAGGAAAACAACACTATGAGCCAAGCAATAAATTTGGTGGAAAAAGAGGTTTCTATCAACAACAGTTTAATGATAATAAAAAAAGACGTTTTTGTGCGCTACATGATTTTAACTTAATTGAAATTCCATATACAGAAGAAAACCTCCTTTCATATGATTATATAATGAGGAAGGCTGGATATTAAAAGGAGGTGAATTTTTGCGTAACAGACAGGAAGAAATTCGGTCAAAAGGTTTTGATATGATTAACTCTCGTCGAGGTTATGAAGGTCCAATAGACTATGGAAAGATTAAAGTTGGAACTAAAACCCTTGATGATGCAGTTTTAAATCTGGGTTCAATGCCTAAAATCCGACATGACTTTGGAAATAAGGCATTTATACTTCAAGCCATTAGTGAGAGGAATTTACCTTTAATAAGAGAAATTTCTAATTATTTTTATAATACAAATGGTATTTATTCTAAAGTATGCGATTATTTTGCCTATCTATATAGATACGATTGGTATATAACACCGGAAATTAAAGATGAATCAGAAAAGTCTTTTGAAAAAGCGTTAATTGATTTTAACAATATTTTGGGTTATCTTGATAACTCACATGTTAAAAAGGTTTGCGGTGATATCGCCAGTGAGGTCGTAAAGAACGGGGCTTATTATGGGTATATATCTCCATCAAGAGATGGATTAGTTTTACAACAATTACCGATTAATTATTGTAGAACAAGATTTAATATTGGCGATATACCAGTAATTGAATTTGATATGCGTTTCTTTGATGAAAACTTTAGAGATGTTAATTATAGAATGAAAATTCTAAGAATGTTTCCTAAAGAATTCCAAAAGGGATATGTATTATATAAACAAGGTAAGTTAGAACCTGATACAGAATATTATCCATTGGGTCGTCGTGATAGTCATTTAGTCAATACTAATACACAATTAAATTGGCGTCCTGGTTATTGGTATACTCTTGAACCAGGTTCTGCGGTTAAATTTTGTTTTAACAATGGTGATCAACCATTATTTATAAATGCGATTCCCGCAATCTTAGATTTGGATGCGGCACAAGATTTAGACCGAAGAAAACAAATGCAACAACTTTTGAAAATCGTTATACAAAAATTACCACTTGATAAAAATGGTGATTTGATTTTCGATGTAGATGAAGCCAGAGATATTCATAACAATGCTGTTGAAATGTTACAACACGCTATTGGAGTTGATGTTTTAACAACTTTCGCAGATGTACAAGTTGAGGATATGGCTGATTCTAATACCACAACTACATCAGATGATTTGGAACGTGTCGAGAGAACTGTGTATAATTCTTTAGGTGTTTCAAAGAACTTATTTAATACAGATAGTAATTTATCCTTGGAGAAATCAATCCTTCAAGATGAATCTACAATGCGAGTTTTACTTTTACAGTTTAATTCATTTTTTGATAAGATTACACAACAGTTGGGAAGCAATAAAAAGAAGTATAATTATAGATTCTATATGCTTGAAACAACTCAGTATAATTATCAGAACTTAGCTAAAATGTATAAAGACCAAGTTCAAATGGGATATTCAAAGATGCTCCCACAAATTGCTATGGGACATTCACAAAGTTCTATTATTCATACTGCATTCTTTGAGAATAAAGTATTGAAACTTAGTGAGATTATGATTCCTCCTCTTATGAGCTCTACTTTAAATGCAGACTCGATTTTGGGTACTAATAATCAAAATAATAACTTAAAAAATCAAAAAACATCAGAGGAAACAAAATCTACAGCTTCTACCACTAAAACAGTAAAAACAAGTGACGGTGCTGGGCGTCCTGAAAAGGCTGATAGTGAGAAGAGTGAAAAGACAATTCAAAATAAAGAATCTATGTAGGGAGGATTAAAGATGGCACACTCAAGTGTAAGTTTAGAAACCCCTATTGAGTTTATAAATATCACTCCTCTTAATCCTCTTATTTCAAAATGTCAGATTAAAGTTTGTTATGTTCAAGATACACCAAATAGAAATGGTAGTATCATTACTGAAGAAGTTGCGAGAAAAATTGCAAATAGTCTTCCTGGCAGTCCAATTGTAGGATATTACAATAAGGCTACTGGAGATTTTGAGCAACATAACAAACAAATCGACATTTCAAATGGAGAGTTTAAGTTGACTGATTCAACAAGACCTTATGGTTTTGTAGATTTAGGCGCAAAGGTTTGGTTTCAAGATTTCTTAGATGATGGACAAACCGTTCGTAAATATCTCATGACTGAAGGATATTTGTGGACAGGTCAATACCCGGAATGTCAAAGAGTAATTGACAAGGGTAATAATGAATCTATGGAATTACATAAAGAAACTTTAAATGCAACTTGGACAAAAGATGAAAGTGGAAAACCACAATTCTTCATTATCAATGAAGCAATTATGGAAAAACTTTGTATTCTTGGAGAGGACTTTGAACCTTGTTTTGAAGGCTCATCAGTAACAGCTCCAAAGGTACAATTTTCTTTTGATCCTAATTTTACCACTCAATTTAATTCTATGGTAAAAGAAATGAAAAATTTATTAGATAAAGGAGGAACGCAAGTGTTTACTACTTATGCAGTAAAAGTTGGTGACTCTCTTTGGAATGCTTTATATGCTCATACAAAAGATACATATAGTATTGCAAGAGTATGCGAAGATGAAGGACAAAAATATGCCGTTCTTCAAAATAGAGCAGACCAAAAGTATAGTAGATTAGACTTTTCTTTAAACGCAGAGAATGAGGTTATGTTTGCAGATAATGTAAAGGATATTGAATATGCTCCATCAGGAGATGTTCAGTTTGCGTTAGCTGACGTTGAAGCCTTTGAAACTGAGTTCAAGAAGAAAGAAGAAGAAGAAAAGGCTAAGAAAGGCGATCCTGAAAATAAAGATCCTAAACAGAAAAAGGATGATCCCGACAAGAAAGATCCTAAAGAGGATCCAGATAAAAAAGATCCCAAAGAAGACCCAAAGGATCCTGATAAGAAAGATCCTAAAGAGGACCCTAAGAAGGATGATCCAGAGGATCCAGAAAAAGAGGACCCAGAGTCAGATGACGAGGACAAAAAAAATAAAAAAGATAAAAAGAAAACTCAATATTCATTAGAAGAGATACCAGAATATCAAACTCTAAAATCTGAATATTCTGCATTAGAGGGGCAACTTTCTACCTTAAAAGCCCAACTCGCATCTCTTGAGCAGTTTAAGCTCGATACAGAAAGAGTTAAGAAACAGGAAATGATTGATAAGACTTTCTATATGCTTTCCAACGAAGATAAGAAAGATGTTATTGACCATATTGACGAATACTCATTAGAAGATATTGAATCTAAACTTTCAGTAATTTGTGTTCGTAATAGAGTTAATTTCTCAGCTCTTGAAAATGATGATAACCCATTGAATGGACCAACAACTTATAATCTTGGTAATGTTCAATTTGGAGACCAATCAACTCCAGCATGGGTTCAGGCTGTTTTAAAAACTGCAGAAACATTAGATTAATTAAGGAGGAATAAATAAATGGCTTTTAAAGACTTTTTAACCGCAGGTTTAGATCGTGCAGGCTTAAAGTCTCAGGCAGAGTATGTTGATTTTGGATTCGGTCAAGTAGAACCAAATCATCTTTCAGCTCAAAGAACTGGACAAATTTATGCACAGCTCCCTGCAGCTCCAGCTATTACCATGCTTGAGCAAGGTCAGTTTGTAAAATATGATTATGCCGCAAATGATAACGGTATTGGAGAAGTTAATTTCACTGGTAATGGCGAATGGATGCTTGTTTACAATGAAATTAAATTATATAAAAACCACTTAGATGGAACAAAACAGTGGGATTGTGAATTCGTAATGCACAAGGATGATTATCAAGCTCGTATCTATAGTCCATATGACTATGAACAAGCTGAGATTGAGTATCATGATTGGCATAGACTGAATGGAACTGATGAAAAGGGAAAGACAAGTATGACTGTTAATACTTATGTTTCTCTTGATATTGAAGGAAAGACTGTTACTATTGATGGTGAAAGATATGCTGTTACTGGAGATGCAGAAACAGGACGTAAGTTCACTTATAAAGGAATAGAATATGAGTTAGATGAAAATGGTCAGTCTAAGAAACAAGTTCCAGTAGAATATACATATGATGATGTTACATCTGATGTAGCTGATATCTATGAAATGGGATGGACAAACGATCCATGGAAGAGACTTGGTATTTATCGTGAAAGAAAAATGCCTAAAGGAACTACAATGGTACCTCGTGTATTCAAGACAAATGTAGGAGATATCTTCACAACTAATACAATTGGTGAGAAAGAAGTTTCTGTTGGAGATGTATTAACACCACGTGCTAAAGATGGTATCTTAGCTAAAGCTGGTGAAGATGCTGCTGCTGGCACAATGAAGTGGCAAGTAGTTAAAGTTTACACAATGCCTGATAATCAAAAGGGCGTAAAAGTTATGCGTATAGCGTAAGGAAAGGAGGATAATATTAATGTTAGATAGAAAAAATCTTGTATCTCTAATGAAAACAGTTGCTAAAGCTGATCCTTCCGCTCCTACCGCTTATAGCTTTAATGGACAATCTTTAAGCTACGATGCTATGAATCAGACTTTACGTAATGAATTAAATGAGTTGGCAGGTACTTATTCCCTATACAGAGAGAATAAGAACTTAATCTTCTCTATGATTGAAGAAACACTTGATGAAGTTCTTCCAAAGAAAGTTATTCAGCAATATGACCAGTTTGCTGAGGTTAAGACTTTTGCACAGGGTGACAAACCTATTTTCCGTCGTCCATTAGCAAACAGAAACCGTGCTAAACAGTTCATCACAAGAGTAGGTCTTGCTGGAATGTACGAAGTATTCAAACTCGGACCAACCGAGGCAGAAAGCTTCGAAGTACGTACAAGCGCTATTGGAGGCGCTGCTCAGATCGGATTTGAGGAGTTCCTTGATGGACGTGTTGACTTCGCTGAAGTTACAAAAATTATTATGGATGGTATGGATGAATTAATCTATAAAGAAATCGCATCTGCATTAAAAGCATCTATTAATCAGCTTCCACCAGCAAATAGAGTTGCTGCTAACGGATTTGATGAAGCTGCTATGGATAGACTTATTACTATTGCTGCTGCTTATGGAACACCTACTATCTATTGTACATATGAGTTTGCTGTTCGTATGATTCCACAGGAAGCATGGAGATATACAGAAGCCATGAAGACTGAACTCTGGAATACAGGACGTTTAGCTAACTATAAAGGCACTAAAGTTATTATTCTTGAGCAAGGTTTTGAGGATGAAACTAATACTCGTAAATGCATCGATCCTGGATATGCTTGGGTTATTCCAACTGGAGCAGATGGAAAACCTGTTAAAGTTGCTTTTGAGGGTGGTACAATTGTTGATGAATTTAACAACTATGACCGTTCTCGTGAAATTCAAGTATATAAGAAAGTCGGCGTAACATGTATTCTTGCTAATAACATCTGCGCTTATTGTGATACATCATTACTTGGTAAAATGTATACTTGGGATCTTGATGGAGTTACTGGAAAAGTTGCCACTTATGATGGTAGAAAATCTGGAACTTTAGCTTAATAAAATACCGTAATATATTATTAGGGGAGAAGGGAACGTAAGTCTCCCTCTCCCCTTATTTTTAGTTGGAGAAAAAGGAGATTAATTATGATTACTGAAAATACAATGTATAATGTAAAGAACAGAAGTTCAAGCGTTGTTGTTTATAGAATTCCTGAAACAAACCTTCGTAGAGAATTTGCGCCAGGAGAAACAAAAAGAATCCCATTCGGAGAGTTAGAAAAATTAACATACCAGAGTGGCGGAAGAGAACTTCTTGAAAACTTTCTACAGATTTTGGAAGAAGAAGTTACTACTGATTTAAACGTTAATAGAGAGCCAGAATATAATATGTCTGAGGCACAGATTCGTGATTTATTATTAACAGGGTCTCTGGATGCCTTCTTGGATGCACTTGACTTTGCTCCTATTGGCGTTATTGATTTAATTAAAACAATGGCAGTAGGTCTTCCATTAACTGATTTGAATAAAAGACGAGCTTTAAAAGAAAAAACCGGTTTTGATGTTGATAGTGCTCTTCGTCATGTTGAGGAAGAAAAGATTGCTGAAAAGCCTTCTAATGGCATTAATACATCTGGTGCCGCACCTACTCGTAGAGTACAACCTGCCGCACAAGAAGGAACTGCTCGTAGAACTACACCTAAATATAAAGTAGTTGAAACTAAAAGTGAATAATTAAAAAGGAGGACATTATAAATGGCAGAAGGAACACCTTTCTCAGCTATATATAATTGCTTTCTTGGAAAAATCACTGATGATATGTATATGGAGTTAACTCCAGAAGACACTATAAAAGATCTTCAAAGACTTCTTATTCAAGCCATTCCAGGGTTTGAATTTCCTCGTAAGAATCTGGACAGCTATGAAATTAAAGTTGTTCAGATGAAAGAGGATGAAGTTCTTCCAGATGATTTTATTATTGGTGTCATTTGGAATGACCTTTCAGATAATACTGTTGACGTTCCAGATGTTATAGTAGAAAAATCCGCTTTTGCGGAAGAGCTCACTTCTGAAGAAATAAATATCCTGGCTCTTTTAATGAAACAAGGTTGGGTTCAGAGACAGGTTACTTCTATTGAAAATACCAGAATGAAATATTCTGGTTCTGATTTTAAAATGACTTCACAAGCAAACCATCTTCAAAAATTACTTTCTCTTTTGGAAGAATCAAGAAGAGATTCTTTCCATATGCAAAGATTATATAAGAGACGTAAAAAAGATAGAGATGGACATTATGAGTCAAATTGGTCTGTATTGAGGGAAAAAAGTGCTTTGCGATAAGTATGAGATTGAATTCTCTCAAGAAACTATTCAGAAGACTGTTCGTCGTTTAACCAACCAGCTTTGGAAATTAATTCCAATGAGAGAAAATGACGAAGATTGGTATAAACAATTACAAACTGTAACATTGGAGATTGCGGGACTGAATGAACTTTTCATCAGTCCTACTTTTTTACAATTATTAAGTAAATTAGAAGGGTTGCAAATTAAAGAGGTAAATTTTGAGTTGTATCGTAAGACTATTTTTGAATGTATTAATATCTTGCAGGAACTAAACTAATGTCAGGTTATGATAAGAAAATAAAACGCAACACTTCTTTAAATTTAATGGCGGGCCGCTTTGGTATATATGACGGAACGCAGGAACGTCCAGATGATTCAGAGAAAGAGAATACAACTTCCAACTTAGATGGATTAAAAGATCAAATTTTAAGACTTCATCAAGGTGGAGGTTATTTACAGCAAGATAGAATGATAGCTGATAAAAAAAGGTCTTTAGATAGGGCTTTATTGTATTCTTACCAAGCTTGTACAATTAAGAGAATTGCTTGTACTGATAACATGGATAATACTACAATTTATCCAAATGTGAATCATTTAAACAATAAAGAAATATGTAGAGCTTTAATTAATCCAGATAAAAATAAAATGGACTATGATGATAAAATTGTTTCAGTGCCATATGAAGACAATTATCATCCTGGAGATGTTTTTGAATGGGTTGGAACTAATACTTATTGGATGATATATCTTCAAGAATTAGAAGAAAGAGCATACTTTCGAGGAGAAATTAGAAAATGCTCTCATCAGATTAATTGGGAAGATGAAAATGGAGAACATTCAACCTATGCCGCAATTCGTGGTCCAGTTGAAACTAAAATTAATTATATCCAAAAGCATCAAATAAGTGTAGATACTCCAAATTATTCATTAGATATTTATATTCCACGTAACAAAGAGACTTTATCTTTCTTTAGAAGATACCAAAAATTTTATCTTCAAAGTAGAGAAGAGGGTGGTCCAATTATTTGCTGGAGAGTTGAAGCTGTTGATTGGATTTCTACTCCTGGAATTTTAGAAGTTACAGCTGTAGAATATTATATAAATGAAACTGAAGATGACCTTGAAAAAGGAATCGTTGGTGGATTAAAAGTTGACCCAATAGATCCAAATAAAGATTTAATGAGTATGGCTATAGAAGGGCCTACATTTATTAAACCTAAACAACCTTATGAATATTATTGCAAAGGATTTAATAGCGGGGCTGAAGCTTGGTCGGTTGATACTAATAAGTATCCAGTTGAATTTAAAGTTGATCCTAAAGACCCAATGCATATTAAACTTATTTGGTTTAAATCTTATCATGGTCAATTTGAATTGAAGTATGGTAATTATTCAAAGACAATAGTCGTTGAATCATTATTTTGAGTGAAAAAGGAGATTATATAAATGAAAGTAGAAAGATTTTCTTTACCTAAATCAAGTTTTCTTTCTATTGAGAAAGACATGGGTATTATTACAGACAAAGTTTTAAGTTGTGATAGATTGAAAAAATTATTATATTATACAACTGAAGACGCCTTAGATAAGCCTAACTTAACCATTGAGCAATCTAATATGTTATTTGGTAAAAATATAAAAATAGTACCAAAATTAACTGTTGATGGAAGTGTATTAAATTACATTATGATTAATTTTGATAATTTTAGTACAAATGCTACTAACCCTGAATTTAGAGATAATATTATTGAATTTGATATTATATGTCATTTTGATCAGTGGAAATTAAAAGATTTCCAATTAAGACCTTATAGGATTGCGGCAGAGCTTGATTCTATGTTAGATAAAAAGCATTTAACAGGAATTGGCGATTTAGAATTTTTAGGCGCAAATCAAATTATTTTAACAGATGAATTTGGTGGATTATGTTTAATGTATTCTGCTATTCATGGAGAGGAAGATAAAAAGGGGATGCCTAATCCGCAAGATAATATTTCTTTTTTAAGCGATTATAAAAAACAACATGGCCTAAAGGAATGATAAAATGGATACAAGATTAGCGTTAATGACTGGTTGTGATTATCCTATTCCAGAGTGTCAATTGACATTGCATCAACCCACAATAAAAGAGATAGGGTTAATTGGAGAAAATGATTTTTTTACAGGCTCACAGTGCTTATCTATTTATAAAAGTATGTTCGTCACAGAGGACAAAAGTGCTTTAGACGATATAAATAATTTTCAAATATTTATGACAGTAATGAGGGATAAAGAATCTATGGAGAAAAAACATAGCGTCCTTCAAGTCTTAACTTTGTTTTTTCCTAAATATGACAAAGTTTTGTTTACTCCGCAATCATTACTTTTTCAGAGTAAAGAAGGAAATGTAGTTATTGATGAAAATAATTTTGATTTTCTTCAAGCAGCGATTCGAGAGGTTACATGCTCCAAAAGCGGACCAATGGACCAACAGGCTTTTAACCCAGCAAATGATAAAGCCAGAGAAATTGCAGAGAAGTTAATGAGGGGGAGACAAAGGGTTGCGGCCCAGAATGGTTCCGCAAACACGAGTATATTTAGTTTATATCTTTCTATTCTATCTATTGGATTACCAATGCCTGTAACAGACTTGGTAAACTGTACAATGTTTCAATTATATGATCTCATGGAGAGATATTCACTATATATGAATTGGGATTTAGATGTGCGGACTCGTTTAGCGGGTGGCAAACCTGATTCTCAACCAGACAATTGGATGAAAAATATTCATCAATATTAAAAGGAGGAAAATGCACTATGAAATTTGGTGTTCGTGAAATTTGTGATGTTGTTTTAAGAGCAAAATCTGCACAAAAGATCGGAAATAAAATTTTCTATAAAAATGAACCTGTAATTTATTTCGATACATTGAAGACCTCCAGTATGGAAGGTGCAGCTACCACTGTATATGCACAAGGTGGTCGTGGTAATGCTCGTTTAGTAGCATGGGAAGGTGAGCGTACTGTAACATTCACCATGGAAGATGCTTTAATTTCTCCAGAAGGATTCATGATTCTATCTGGTGCAGGACTTATTGAAGCTACTGATGGAAAACCAGTTTATCAGCATGTTACTGAAACAGTAGATAAAGGTGAAGTTTCTGTTAATGAAAAAGAGATGACAATTAAGATTTCTCAAAAACCTTATTTTGGAACTCAGCCTACAGATGGTGAGTTTGAAGCAGCAAAAGAGGAAATGGCTTATGTAATGCTTATGAAAGATGGTGAAATCGTTTCTGAGCCTTATATTCCAGTACATGAAAATGTTACACTTGGAGCAGACGGAAGCTATACAATTAGAGTTGCAACTCATCCTACTTATGCAGAATTAACAAAAGCTGAAAAAGAAGAGTATCATAAAACTGGTATTACACCAGCTTCTCATACAGACTATATTATTAAATCTGATTTCCCAGAGTTTGATAGTGTTCTTGTTGATTACTATGTAGAACGTAAAGGAAATGCTAAACAGATTGAAATTACTGCTGATAAATTTGGTGGTAACTATTATCTTGAAGCTTCTACATTATTCCGTGATCAAAACGGAGTAGATATGCCAGCTGAATTCATTATTCCAAACTGCAAGATTCAGTCTAACTTTACATTTACTATGGCTTCTTCTGGAGATCCAAGTACATTTACATTTACTATGGATGCATTCCCAGATTATACAAGATTTGACCATAGCAAGAAAGTTATGGCGGCTATTCAGATTATTGAGGATGCAGGTTCTCAAGATATTCATCGTCATAGTACAGAGCATGAGGATGCACATAACTTATTAACATTTTAATTTATAGGGGAAATATAGGAAACTATATTTCCCCTTATTTTGCGTTAAAGGAGAAAAAATGTTAGATTTTAAAAGAAACATAAATAGAGTTTATAAAAATAGAGAGCCGTTTTGGGGAAAATATGTTGAATTAAATAGTGTTGAAGTTCCAAGCTTAGATGCGATTCAACAATATCAGTTGTCTAAAATCCAGATGTTTCAACAACAAGCTACTCAAAGAGCTGCTAATAAATATGCAAATATTAATGCTTTATTTAAATCAGGTGCAATTAACTCACTTCCATCTGAATATAGTCAAGATGAAAATCAAACTTTAGATAAAGTTATCACTAAATTAGTTACTTTATTAAATTCAACTTATAGTGGAAAAAATAAAGATGGTTCTTTTAATTATGAAAGGCTTAATAATCAATTAAGTGCATTGAGACAAGCTATTGAATCTACTAATAGTGCTTTAACTGGAGCAGGTGCAGATGGAATACCATCTCAATATTTAGACAGAATTGATGAAGCTATTTCTGCTTGCGGAATGGGAGATTTAAGTAAAGAGACTTTATCTACTTGGTTTAAACAATTAAATTTATTTAAAGGTAATTTAGTAGAAGATTTGGGCGTTGAATGGTTAAAAGCCCAAAAGATTCCTAATATTACAACTTTAAATACAGGTTCTTTGAATTTACAAGGAGATGTATCTCAGGGTCGTCATAGAGGACAATTGATTCAAGATTTAATGATGTTAGATATTTCTATCCCGAATATAGAAAATATTCCTATTACATATAAACCGGCAGGTAATAATGAATATATTGATTCAACAATTAGTCAATTATTGGCTGATATGGCTTCAGCTTCTGGCAGTTCTAAACAAATTATTATTACTGATGAAGGATATGATACTTTATTAAGTTTATCTGCATTAAATATTCAAGCTAAAGCTGGTTTAAACCAAAAGCCTTGGAATGAAAATAAAAATACAAGTGTTTCTATTAGCGAATTTGATGCATCAGATGGACTTGCTGTTTCTGCATATAAGACTTTTGAATTATTACATGAATTAGACCAAGATGTTCATAATGCAAATGAAGACTGGGTTAAAACCAGTAGTAATGATTATAATATGTTAGCTGATTATGGTTTAGCATCATGCCTTTTTAAAATTTTACATCTTGAAGAACAAGGAAACCAATATCTATTAACTCCAGATGGTTTTGTTACATATACTGAAAGAATGACTAAATTAATGGAAAACCGAAAATCAAGAGTTCATATTAAAGGTAGAGTTACTGTAGATAGCAACACTCTTAATAATCAGTATACTGTTGGTATGACTAATATAAACTAATATTTGACAAAACTAAAAAAATATGTTATATTTTATATAAAGAAGAGTTTTAAGGAGGCTATGTAGATGGCAAAAATTGGTTTTACAAAACTTTCTCTCAAGAGAAAAAACGAAGTAAAAACTATTACTATAAATAATAATCAAATTGAAATTAAACAGTATTTACCTGTTAATGACAAATTAGATTTAATTGCAAGAGTAATTAATGGGGCACATGATCAAAATAATTTTCCTAACCCAATTAAGATTGAAGTAATTGGTACATTAGAAATGATTATGGCATATACTAATATTTCTTTTACTGAAAAGCAAAAAGAAGATATTCCTAAGTTATATGACCTTTTGGAAGAAAATGGTGTTATTAAAGATATTATTTCTCAAATTCCAGAAGATGAATATAATTTTATTATTGATGGAATTAATAAGACTGTAGATGCGGTTTATACATATAATAATTCTGTTTTAGGTATTTTAGAAGCAGTATCTAAAGATTATTCTAATTTAGATTTTGACGCAACTCAAATTCAAAAGAAAATGGCAGACCCAGAGAATCTTAAACTGGTAAGAGATGTATTAACCAAATTAGGATAATATATCCTGCGTATCTTCTAAGAAAAATAGAGTTAAAAGGAAGAGAGTTTTAATTAACTCTCTTCCTTTTTTTTATTTTGCAAAATAAAAAAACTTATATTTGGAGAGAAAGGAGAATTTGAAGATGGCAAAACAATTAAATGTTAGTCTCGCTTTTACAGCTGATACTGGCCAGGCAAAAGCGCAGATACAGGATTTGCAATCACAGCTAACAAAATTAGCCACTTTAAACAAACCTAATAATACTAACGGTTTTATGATGACTTCTGAATTAAAGGAAGCCGCAAAAGCCGCACAAGATTTAAAGAATAAATTACAAGCTGCAACAGATGTAAATACAGGTAAATTAAATCTTGATACATTAAGTCAATCTTTATCCAAGAGTGGAAAATCTCTTGAAACATATAGAAAAGCTTTATCAAACTTAGGACCTGCTGGAGATCAAGCATTTGCATCTTTAGCTACTTCTATTCAAAAAGCAGAAGTGCCTTTAAAAACAACTAATAAATTATTAGATGAATTTAAAACCAGTTTAGCTAATACTGCAAGATGGCAATTATCATCCAGTATGTTACATGGATTTTTAGGTTCTTTGCAATCAGCTTTTTCATATGCTCAAAATTTGAATAAATCTTTAACAGATATTCAGATTGTAACTGGAAACAGTTCTGATTATATGGCAAATTTTGCGGGAGAAGCTAATAAAGCTGCTCAAGCACTTTCTACTACAACTAAAAATTATTCAGACGCTTCATTAATTTTCTTTCAACAAGGTTTAAATGATGATGAAGTTGCTAAGAGAACTGAAACAACTATTAAAATGGCTCAGGCTACTGGAGATAGTGTAGATCAAGTATCTTCATATTTGACAGCTATTTGGAATAACTTCTATGATGGTTCAGAATCTCTTGAGCATTATGCTGATATTATTACTAAATTAGGTGCGGCAACTGCATCAAGTAGTTCAGAAATTGCTGAAGGACTTCAACAATTTGCTGGTATTGGTAATACAATTGGTTTAAGTTATGATTATGCAACCGCTGCATTAACTACTTTAACAGCCAATACAAGACAGTCTGCAACTGAGATTGGTAACTCTTTAAAGACTATTTTCTCCCGTTTTCAAGGCGTAACATTAGGAGATACTCTTGAAGATGGAGTAGATTTAAACAAATATTCTAATGCGTTAAAAAAAGTTGGTGTTGATATCATTGATGTCAATGGTGATATGAAAGATATGGATACCATTCTCGATGAAACTGCAGACCATTGGGGTGGATTATCAAGAGCACAGAAGATGGCTTTTGCAGAAACTGCCGCAGGTACTATGCAATATACAAAGCTTGTTTCACTTATGGACCACTGGGATGATATGAAACAGAATCTTGCTTTTGCACAAGATGCTGATGGAACCCTTGATGAACAAGCTGAAATTTATGCAGAATCTTGGGAAGCTGCTCAAAAAAGAGTTAGAGCTGCATGGGAAGCAATTTGGAATGATTTAATTAATGATGATTTCTTTATTACTTTATTAAATGGAGCTGAAGATGCTTTACATGCTATTGATGATGTTATTGATTCTATGGGAGGACTAAGAGGTGTTATTCTTTTAGTTGGAAATGCTTTAACAACAGTATTTAGTAAAGAAATTGCTGGTGAAATTAATCGTTTAGCAGGAAACATTAGAATTATGACTGGCGCTGCAAAAGAGAATTCTACTCAATTAAAGCAAGATGCAAGTAATCAGATTCGTAAAATGACAAATGATTCTGTAGATAATAGCACCGGAGAAGCTATGAATACAGTTTATAGTACTCAAGCTAATTTACAAGATCAATTAATTGCAAAAGCAGACCAATTAAGTGCTGAAAGAAAAGAGGAGCTCCAAGGACTTTTAGATATCAATAGTGCTTTAGGTCAAGAGGTTATTCTTGCTGGTAAGGCCGCAGATGCTGCAAAAAGACAAGTAAAAAGTCAACAAGATATTCTTGCAAGTAAAATGAGAAGAAAGGGTATCTCTGATGCTAATAACAAAGTAGATAATTTTACTTCTCAGATGGAGTCTGTTGGAAAATTAAAAGCCAGTTCATCTAATGTATTAGAATCATTGGAAAAAACCAGTGAACAGATTAGAGATAATGTAGATGGAGCAAGTAAAATAGCTTTTACGCCTTTAGAGAATAGCTTTCAAAGAATGCAAGATGCAGCGATGGGAGTTGAAAATCAATTAGAGCCAGAAAAGTATAATGATTTAATGGCAACAATTGAAAAAGTTGATAATATTGTAAAATCTGGAAAGGATGAAACTGGAAAATGGTTTGAGCCTTCAAAAGAAGATTTACAAGAAATGATTACTGATATACAGCATATTCAAGAGCTTACTGAGAATGCGCAGGATAATACAATGTCATCAATTCCAACAAGTGGAAAAATGACAGAGGAGCTTGAAAATCTTGGAAATGCCGCTTTTGAAGCCGGGGAAATGATGGAGCAATCCAGTCAACAAAATGATCACTATGTTGAAAGTAGTGATAATGTTAGTGAGAGCATTAATGATACAGCTGGTTCTTTTGCTGATTTTGGACAAAAGGCTGTTACAGTTGCTAACTTAATTTCAACAACAGCAATGGTAGTAATGAATCTTGGTAGTGCTATTAGTAATTTAAGTAATTCTGATATGACTTGGGGAGAAAGGATTACTGGATTATTAGGAACTATTTTAACAATGGCCCCAATAGTAATTTCTAATATTGTTCAAATTAAGACTACTTTTGGCGGTTTATCTGGATTAATTGGTGCTGTGACTGGAGGTTTTTCAGCTTTAGGTTCTGCTATTGCTGGAGTAGTAGCTACAATAACAGGTGCTATTGGAGTTGTTGCGACTGTTGCATTAGGTTTAGCAGCAATAGCTGTCGCTATTGGTGCAATAATTGTTATAGCAAATAAACCTATAAGTTTAAAAGAGCAGTTAGAAGAAGCAACTGAAGCTGCAAATCAAGCTAAACAAGGTTTACAAGATGCAAAAACTGCCGCACAAGACTTAGAAAGTGCTTTCAGTAGTTATGATTCAGTATTAGAAACTCTTAATAGTTGTACTCAGGGAACACAAGAATGGCGAGATGCTTTATTAGGTGTTAATGAATCTGTTATAGATATTTTATCTAATGCTCCTCAATTAGCTTCTATGACAAATGATGCTGGTGAAAGTGCAATTTATAGAGATGAAAATGGTGCATTAGCAGTTCATGATTGGGCCAGAGAGCAAGTTACTCATGACGCAAATCAAGAAAAAATTAATGCTCAAGCCGCTGTTTATCAAACAGATCAAAATAAACGAGATTTACAAGAACAGCAAGATTATAAAGATATAGTTAATAAATTATATGGTGAACCAGTTGGTAATGATTTTCTTAATGCTGTACAAGATAATGTTATTGATTTAAAAGAATTGGTTGGAAAAACTACCGATGAAATGGTAGATTATATGAAAAATAATATTAAAGAAACTGATTCTTTTAAACATGGTACTGTTAGTGAAGACCAATTAACTACTGAATTACAAAATGTTGTAGAAACTCTCTCTTCCAGTGGAATACTATCTGATTTAAAAGAATTGCAGAATACTATTTCAGTAAATGCAAAAACAAAAGATACTGAGAATCAAGCTTTAGCAAATATGCTAATAGCTAATAATCCAGAGCTTTCTAAAAGTAAATATGCTGATGTATTATCTGAATCTGGTGGAGACGTTTATAAAAATGCATATAATGATGCTTATAAAGATGCTTTAAATAACATCACTGATAGAGAAGGAATAACAGGTGACACTGGTACTAAAAATGCTATTGAAACAATGGCTAAGTATGCTTCTTTAACAGGTCTTGATAAAGATGATAATTATGAAGTTACTGATTATAAACGCAATGGTGATGTAGAGATTCAGAAAACTGGAGATGATGGTGAGGCAACAACTGATACTATTAAAGCAGAAGTTATTGCTTCATTAGTAGCAGCTTCTGAAGCTACAGATAAATTTACCGCTTCATTAGATGCTTTATCAGATAAGATAAGCGAACTTGAATCAAATAAAAATAAAGATGGTTCTGAAAAGAGTGAATCTCAACAAAAATCTGATAATGCAATGGCCTCTTTCTTAACATCTCAAGATTTATTAGATGCTACACAAAGTGAAATTGCTGCTTTAAAAGAGCAAATGAAAAATGCTACTGCCAAAGATGGAACTAAAGGCGAAGGTGCCTTTATAGATAATATGTTTGGCGATGGTAAAGATGGAAAGATATCTCCTGAAACAGCCGCAAAGTATGGATATACTACAGGCGAAGAAATGATTTCCGCAATTCAGCAAGCTATTCAAGACCAAAATGATGCATGGGGAGATATTGGTAAGGGCTGGATGAAGACAGTCCAAGACGCAATGGATCCAGAAAAAGGTGGTCTTGATTTATCAGAATTAAGTGTAAATGAGAAAAAAGCTATCGGAGATGCTCTTAATACAGCTTTTAAGAATGAAGGTTCTGAGGGATTAGAAGCTGCTAAGAATTTATTAAGCGATTTACCAACTGATAAAGTTAGTGAATTTGCTAATGTAATAGCCGACATTCCTTTTGATTCTACTACTCCATCAGAATTTGCTAAGACATTATCTGACGCCGGTATTGAAACTAATGCAACAACAGAAGAGCTTCAAGCTTTTATTGATGCAATGAGTGGAGCCGGAAATGCGACTAAAGATTTAACTTCTCAATATGCAAAAAATAAAGAAGTAATTGACAAATTATCAGATGGAGATATTATCTCTACAGATGATTTTGATAAATTAGATGCTGAATATCAAGATTATTTTGCTCGAATGCTTGATGGCACTTATAAGTTAGTAGGTGGAGCAGAAGCTTTACAACAAGCTTTAAAGGATGATTATACTAAGGCTTTTAAAGCGCAAAATAATGATTTAAGAGATGAAAATAATCAAATTCAAAATACTATTGATTCTGGCAATGTTGATAAACTTAAAACCGCAGGTGGAACTGGACAGGCTTCAGATTTTGATAGCACTGTTCTTCAACAACAATTAGATTTATTAACTGCTATTGGAGATCAAGAGGTTGTTAATAAAGGTCAAATTGAAGAGTGGCAAAATAGTATTAAGAATGGTACTGATATTCAAGCTACTTTGGATGGAGTCCAACAAGCATTAGATGCGACTGGAGTTTCTGAAACTGCATTGAATGATTTAATGGCTGCAAATGAAGCGCAAATTCATTCAACTGATTTAGCATTATTGAATTCATGTGACTCAGTAAATCAATTAAATGATGCATATAGAGAAATGCAAGCTCAAGGAGATAGTATTTCTTTTGAAGAGTATGGACAAGCTTTACAAGCTTTAGCAGGTAATTATGATTCTTGTACAGAGGCATTAAATAATTATAGAGCTGCATTAAATAGTGGAAATGAAGAAAAAATGAATGCGGCAATGTATGATTTGCAAGTTGCGGCCGGAGCGGCTGAAAATGCAGAGAAATATGATATGGATGCTGAACGTATCCAGCTGATGGCAGATTCTTATAAAGATTATGTTCAAACTTTGAAAAGTGTTCAATCTGGCGAAGCAGATGCCGCAGAAATGGCAACTGATTTAGCTACCAGAGATCTTCGTTTAAATGAAGGTATTGCAGATTTATATGATAATTGGGATGATTATCAAGATATTCTCGATGAAGTAAATAGATGCGGAAAAGAAAATAAAGACGTTATTAAGAAACAGATTGCCGCAAGTGAAGATTTATCAGATACTTTTGCAAGTTTAAGAAAAAATACAGCTAAATTATTAAATACTAATGAAGATGCTTTTGGTGATGACTTTGTTATTGATAATTTAGATGATATAAAGAAAGCTGCCGAGGGCGATGAAGATGCCTTAGTTAGATTACAAAAGGCAGCAGATAAAGAAATTGCTATTCAATTAGATGATGCTGGCGTAACAGATATTTTAGGTCAATCTGCCGATGAAATTGCTGATTGGGCTGCTAATTTACCAGAAGGGGAATTACAACTTAAGGATGAACAGTATCTTCAGCAATTAGTTTGGGCAATGCAAATGGCAGGTATGGCTCAAGATGATATTGAATCTAAATTATCTGGAATGGGTATTGATGTTGATTTGACTCCATTAGACCAGTCTTTAAATGATGCTATTGCAAGTGCAGGTACGACTGGTGATGCAATGGCAGATAATTTATCATTAGATTCTACTGCTGTTACTCAACAAGTTGATGCCAGTGATACTAAGCAAGCCGTAGGTTGGGATGCTACTACAGATATGGTAACTGCTGAAGGTAGCGTAACAAATATTAAACAAACTGATAAAGGTGGAGTTGAAAAATTAGGAGATATTCCTTTAAAAATGTCTTTCCCAACTGTTCATGTAACACCTCAAAAGCAAGAAGAGACTGAGGAAAAAACCTTAACAGCACCAGCTTTACAAGTTAAATCTGCTCATAAGACTTCTGGTGGTAATATTTCTCACGCCAATAGTAGTGGTGGTAGAGCCGCTCGAGGAGGCGGTGGCGGAGGAGGTGGCCGTCGAGGCGGTGGAGGTCGTCGTGGCGGAGGCGGTGGTGGAAGAGCCGCTCGTCGTAACTCCGAACAAATGAAAAAGCCAAAAGATGAAATAGAACGTTATCACACCATTAGTAAGCAGCTCGATTCATTAACAAAACAATATGATAAACTTTCTAAAGCAAAAGATAGAGCTTATGGAACTTCTAAAGTTAAATTAATGGATCAAGAAATAGCTAAACAAAAACAAATTATCGCAAAGCAAAAAGAATATTTAAAAGCGGCAAAAAAGAATTTAGTAGCAGATAAAAAACGACTTCAAAATGGAAAAACTAAATATACAGATTCAAATGGTAATCAACAAACTGTTGCTTCTGGAGCTCAAAATTATCTTGGAAAGAGTGCTTTATTTGATAAAGATGGTAATATTACTAATTATAAAGAATTAATGAAAGCTGCTATAAAAAAATATAATGATGCAGTTAAAGAATTTAATCAGCATACTACAGATGATGAAGCTGCAAAGGCTCGATTTGAAGCTGCTAAACAACAATATGAAGGCTTTACAGGTTGGTTAAAACAATATGAAGAAACTAATGAATTAATTGCTGATAAGGCTCAAGATGTTATTGATGCTGAAAATGAATTATATGACCAAAGATTTGAAAAGACTCAATATATTATGGAAATTAAAATTGAAGTTAATGATAAAAAACTTGAATATCTTGAATACTTATTAGATAAAGTTGATGATAGCGCACATGATGCGGCAGAGGCTATAAAACTTCTCGGTGACACAGCTCAAAATGCACTTGATGAAAGAAAGATTAATCTTCAAGGTTTAAATGATATGTTTAATAACGGTAATCATAAGAATCTTGAGGGAAAAGGCGATTTAGCGAAGAAAATGGCCGCAGGAGATAAAAAGACTATTGCTTTATTATCAAAAGAAAATTTCTCTGATGATGAGATGAAACAGATTCAAGATGTAATGTCTAATCTTTTGGATATAAATAAAAAGCTTCGTGAAGCAAGACAACAAGTATTTGAAAAGATGGACGATGCGTTTGAAGATGGCGTTGATAAGATGGATCGTCTTATTGATAAACAAAAACATATTCAGACAATGACTGAATCATATGGTAATATTGTCGATATTGTTGGTAAAAAATCTCTTGGTATTACATCTCAAATGATGAAGACTTATAATGCTAATAAAGTAAAACAAGCAACAGATTTATTAGCTGAAAGTAAGACTAAAATGGATTCGATTCAACAGCAACTTGATGCAGCTCAAGCCGCAAGAGATAAGGCTATGAAAGCTGGTCATAAAGAAGACGTAAAAATGTGGGATGAATCCATTAAAAACATGGAAGATGAACTACAGAATGCTCAAGAAGATTTTATGTCTAACTGGGAAGATGCTTTGCAAGCTGCCAGAGATGCATTTGATAATAATGTTGATAATATGGTTGATGATTTTTCAACTAAAGTCGGTGGATTAACCGGTAGCATTGCCGCACTTCAAGAAAAATGGGATCAAAACAAGACTCTTGAAGAGCAATATGTCCCTCAATATGAAAAAATTTATCAATTAACTAAATTAACTCGTGATATTAATAAGTCTATTGATGAAACAAAAAATGTTAAAGCCAAAAGAGAATTAGCTTCACTACAAGAAGAAATCAACGGATTACAATCTGATAGTAAAAAGATGAGTGAATATGACCTCGAATATTTACAAAAACGTTATGAATTAAAGATTGCGGAAATGGCATTAGAGGATGCTCAAAATGCTAAGTCACAAGTCCGCATGACCAAAGATTCAGAAGGTAATTTCAGTTATGTATATACTGCTGATGAACAACAAGTAGCAGAAGCAGAACAGTCATATGAAGATAAGCTTCATGAAATGCAACAAATGAATGCAGAGTATATTAATACTTTGCAGGAAAATATGATAAAGATGGAGCAAGAGCAAGCTGAAAAGATTGCTGAATTATCTGAACTATATGAAGTTGGCTCTAAAGAATATCAAGATGCTTTAGCTAATTTACAAAAATATTATGGAGAACAGCTTGGTTATTATGGTTCACAAATGAATAATGTTTTATCTAATAATACTGATTTGTATGAAAATGACGTAAAACGTTATGGTGAATTAACTGATAACAAAGCTATGGCAGATGAAAAATATATTGGCGATTTCAGTCAAACTCAGTTATCTGTTGCTACTGGATATGAGAATATGGAAGACCTCCAAGATAACTGGAATCAAGCTGCCAAAGATATGTATAGTCAAGTTGGTCAGGCCGCAGATGATTATGCTTCTCAAAATGAGCTTGCTATGGAAGCAGCTGGAACAACTATGGATGATTATGCTAATACGATGAGTAATGATGTTGCTCAGATGACTACTGATTCAGATAATTTACGAACTGAAATGGATGATACTGCAACACAGATTAATTCTGATTTTGAAACTGTAGTAGAATCCGTTAAAGCATTTGAAGATCAATATAGTGCTTCTATTGACGCAATTGTTCAATCAAATGAAGAATTATATGAGTCTTTCTTAAAAGTAGTTCAAGCTCACTCTCAATTTAAAGCTGTTACAAGCGATAATAAGGGTTCTGATGGAGATAATAATGGAGGTAATAAAGGAGATACTCCAAAACAGCCAAAGCAAAAGAAGAAAAAAGATAATTCAGATAAAGCTGAAGGTGTAGCTGCAGCAATTTGGATTTGGGGAGATCATTCTGGATGGGGAGATGACCCAGAAAGAGCGAGAAAACTTCAAGAAAAAGGTGTATCTGGAGCACAAGCTATTATTAATGCAAAAGCTGAAAATGGTTGGTTATATAATAAGTATTGGGATAAACGCTTTGAAGTAAGAAGTAAATATAGTTATGGTAAATTTGATACTGGTGGATATACAGGTGATTGGAGCGGTGAAGGTCGTTTTGCTATGTTGCATCAAAAAGAAATTGTTCTTAATAAAGACGACACTGAGAACTTCTTAAAAACTGTAGATATAGTTCGTCAGATTTCAGATATGATTGACTTAAACGCAATGAGCGCAAGTGGAGGTTTAGGTTCTTTATTTGCCGCATCAGTAAATAAAGATAATGGTGTTCTTGAACAAAATGTTCATATTACCGCAGAATTTCCAAATGCAACTAACAAAGATGAAATTCTTTCAGCCTTTGATAATGTTGTTAATCTTGCTTCTCAATATGCAAATCGTAAACGTTAATTTATTTTTTAGGGATGAATCATTTGATTCATCCCTATTTTTTATTTTGGGCAATTAAAAACACTTGACCTGGATAAAAATTTATGTTATAATAGAAATTGGAGAGAAAGGAGTTAAATATGGCAACAGAGAATGGAAGTCAAGCTACTATAGATGATAACATTAAAAAATTATTTGATGCTATGGATATTATAGCGGCTCAGCAAGTTAAAAATTTACAGTTTGATAAAACTGTAAAATGCTCCATTACTGATGACTCAAAAAGTGAGCAAGGTGAATATACTGTTACCGATGGTTCATCTACATTTAAAGCGTATTCTGAATCAACGAAATACAGTAATGGTGCCTCTGTTTATGTCAATATTCCTAATGGAGATTATAATAATAAAAAGTTAATTACTGGGCGTTATGATCAAGATAGAAAAGATTATAATACTAATGACCCAGAAAAAAGTTATATAGATATTACACAAAATTTAATTTCCAGCTCTATTGGAGAAACTGGTATTATTGCTAATGGAGAAAAAACTCAAATAACTATTTGGGATAGTGGAGATAATTTTAATAAAAAATTAGAAGAAGAAAAAGATGATACCAAAAAAGATGAGGGCGTTAAATATAAAGCATATAAGAAAATGCTTGTTAAAGCTAAGTTTAAGAACTATTTATCTACAAGAAATGTTATTCTTGGTAATTATGGTATTAGAATAGATATTCTTGGCGAAAAGAAAAATACCGCAGAACAAACCGTCGAAGATTGGTATATGTTTAAATTAGATTCTTCCAGTATGATTGGAGATCCATATAAATTTGAAGTAGGCTTTGAACAGAAGCTTTTATTTGATTTAGACCCTGATGTAAATATTACTCGTGTTAGAGTAGTTCTTTATCAGGATAAAAATTTTTATGATAAAAGTAAAAATTTATTAGCTCCTTCTAATTTTGATGATATTTTTGTTTCAGAACCTTTTGTTAGCTTTGGTTATTCTTTAGAAGATTTTACTGAAGATACTGTTTTATTATATACTTTTGATTCAAAAAAGTATGCAGAACATTTGACCCCAGAAACTAAAGAAGCTTTAGCAAAACAAAGCGAAATTGAACATCAGAAAGATAATACTAAACAAGTTTTTACAGTAGAAGATTTAGATAAGACAGAATTATATACTGAACAATTAAATAAATTAAATAAAAAGAAAATTATTCTTAGATGGGTTCATGAAACAACTGGCGAGAATGAAAAAACAAGAAGTTTTGAATCTGTTGCACAAGCAGAAGATATTCCAACAGGGGCAATAGTCCATTGGTATAAATATGATTTAACTCAAGGAGTAACTGATAAAATAGCAGGTGCTTTTTGGGTTGAAATGATAGAACAAAAAAATAAATTTGAATTAGAGTATTCTCCTAATCCTAAAAAGTCTTTTGAAATGTTTAGGGTTATTGTAGAATGTATGTCAAGAGAGTATGTTAATAATTATTTAATAGCTAATGATGAAGACATTCTTGAAATTGAAAATAAACCAGAAGATAAGCGAACTGATGAAGAAAAAGAAAAATTAGACAATTTAAAAAATTCTTATTTAGAAAAAATACATGATTATATTAGTAAAGATTTAAAATTTGAAAATGAGAATATGGTTCCAGATGAAAATACAATAGATTTAATTAAAGGTCTTACTATCACTTGCGATGATGGTGAAGGTGGATATAATGGAGTCTATCGTATTTACAATGATTCTGGCCAAATTATGAGTTCTTCTGAAGCTACTAAATCAAGAATATTAACTGCTAAATATACATCTATTGTATCAGGTGTTGCGGAACTCGATACCGCAGAAAAGATTACTTGGTCAATTCCTTTAGAGAATACAATGATTTATCATCCAACAGAGAATACTGATTATAGTTTTTATGATAAGGTTGGAAATGTTACTCAAGAAGATTGGAATAAAAAAACAGTCGATTATTATACATATTCAAATACTACTAAAGAATACACAAAAGTAACTAACTGGGACGAGCGAGAAGTTTACTATCAAAAGAATAGAACTCAAGTTGAAATCAAAGACAATTATTTTAAAATTACTCGCTATGGAGTTAAACCAAATAAAGCCGCAGGTACAGAAGAAGCGGATTCAACACAGCAATATTTTAGAATAAAAGAATATTATACCCAGTCCGCAATTAATAATACTGTATATTGTACTATTACAAAAAATAATAGAACTTATACAGCAGAATTTTCAATGGTATTTGGACCTGTTGGAACAAATGGAACAGATTTTACTTTTACTCTTGAATTTGATAACAAGCAGCCTGCTATTACCAGTTCAGAAGATAGTGTAATTATTATTCCAAGAGTATATGATTATCAAAACAAAGATGTAACTGAAAAATATATTAGTAAAATATCTTATCAATGGTATAGTTTTAATGGCGATTACTATGAAGCAAATAAAAAGAACGCTATTGAAATTGGCGAAAAAGATGAGAAAACTGGTGCGGTTACATTAACTTTAAATAGTCATAATATGGAAGATTTGAACTATTTTATCTTACAAGGTAAAGTTTCAAATGCAGTTAATATTCAAAATTTGAAGAAATATGATAATTCAGATAGTGAAGATAAGACTGTTGATGGAAAAGTTGAAGTAGATAAATTAGTTGAAAATACTGGTAATAATAAGAAAGGTATAGATATTTCTTTATACACTTATTTACCAATTCCAGTTAGAAGAACAGATGAATACACTACATTTGATGGAGCTACAAGAGTTTCTTATAATACATCGGGAGTTGACCCAAAATATTATCAAGACCCATATGTAATATATCATTATGCTGATAAAAAAACTTCATCTGTAGAAAATATTAATTGGATGATGTCTTTTGGAAAAGATACAAGAAGTTCTGCTACTGGAGCGACTAATTTAAAATATTATCCTACACTTGATTCTGACCATAAACTTATTCCGCCTTCTATGTTTTTGCAAGATAATGGAAAAGAAGTTTCTGTTATTGGTTTTTCTTTTGGAAGTTCAGGTATCCAGTTAGAATGGATTCAACCATTATATATTTATCAGAATGTTTTTTCTTCAAGTTTGTTAAATTCCTGGGATGGAAGTTTGACTTTCGATGAAGAAAATGGTACAATATTATCAACGATGATGGGAGCAGGAAAAAAGGATTCTCAAAATCGTTTTAATGGTGTTTTAATGGGAGATTTATCTCCAGCTTTTGATACTGAAGAAGGCGTAAAAGCATTAGCAGATTATTATAGTGGAATTGGACTATATGGATTTAATGCTGGTCAAAAAAGCTTTGGATTAAATATTAATGGACGTGCGTTCTTTGGTAAATCTGGAAAAGGTCAAATCTTAATTGATGGTAATTCAGGTACTATTCAAAGTCAACATTTTTTAGCATCAATGAAAAGCTTTTATAATAATGAAGAGGGCGAACCTACAGATGTTAAAAAAGCTGGTATGAGAATTGATCTTGATAATGGTATTCTTGAAACATATGGTTTAGATTCTACTGCTATGATTAAGATAGATCCATCTGCGGGCGGAAAAGATGGAAAAGAAGGTAATGGAGCTTATTTTGTAGTTCGTAGTTCCGCAGGAGATAATTCAGATTCAACAGATGAACTTGACCAAGATATGGAAAAGACAAATAAAAAAGGTACAGAAATTTTTTATGCGGGTAAGAAAAAATATTTTCTTCAATCTCATAATTATACAAAAAGACCATTGTCTGTACCTGCTGAAAAAACAAATGCTGAAGATGATGATTTTCCTGAAGAAAAGATTGAATATGGTAGAGGTATAAATTTTGATTTAATGAAAGGTAAATTAAATGCTTTTAATTTTACCCTTACTGCGACAGATGCTTCTACTGGAGCCTATGTTAAATTAAACAGTGAAAATACAAATAATGGAAATCCTTATTTTGTAATTCATGGTGTTAAAAAGGATGATTCTGGAAATGTAACTCATGTTAATAATTTATTATATTTTAGTAATAAAATTCAAAGAATGCGTTCTTTAGATTATAATACACATGATGAAACTGGTACGGAAATTAATTTAACAAATGGTAAAATTACTTCTTATGATTTCAATTTAAAAGCTGTTAGAAAAAATCAAGGTATTCAAATGAGTAGTAGTGGAAAGCCATTTTTACTCATTAAAGCCAGAGAAGATCCAGACGATGAAACATCTGCATCAAAAACTTTAGTATATATTACAAATACAAAAAGTGCAGATAATAAAGCCCAGTTTTATTTACAATCAAAAAATTATAGCTCTAAAGTTGGTTCGGAAGCTGGAGTAAGAATTGATTTAGGTAATAATAGAATTACTGCATATAATTTTAATATTACTGCTTATCATCCTTATACTGATAAAGACGGAAAACCTCAAAGATATACATTAAAAATTAATAGTAACGAAAGTACAATTCCCCTTCAAGTTGGTACAAGATTTAAAGTTCATTGGGATGGAAAAGTAGAAGCTGATTATATAGAGGCAAATAGTGGTAGAATTGCTGGTTGGTATCTTATTAGTCAAACAGGTTTTGAAAGAGGTATATACAGTTATGATCCTACTGATCCAAACGGACATGGAATTCAATTATTAGCTAAAGGTGAAATTAAAGTTGGACATATTACAACCAGTAGTGTAGATTATTATATGGTTTTAGATGCTAAAACGCATACTTTTAAAAAACAAAGTGATAGACCTAATAATTTTGATGAATTAGAAAAACAAGGTAACGCTTATGCGGTTTATAAACAAAGTGAGAATGATAAAATAGGTTTTGTTGTAACCAGTTCTGGACAAGTCACTGCCAATGGAGCTCAATTAAATTCAGCTAAAATTTTAAAAGCTACGTTGACAAATTGTAAAATTCAATCTGCTGAAGTAGGAGCTTTAATTGGAGGTTCTATAACTGGAGCTACTATTAATGGTAGTACAATTACTGGTGGAACTATAAAAGGTGGAAACATTGATGGTGGAACTATTAAAGGAGCTAAAATTACTGGTGGTAGTATTGATGTATCAGGAAATATTAAATGTGGAGGACTACAAGTTGGTAGCGATACATTAACAGCTGAAACAATTGAATTTGAACATGTAGGACATAAGTCAGGATCATATGTATGTTTAAATAGTGGTCAATCATTAACTGCTGATAGCGGAGAAACTGGATCTGGTGGAAGTAGTAGCCCTGGCGTAGGAGGTTGGATTAAAGATTCGACTGGAAAAAATTGCAGTTTTAGTTTATCTATATCAGTACCATCTCATACTCATAGTGTTCCAGCAAGAAGTGTAACAGTTGGTGGATCCTATACATATTTCTTAAGTAGAAAAGTCAAAATGAGAGTATTAGGTTCTGAATGGAGCTCATCAGTAATAAGTTAATAGAAAAAGAAAGGGCAATTATGATTAGAATTTTTACTAATAAAGAAATTTATAATTTTTATTTTTTATTAAATGAAAATTTAATTAATGAAAACATAGTATTACCAATTAAAGTAAATTTTGCGATTCAAAAAAATTTTAATATTTTATTAGAACTAAGTGAAGAAATTGAGAACCTAAAACAAAAAATTTGTATTCAAAATGGAAAATATATTTCAGAGAGTAATTCTTTTCAAATAGATGAAGATAAAATTGAATCAACTCAACAACAGTTAGATGATTTAATGGAAATTAAACAAGAAGTAAAAATCCATACTATTAAATTAAAGGATTTAGAAAATATACAATTAACCTCAAAACAAATGCAAGCATTATTGTTTATGATTGAGGATGAGTAAAAGGAGAATATATTATGGCAACAAAAAATATTACTTTAACAAATTTAGAAATTTATACTAATGCTCAAGCTTTAATGGAGAATATCACAACTGATATGAATCTTCCAGTTAAAGTTGGTTTTTATATTCAGAAGAATATGAAGAAAATGACAGAACTCGCTCAGGAAATTGAAAAGTCTCGTATGGAGATTTTTGATAAATACGGCGAGAAAGATGAAGAAAACAATCAGTATAAGTTCGATAAGAGTGTTCAAGAACAAGTTCAAAAAGAACTTAATGATTTATTTGATTTAACACAGGATGTTAAAACAAATATGTTAGAGCTTGATTGGTTTGATGATATTGATTTAACTGCAAATCAGATTGCTGCAATTTCCTATATGATTGCAGATGATGATGATGAAGTAGAGGAGTAATAAAAGATGGCTAAATTGTACCCACCAAATATTAATGGGACAATTCCAGCTTTTTGTAATGATAATGGGACTGTTCTTATAACAGTCCCATTTTCTATGAATAAAGCAGTTTCCAAAAGTGAAGTTGGAGGTTTTGCTTTAAAAATAAAAACTGTAAGTGGAGTTGTAAAAAGTGCTATAAAAACTACAAATAGCAGTACATCTTCTTATAATATGGAAGACGATTATTATGCAACATTTGATGCGAGCTTTTTAGATTTTTCAGTGGGGCAATATTATAAATTTCAACTTGCTTATATAGGAAAAGATGGAATTGTTGGTTATTATTCTACAGTAGGAGTTGCTAAATATACGACAGCTCCCTCAATACAAATTAGTGGACTTAAATTCGGTAGAATTAATTCACATAATTATTTTTATACAGGTGTATATAGTCAAAAAGGTGGAGATACTACAGAGAAATTATATAGTAGTAGATTTAGATTATATGACTATGAAAAAAATGTTATTCAAGATACTGGAGAAATAATTCATAATACTACATTAGATGATTTAAATTATGAAGCACATGATACTTTCTCTGTGCCGCAAGACCTTGAATTAGATAAAACATATTTTTTAAAATATTCAATTAAGTCTGTAAATGGTTTAACTGCTAATACGCCTTTTTATAGAATTATGCAACGTCGTTCAGTTAGTCCAGAAATTAAAACTGATTTAGTTGCAACTTTAATGCCGGATGAAGGATATATTAAAGTAACTCTTGATGATAAATATGATGCAGTAATATCAGGAGCATTTGTAGTATCTCGTTCAAGTAGTTTGAATGGTTATGCTTGGGAGGAATTTAAACGCTTTGATTTACAAGCTGTGCCACCAGAAAAATGGTCTCTTTTGGACTGTACTATTGAGCAAGGTGCAATATATAGATATTCTTTACAGCAATATAATTCTAATGGAATTTATTCAGATAGAATTATTTCAAATGATGTTCCAGTTGATTTTGAAGATATGTTTTTATATGATGGAGAGCGTCAACTTAATATTCGTTTTAATCCAAAAGTATCTGTCTATAAAAAAGATTTACTTGAATCAAAAATGGATACGATTGGAAGTAAATATCCTTTTATATCAAGGAATGGAAATGTAGACTATAAAGAATTTTCTATTTCTGGGCTTATTTCTTATCAAATGGATAATGTAGAATTATTTATGAAAAAAGAAGAATTAGGCGATTTAAAACCAGAAGATATGAATGCTAATTTAACCAAAGAAAATATAACTGCGGAACGTTTGTTTAAAAATAAGGTATTAGATTGGTTAAATAATGGAAAACCGAAAATCTTTCGCTCTCCTGCCGAAGGAAATTATATTGTGCGGCTAATGAATGTTTCACTTAGCCCGCAAGATGGACTGAGCAGAATGTTACATACTTTTTCATGTAGTGCATATGAAATAGCAGAATTTAATATTACTAATTTAAGACACTATGGATTAGTAGACGCAAATGAGGATACTTCAATGCAAACAAGATGGAAAACAATCGTTCTTAGAGACGCAGGTGATAAAACTAAGCCAAAACCGCAATTACTTTCTCATCCAGCTTATTCAATTTCTTTTACAGAGATGACTCCTGGAAGTAAAGTATATATTGATGGACAAAGTTTTGTTATTGGTGCTACTGGCTCCTATTATGCAGAATTTCCTACCCACCCTATCAGAAATGTTTGTTTTGATTGGACTCAAGATATGAATGGTTTATTTACATATAGTTATAAGACAAGATCTATTACTATCTTTGGAACTATTAGAGATGTTCAAATTGTTGATGTTCCAGTTAGACAATTTATTGGAGAAAGATATAAACAACAGAAATTAGTTGATAAATATGGTCAGCTTTATACCACTAAAGATATTTTTGAATTAATTAAAGATATTAAAACAGAAGTATTAAATACTTATTCATTAAAACTCCAACGGAGAGACTTGCGAGATATATATGTAGATGTTGAATACACTGAACCGCAAGAGGGTCAAGAAGAAAATAAGTTTGTTCCAGATGCTTCACTTAAATATTATAATGATATGTATTGTACAGGAGTTCCTATTGATTTAGCAACATTAGACCCATGGGCAATATATTATATTCGTCATAGAAGAGGACGTGTCGCAAAGAAATTCCCAAATGAAGGTTATTATGTAGAAGCAAATAATGATACATTTGCTCCATATACTGGATATGCAATAGATGGAGATTTAAAAGATTTCTTTGCTATTGGATATGATACTTTTACTGCTACCATTGATGATGAAGAGGTCAATGTGTTTGATGAAATAATGCCTATTGATATTCAAGATAGTTCTTTTATAAAAAGTTTAATAATAAATAGAGGAGTTATTGCTTATATTAGTTATTCAAAACAAGATATAACTTATACTTTTGAAGAGACTGGTAGTAAAGACCTTATAGATGCTAAATTAAAATATAAAGCTGCTGAATCAAAGCTTTTGGAAGAATATAAGAATCATAATAATACAAGAGATAGTATTGTTCAAGCTAAAGCAGAAAGAGATTTAGCATATCAAAAATTCTTAATCCTTTTAAATAAAACAATTACAGAATATAAGGAGGCGAACGGTATTATATCATGAGAGATCCTTTATTAAACAAAGATTTTTTAAAACCACTTGATGAACAAAACACACGAGAGATTTACGCTAAGGTTATAGCCTTAGATTTTGATGAAAATCCAATAGAGGAGATTACTGGTAGAATAACACAGGGTTCCATTTCAGTGAATGGAACTTCTGCGGTTCGCCGCACATGCTCCATGACAATGGTAGCCAGTGAACTTAACATTCATAATTACTATTGGGGATTAAATACAAAATTTGAATTAAAAGTTGGCGTTAAAAACACTATAGATACGATTAATTATCCAGAGATAATTTGGTTTCCAGAAGGACACTATGTAATATCTACTTTTAGCACATCTCAATCTACCAGCTCATATACTATCTCATTACAAGGTAAAGATAAAATGTGTATGCTGAATGGAGATGTGGGTGGGGCAATTACCGCATTATCGGTCGACTTTGGTAAATATGACACAATTGCCGCAGATGGCACAATTACCACAGATGATTATTTAATTAAAGACATAATTCGTGAAGCAGTTCATGAATATGCAAAAGAACCTTTTGAAAATATTATTATTAATGACCTTGATGATATAGGTATTGAGCTTATGGAATCTCGTCAGAAGGATCCTTTTTATCTTTTAATGAATTTAGATATGGATGTTGTAAATCAACTTTTCTTTTCTCCAACGCAAAGTGGGTTTTATGAATATGATACTATGAAACCAATTACAAATTTTGAAGATGGTAAATTTAAGTTCGATCAAAGAATTTCTATTGATATGGGAAATAGTATTGAACCCACTTATATTAGAACCAAAAATAGCGATACAAGATATTCTGTTATAAAAGTTCAATATGGTGATGTAGTTGGATATAAACCAACTGATTTGACATATGCGGGCGACCTTATTTTAGACGTTGGAAGCTCAGTTACACAAATGCTTGATAAATTGGTATCTATGTTAGGAGAATTTGAATATTTTTATAATATTGATGGACAATTTGTTTTTCAAAAGAAAAAGACTTATGTTCAAACATCTTGGAATAATATTATGAATAATACAACCAGTGATGTTTATGTAGAGAATGCCGCAAATACATCTTCTGCAACATATTATTTTGAAAATGCAAATATAGTAACATCTTTTAGTAATGCTCCAGATTTATCAAATCTTAAAAATGATTTTTCTGTTTGGGGACAAAGAACATCTGCAAGTGGAGCAGAGATACCTGTGCATTTACGATATGCAATAGATAAGAAACCTTTATATTATAAAACATATGAGGGAGAAGTATTTTTTACAGATAAATATTATACTAAACTAAAAGAAGATATAAAGAGTTTAACTACTGAAGAGGATTATGAAAAGCTTGAGAATTATAAATTCAAATATCCAACACCTGTTGGCTTAACTCAGCCAGAAAAGACTGTACAAGGTTGGACTCCTGGATGGTGGGATATTAGAGATTGGCATGATTATTATAAGCTTGTTACAGGAGTTGAGCCTTCTGGAACAATGAAGTGGTATTCTCGAAATGATGAATCTGGATGTGTTAAAAAAAGTTCATTAAATGAATACTGTAAAGCTCATAATTTTTCAACCTTTACAGATGATGAAAATTGTGTTTGGTTAATTGTTATAAAGAAAACTGAAGTTGATACTATTCATGGTTCAGGAAAACCAAATCCTGATGTTTTAAAAGAATGTCAGTATCATGAATCTTATGATAATGGTAAAGGAAAAATTATAACAGAGTTAGTTCAGCCTGTTATAAAAAAGAACTTTATGTATCCATATGCAGCTTGTTCTGATACTCATACTTTTTTACATTTTTTAAAAGAAAATGTTGAGAATGGAGAAAATGTATATTTTTATAATCCAAGATTTTATTTTAATGAACATGATATGGGAGATGAATTAACAGAACTAAAAAAAGAACAATTATCTATTGATAATAAAGATGAAAAGTATCATAAAGTTGATTGGCGTGAAGTAATTTATCAAATGTCAAAAGATTATAAAAGACATATGCATGATGATGATTTCTATGTAAAGATAAGTCAAAATAATAATAAGTATTATCCTGATGGATATACAGGATATGAGCAATATTATACTGACATGGATGGCTTTTGGAGACAATTATATGATCCATTTTATACAGGCTCATATAAAATTGCTTATACGACTAAGACAAAATATGATGCAAAACCAGAATCATATTATTATTATGTACGTTGTGACCAAAAAGTTGATTATGTAGTAGGTAGACAATATTATACTCAATCATTATCTGGCGAATATACAGCACTTAGTTCTTTAAGTGAAGCAACATATAAGAAATCTCCAAAAGATTATTATTATATTCATCAATGTAAACAAGGAGAAGCCTATATTCCTAAAAAGCAGTATTATCAAAAGTATGACGATGAATATGATAAAACAACATATTGGAATAATGGAATTAAAGAATCTCCAGAGGCATTAAATTTTTGGTTTGATTTTTTAGATTCTGAGGGTGAATTAAGTCAATATTCCGTTAAGAATGTTGGAACTCGGCCAAAAGCTGAAAATAATTCTGATGTTAAAGCTATCTATTTTAGAGAAACTCCTAATATTATCTATGTAGATGAAAATAGTATTGAGTACACTAAAATAAATATTACAGAAGATATGTTTTATGAGGACGGAGCTTATTATTATATTAGCGATGGCTCTGGTGGTTATACTTTAGCTTTAGACTGGAATCCTAAACAAACTTATTATATAAGTTCATTAGATTCACAAAGAGCTTTAAAACCAGGATATAGCTTCCTTCAAATACCTTCTCAATCCAGTAATATTTTTAAATTTAGTTCTCAAGGAAAATCTGCAAAAGATGAGTTAGATAATCTATTATATAATTATTCTTACTGCACAGAAACAATTTCAATGACAACATTACCTATTTATTATTTACAACCAAATACTCGTATATTTGTTAGAGATGATAATAGCGGTATTTGTGGTGAATATATTGTTTCCAGTTTTACTATTCCATTGACATATAATGGAACAATGAGTATAAACGCAACAAAAGCAGTTGAGAATTTATTTTAAGAGTAAGGGAGATAAAAAATGGCAAATAAAGTTAAACAATTTCGTTTCTACAATGATGCGGAAGCTGGAAAAGGTGATGCAAGTAATAACTCCCCAAAAACTGCAGAAATGGCAAAATTTGTTGATGGCACCATTTTTGCAGACTGTTTTCCTATTTCTCAATTAGGAATTCAGGCATTACCTGGAACAAGATTTTTATTAAACAATGCGCCTGAGACAGATTATATTTTAATTGGACAAACAGGAATTTTTGAACTTGATTTAAACAATCAAACTGAAATTACAAGTATTAAATTTGATGCTCAATCAATGGCGAAAATTAATAATCTAACAAACGCAGTATTAATTGTAGATCTTATTTATGATGATGGGGAGGACTAATATATGGGATTTTATGGTAATATAACAAATACTACTCGTACACAATTCTCATTTGACGCCACTTATCCAAGTAGATATGAAATGGATACACAAGTCGCTAATGATGGAGTATATGTAGGTAGATACGTATTAGTTGAATATGATAAAGATATTAAAGGTAGTTTATCTGGTATTCCTCAGGTTTATAAAATTACAACAGATGGATTAAATAAAGATTTCGCTTTATCAATTTCCGCTGACTTTATTGTTGGTGAAAAAGAGGATGAAGAAGGAAATAAAGTTAATCCAACTATTATTCGATGTATTACTGAAGATGATAGAAAAAATATTGCTGATGGTACATTGAAATATACAGATAATTTAATTGAACAAGGAACTGTCCTTCGAGTACCAGGTGAATTAAATGATGATGGAGAACCAATTTATAATTTAGTTGCAAATAGTGGAACTCATAAAGACCCAACAGATTTTTTATCTGATGAATATTGGGTTGCAACTGGAAATGAGCAATTTGTAATTACTATGATGACTGAAGATGAGCAAGGTCGTCCTGTAAAACAATATACTACTTTTACAGGAGCTTTATGGGAGTCTTTAGGAAATTCATCTCAAGATAGTTTTACTCTTAATTTCACCAGAGATAAACAATATTATAAGACAAGTAGAGGTTATGACTCAACCGTTTGGCAAAAAGTATTAGACAAAGGCTATGAAAAATATGTAATGGTAGCGGAGTTAAATACTATTGTACCAACATTTGACATTACCGCAGATGCACCTACTATTGTTCCATTGAGACCTCACTTTGATGTAGATAGTACAAATGTATATTATAAACTTCATTGGCAACCAACTTGGGGACTTAGAATAAGATCAAGTGAACCAGATACACAGGTGCCTCAATATGATACTGAAGGAAAACCTATAGCCGCAACCATTTTGTCTTCAAATAGTAGAGTTGAGTATCCTTCAGATGAAAATACTCATTGGACAAGAACAGAGTTTGATAAAACTACTAATTCTAAAAAGGTTCTTTATGCTCAATATAATGAAACTGGTGGAATTGATTGGGTTGAGAAAGCTCCAGAAAATGATCCACCTGTTCTTAATGCAGCTATATATTATAATAGAGATGGATTTGATCCTGATAAAGTATCTAAAAGCTGGGATAGAAAATATTTACATCAGCTTGGACTTGGAGGCAGAAGAGATCCAGCAGTCGATCCAGACGTTTCTCCTTCAGAAGACAAAGGTTTTGTTGCTGAAGGTATCACAATTGCTCCTACTGGATTAAGTGGTAACACTTATGCAAACCATAATGGTGTTGCTACACCGGAAGTAGATACTCAAGAACTTTCTATTATGTTACCATCTATTGGAGATGCTATTTCAGATGTTTGGGATTTAGTCTATGGTGGTAGAAAAACAAATGAAGCTATTCAAAAAACTCAAAAGAGAAATCCAGATGTTGAATGGTATGATGCAAGAGCTGTCCAAGATAGAACTGGATTACGTTTAGTTAAAGACGGCTTTACATATAAGATGAAGAGTGGTAAAACACAAGGCTGTCCAAGAAATTATTATAATACAGCTAATGTAAATACTATAGCTGGTTGTATTAATTCTGTACACGACTTAATGGGTATGATTATTCAACCATATAACACTTTTGATGCAATGAAAGAGAATATTACTAATAACGATGATGATACAATTTATTTTGACGTAAGTAATGATAAATATTATCGTCGTGATATGAAATATACTTATACACCACTTGCCGCAAGTGCTTATACATATGAGAGAATTGATTTATCTGAAGGCGAATTTAAACCAGATTTATATTATGTTAAGAATGGAAGTAGATATGATGTTGCTTCTGGAAAATATAATAAAGATTTGGAATATTATGTAAGAAAACTTACTGCTTCAGAAGGATATGAACAAGTAAAAGTTCAGCCATTTGATGGTAGTAAATATTATTATATAAATGAATTAACAAATGGTGGTAAAGATTTTATTTCAGAGCCTACTTATCATAGAGATAAAACTTATTATACTATGGATTCTACCAGAATTGATAAAACCCGTATAGATTTGGGAGATGATTTTACAGGTTACACTTATTATCAATATATGACTGATACCAGTACTAATAAATTAAACTCTCCTTATTATGCTATTGATTGGACTTATGCTGGTCAAAATTATGATCCAAAAGCAACATATTATGATATAAAAGAAAAATTTGCTTTAAAAGATGTTATTTCAGAACCTCCATATACTGATTTATATTTACCAGGTATCTTTTACTATAGAGCTTGGGCAGAAGATAAATATTCTAAAGTATATTGGGATGGACTTCAACATATTACTGTTTATAATAAGAATGATGATGGGACTTATACACCTGTTCAAGAGCCTCAAACAGGAGAATATTATTATCAAAAACTTCATACCGCAGGTGAGCCATATATTTTAAAAGTTGGAGAACAACCTGTAAAAGCTGATTTTGATTATCGTATTGATAATAGTGATTTAGGAACTGGAAATATTAAAGAAGGCGGAGTTTTAATTGACCATTATATGGTTAAAAAAGGTGAAAAAGTAACTGAGACATACACCGAAATAGATACTTATGAACAAGTTAAATTTAATGATCCTTCCAGTAGCTATGTATGGGATGAAGCAAAAGCTGGACCAGCTTGGGTTTTTGATAAGAGCGTTGGAGATTACGTAAGAAATACATTACCTTTTGACCCTGAAAAAAATAAACAGAATTTATATTTTGTTCAACAGAAAAAATATGTATATGTTTATGCAGGCGGTACAATAGATGAAGATAAACCTCTTCATTTATTGCCATATGCAAGAGATAGTGTAAGTTATAGAGATCCTCTTTCTGGAGATACGGTTGATGATTTCCATATAAATTATAAAGATATACAACATGGAAATCCTTGGTTTGTAAAAACTACTGTAAATAGTCATCTTCTTGGACCATATACAATTTATATTCCAGTTACAGCAACTTCTATTAGACGACAATTGGTAGATTATTATACAAATCCTGCCAGAGATGAAAAAGACCGTTTACAATATTATCAATTAGAGAAAAAGAAAATTGATAAATTCTATGCTCCAAATTTATATTATTATAAAGTTGGAGAAAACTTAGATCGTGAGAGAAAAGGTAGTTATATTCTTGAGACTAATAAACATTTAAAAGTTAATAATGTAGATGGTTATAGTTTAGCTCATTTAACAATTACAAGCGCTGATTATCATAAAATTAATGAGCATGACACAGCGACTAATCAAAGAATTTATTTCTATTATCCAAACTACTTTTATCGTAAAGAAGGCGACGAATATGTCTTAGCTCAAGAAAAGACAATGAATCCAAATGAAACTTATTATGTAATTAAGAATTTCTATATTGATTCAGATAGTATGAATATTATGCCACATGGTCAACAGTGGAATAATAAGATTAAACATATACCACCTTCAGTTTCTTTAGCGACAAGAGATGTTGGATTTACATATTATGAATTAGTAGATTTTGCTCGTAAATTAAACACTATTCATGGTATGATTTTAAAAATGAATCAAGTAATTGATTCTGAGGATACTGATACCAGAGATTTACAAACAATTCAAGGTGCTTTAAATACCTTTAATGATTGGATTTCTCACTTAGGAAAATTGGATTCTCAAGATATTGTTATTGTGGATAATTATGGTCGTTTAACAAGCGCTCCCGCAAATGTTACTCAGACTAATGAAGGACTTAACCATAAGCCAGGAACAAAACAAGATGTAACAGGAATCGCGTCAGATGTTTTCCCAATGGCAGAGAGTCTTACTTCTGGATTTAGAAATCAATGGTTAACAGTTAATGTAGATGGTAAACCAACTAAACCAATTGTTTCATTGAGACATAATTATCAACCAGTAAAAGATACTTTCTTTAATACTGATATGAACAATCCTAAAAAGGATACTATAAAGTTATATACTCCAATAGTAGATCCTAAAGGACATGTTGTTGGTCATAATGATGAGACAGTTACATTGCCTTATGGATTTAAAACTATCACTACTAATGGTAGAAGTAATACCGCATCAGGAGATAATACTGGAAGCCCAAGTGCTTCAAATGTAGTTGCAGATAACACTCAAGATACTCTTGGAATTAATTCTGGTAATAAATGGATTAGAATTGATACAAATGCCAGTGCAGATACAATTACTATTAGTCATGATATTCATACTCCAACAGTAAGTGCTAAGAGTCAAACCGATTTAAATAATCCTGCAACAGATAGTATTACTATTCAAGATACAACTTATGATAATGCGGGCCATATGACCGCAAATCAAGATCATAAATATATCTTGCCTTATGGATTTAAGTATATTACAACAAATGGTCGTGTATCAAATAATAATACAGAAAATCTTGCGGCGCAAGGTCAAATTGCTGCTGACAATACTCAAGATACGTTAGGTATTAATTCTGGAGATGAATGGATTCGTATTATAACAAATCCAGATTCAGATGTACTTACAATTAGCCATGATGCTAAGAATACCAGCTCTGTAGATGGTGGAAATATTAGTTTGAGCAATGAAGAAAATGGAACAACATTTTCAATTACTTTATATGATTTTGATAGTAAAAATCATTTCAGTAAAAAGACAACTACAAAATATACTCTACCAAACAGTTATGGTAAAATTGCGGCAGATGTAGGAACAACTACAGAAGCTTCATGTACACATGATACATTTACTTTAAGTGGAGATAGTTGGATTAAAACAACTGTTAGTAAAGATAAGGTTAGCTTTGCTCATCAAGCTCCGCAGACAAGTAATTTAAGTTCTACCGTTGAAGATACTAATAAAACTCCTGCATTGGGCGGAACATTTAGTATTCCTAAGATTTCATATGATTCAAAAGGTCATGTATCAAGTAAAACAAGTTATACAATTACATTACCTTCATTGAGTTTATCTGGAACTAAAGGTAGCACAGATAATGTAATGACTAATTTAACATATTCTAAAAATGGAGATACATTTACTGCTACTTTTGGAAAGATCGGAGATTTAGCTTTAACTGGTTATTCAACTCCAACTTCAATAACAACTGATATTGCACCAACAGATAGTTTAAATATTGGTCTTGGTAAATTAAGATATTATATTACTAAAGAAGTTGAAGATAGAGGGTCAGCTATTACTAAAGAAGTAACAGATAGAAATAATGCTATTACTGCAGCTATTGATGATTTAGATTATACAGATTTAGAATCTGATGAAAAATATGTATCAAAAGTTGATGAATCTGCTGGTGTAATAAATGTGACACATAAAAATTTCCCAGTTGCGACAGTAGATAAAAAAGGTTTAGTTCAAGTAGTAACTGATCAAAATGCAGCAGAAAGATATGAAGATTATCAAGTTCCTTGTATGGAATTAATAGATGATTTATGGGGACAATTAGATTCTTTAACATCTATAACTAATTCAATTAATTATAAAGCAATGGTTAAAAACGCTTCTACTGGTGAAATTACTCAGGAAGATAAACAGATAACTTTTATTGAATTTGTAAATAGAATAAGCTTAATCGAAAAACTTTTAGTAAATACTACTAATAAAACTTTAGATGATCCAAGCTTAGCGACTTCTTAATTTTTAAATATCCTGGTCTATTTATCATAATAGGCCAGGATTATTTAATTTATAAATATATATTTTGATTATTTATAGGAGAAAATGAAAAGGAGGTAAATGTTTTGGCTTCTTATACAACAACACCTGGCAATTATGTAAAATTTTTGCGTGGTACTCCAACAGCCTGGGCAAAGATTCCAGAGGCAGAGAAAGATAAAGATACCCTGTATTTTATATCTGCAACAGATGGAAGGACAGGCCAATTATACTTAGGACCTAAATTAATTATTGGTGAAATTTCCAATATTAACAATATCGGCGATTTACAAGATGTTCTTATTTCAGAAGATATTACCGCTAATAATATATTAATCTATGATGATAATCAAAAGAAATGGATTAATAAACCTATTTTTGAGGTTTTAAGTCAAATTGTTACAATAATGGTTGGAGCAAAAGATGACTCCAATGGTTTATCTGGTTTAGTACCACCTCCAAAAGCAGGAGATAATAAGTTATATTTACGTGGTGACGCAACGTGGGCTAATCCTACTGCCGCAGTTGAGCTTGTTTTAGATACTCTTGTTGGTAAAGACACAGGAAAATCAATTCGAGAAATCTCTAAAGAAGAGGTTTTAAAAGTAGTTGATGGCGCTTCAGAAAAATTCGATACATTAAAAGAGATTGAAACATGGATCGAAAATAATCATAATGCTTCCGATATCATAAAACTTGATAATCGAGTTACTAAACTTGAAGGTACTGTTGGCGATTCTACCAAGGGATTAGTTAAAGACGTTACTGATTTAAAAACATTCTCAGAAAAAGTAAATACAACTTTATATGGTGATGAAACTGGTACAAATCAAGGTCTTGTAAAAACCGTTAGTAGTTTACAAACTGAGATGGTTGAAGTATCTAATAAGGTAAATATTCTTGACGGTAGATTAAAATGGCAAGACATTAATGAAACTGAATAAAAAAAAGGAGGGCAATAATAAATGGCTAATGTTTTAAAAGACGCTAAAGTTGGCTTTCTAACCGGTGCTCAGAGTTCTATTGATACCATGTTATCTAAAGGCGCCAATGCCGGAGCTAAACATGGTTATTTTTATTTAACAAAAGATTCACATAGATTATATGTTGGTAATAGTGATGGAAGTATTTCCGCTGTAAATGAAGGTGTACAAACTGTTACTTATTTAGGAGATTTACCAACACTTCAAACTGCTGCTGACAAAGTAGCTTATACAGGACGTTTCTTCTATGTTCAGTATAAGGAATCTACCGCAGGTCAAGTAGATAGTAATATTGCTAATATTCTTTGTGTATATAATGGTAGCGCATGGGTACAGATTAATGCCAATACTGATACTCATATTAATTCTAATACTTATACAGCTTCTACCAGTGGAGCTACTGCAACTATCACAAATGCGATTGGTAGTACAGATGGTGGTAGTGTTACTGGTAAATTTGATATTGTTACTGCGGGCGGATTAAAAATTGCTAAGACCGCAGGTGCAACAAATAGTATTACACTTACTGGTGATAAATTCACTTTAGCTGCTGGAGATGGCGCAGCTGGTGAAGTTAAACTTAATTTAACTTCTGCTAATGGTCAAGCTGGTAGTTCAGTTACTTTAAAGGCAGACCCAAATACAACTGTTCTTACAAGAAAAGATAATGTAATCACTCTTTCTGGTAGAGTTAATGCTTCTTTAGCTATTGCTAATGCAGAAAAAACTGGTTTTACTGTAACAGTAAAAGATAATCAAGGTAAGACTGTAACTGGTTCTTATGATCCAATTATTAAGTATGGTAGTAAGGCTCAAAGTTCTACTAAATTAGTTAATGGCGTATTTAATATCAACGCATATAATAAAGAAGAAATTGACCAATTAATGAGAGACCTTAATGCGATGGAATATCGTGGTACTGTTGGAGCAAATGGTAGTGCTGCTACCGCATGGGCAGAGCTTCTTAAATTACCTCAAAAAATTGGTTATACATATTTATTTAGTTCACCGATTACTGTAAATAGTGCTGAACATACAGCAGGTACTTTAGCTATCGCTCGTGGTACTGAATATACAGCTGCTGATTTAGCCGCAGGTACAATCACAAAAGCTGAATTAGTTGGTACTATTAATCCAGCAACTCTTACATGGGATTTTGTAGAAAGTACAAATGATACTGATACAACTTACAAGTTGTATACAGCTGCTGAGGGAGTTGGTTTTAAATTACGAGATTCCTCAGGTGGTAATAAAGGTCAAATTAAATATGCTGGTGCAGGTGGATTGACAGTATCTCAATCTCTTCAAGGTGGAGTAGATATTTCTGAAAATAAACCAGCTGAGAATGTAATTACAATTACTCATAACACTGTTACCAGAACTGATACTAATACTAATCCAGATAAAATTAAATTAGGTTCTCAAACTCCTGTGACACATTTGAATGATACTATTACCATTCCGGTAATAACAGGTATTAAGACAAATGCTGAAGGACACGTAACAGGTGTAAATACTGTTAATTATGAACTTAATGATACTGCTACTGTAATTACAGGAATAACCAGTTCTGCAAGTGCTAATGCAGATGGTTCTGTTGCTTTAAAGACCAAAGTTACTGCTACTTCTTCAAGTGGTAAAGATATGGTTCAAAACGGAACTGCTACAGCAACTATCAAGTCAAGTTCTTTGACTCTTGGAGCAAGTGGATCTTCAGTGTCAATTGATATGACTTGGGGCGAGTTCTGATAATTTTAATTTTCTATTTTTTATTCTAAATAGAGAGAATTATAGGGATTAAAAAGAGAAATTCTCTTTTTAATCCCTTTATTTTTTTAAATATATATGAGATAGAAAGGAGATACCGCATAATGGCAAATGCAAGATTTAGACCAGTTCGTGGTTTAGAGGAAAAAATCCTTAAAGGCAAATACCAAGAGGGTTTCGTTTATTTTGCAACCGATACTGGAAACATTTTCATTGATGCTCAGGGAATTGCAAGAATCCCTATGGGCGGTCGCGGTGCCGCAATTATTTATGCAAAAGCTACTTTCGTTCAAAACTCCGGAGATGACTATTATACATTCTATATGGATGAACTTGAAAATCCAGATGATAAATTAAAAATTGGAGATTTAGTCATTAATAATGATGGAAGTTTTTACAAAGTTGTAGATATTGATGAAATAACAAAAGCTGTTACTTGTGCAAGAATCGCTGTCAGTGGAACTGGCGGAGGCGGTGAAGGTGGTGGAACTACTTCTACTAAAAAAAGAGGTCGTTTAACTGTCACAGGTATAACAGAAGCAGATTTATTAAATGGTGATAAATGTAAAATCCAAATTTTAGTAACATCTGCAACAGAAGATGGTAGTCCTGTTGACCCAGGAAAAGATGCAATGAAAGTTACAATTCAATTTTTTGCAGATAATGGTGCTGTACCATTTTACACCGATACAAAAAAGGTAACTCATGCTGAACCTATCATTTATGATGCCACTGAATTTATTCGTCAATCTACTGAAAATAAAATCGTATTTACAGTAGAAGGTAGTAAAGATAATATTTTCTACAATAGTGGTACTGCAACTTATTTCGTTACCACTCATGAACTTTCTATAGATTGGATTGACAGCCAGTTTAGTGCTAATAAGTTCTTTAGTACTGAAATTCCTGTAGCTGTTAACTTTGCAACTGGCGCAGACCGTATTCTTGATGTTTACTTTGATGATTTCTTAGTATATACTCAAACATATAATACTGCAAACACTACTGCAAATGCAACACCAGTTATTACAAAAAATTCAGTCATTTACGATAAAAATACAAATAATTCCACAGGTATAGCGCTTGGTGATAACTATAACCATGGTCGCCATATAATTAAAGCTCAATTAAGTTTAGCTAAATCAAATGGTTCTCGTGGTAGTGCGACTCCTATGATTTCAAAAGAAATTGGTTTGTATGTAAATGAAGGTCAACCTTTAATTTGGTTTGGAGCAATGCAATCAACTTATTATGAATTTGATAACCCAATTGTTCCAATTAAAGTATATGATCCTAATAATACTGGTGACATCGCAATTTATTTATTTATTGATGGTACAGATGCACTTGATGGTTCATACTATACCGCAAGAAATGATGACAATTCATTTACCTATTGGACATTAACTAATTTAGTAGCTGGTCAAAATACAACTTATCAAGTTCGTATTGGTCAAGATGATACTGAAACATGGGCTACAGTTCCAGATTTTACTGTATTAAAAGACCCTCGTAATATGGGTATTGCTACTACTGGATTAAAAGTTAATGTTGATTCAAGAGGTCGTTCAAACTCTGAATCTGCTAAGAAACGTTCTGTCTTAGACATAGGAGATGAACATGCAGTATTTAAAGATTTCAACTGGTATAACAACGGTTGGATTATGGATGATACTAATACTACTTGTTTAAGAATTAGTAATGGAGCTTCTGTTAATTTCCCTATTGGAGTTAGCACTTTTGCAGGAGAAGAAAATCCTTCAAAAACTATTGAATTAAGATTAAAAGTTCGTAACGTACAAAGTTATGAAAAATTAATTACTACATATACTCGTTATACAGTAATTGATGATGTTGCTCCAGAAATTAAGAGTTGGACTGATGATGAACTTTTCAAACAATTCTTGGATCAAAGAACTGCAGTTGGTGGTTATACTAACTACGATGCTTTCTTGTCTGTAAAATTGCCTCAATTAAAAGAGCAAGGACAGAATGTTCCTTCTTATGATGAATTGCTTTACAAAGGTTTATATCGTGATTACAACTTAACAGCAGCCGCAGTAAAATATATCGAAGATGGAATTGATGACAGTGCCATTTCTAAAACTTCTGCAATCTGTCTTGGAGCGCAAGATGGTTACTTTACTAATGGTATTAACGCAGTAACTATTGACTTCGTAGAAGATAAAATGCTTAATATTACTATTGTTTATAACAATGGTAATGCACAAGATTCAACAGGTGAAAACCGCTTAATGAAAGTTTATTTAAATGGTATGCTTACCAGCGTAGCTCGTTCTACTGCAACAAGTGAATGGTCAATTAATAATAAGAATCTTGTTATTAATTCTTCTAACTGCGATATTGATCTTTATAAATTTAGAGTTTATAACAGAGCTTTAGGTTTAACTGAAATATTGAAAAATGTTGCATATGATAATACTGACACAACTGCTTGGGATTTAGCTGAAATGTCTATACCTAATAAATCTACCGATGAAGAATATCAATTCTCTTACGATAAGATGATTAAGTATAATAAAGAGCATCCAAGAACAGAAAATATCATGCCATATATTATCTTTACAACAGACCAAGATGATACTTTATCAAAAGGTAATCTTCCTTGGAGAAAAGATACACCTATTACTGCTGATATGGAGTTCATTAATACTGGACTTGAAAGAGCATATTCAATGGGTAATTTATCCGCTGAAGCTACTGCCGCAGGTCAAGAACTTGAAGATTATTACCTGCATCATTGTCCATCATTTACAGCTAAAAATATTGCGTTAAGTGTACAAGGAACATCTTCTGAGTTCTATCCACGTCGTAACTATAAAGCTAAAACTAAGATTAAAGTTGATGATTTGGATGCAGATGGAAAGAAACAATATGATAAATATGGTGATGTAATTCAGAAAAACGAATATGCAATGGTTGCTCATAAAGGGCCTTTTGCCGCAGATTATGAACTCGGTAAAAAGAAGAAACTTAAATATTTCTATTATGACAACAACACTGTTGGATGTAATAAATTTACTTTAAAAGTAGACTTTATGGAATCTTCTGGTTCTTATAATATGGGTCTTGCTAACTTAGTAAATTACGCTTATTCACATCATCCTCTTGAAGATTACAATGGTTCTAATGCATTTTGTCAACTTGATGAAACAAAGAGTGAACAAAAAGCTATCGCTAATGAAGCTGGTAACTATAAAGCAGGAACAGTTTATTACTATTATAATCATAAAGGAAATCTTAAAAATACCAGAGATGATGAATTAAAAATGTTATCATCTGCAGAAGATTTCGCTTTAGGTCCTCGTGGATTAGCTCAACGTGAAGGAGTATCTAAGGTTCTTGGTGGAATTGGAGAAACACCTTCTTATTCAGCTGATGCTCAAGGTAGCGCAATTAAAGATAAATTAGCTGAATGCACAAACGTTTGGTACGAATATGTACCTGGATATAAGACTGCCAAAGTTGATCATTTAAGTGATTATAGAACATCTGTTCAAGGTTTCCCAACTTTAGCCTTCTGGCAAACAAAAGCCATGAAAGAAGCTGGAACAGAACCTTTATTTATTGGTCGTTATAATATGCTTCTTGATAAAGGTGCTGCTGAAGCTTATGGATTTTCTGGAATCGGTATGAAACAAGCTTTTGTTGACCATAAGAGTACAGATGATATTGCAGAATGTTGGGAATTTGAAAACAACTCTCGTGGATTTTGCTCATTCAGAGACCCATGGAACAGACATACATTATCTTTTAAAGCTCCTGATAATGCTGATAATAAATATACTGTAGCTAAGGCGCCAGTAGTAGCCGATTCTTTTGAATATAGATATAATGCACTTGATGATTATATTGATTATTTAGTGAATTTGGAAAACTCTTCAAGTAACTCTAAAACTGTTAAAAAATTACAAGATAAATTAGGAATTGATATTGCTAATAATCTTGACGAAGGTAGAAATAAATTACTTGAAATTTATGGAAACTGGGAAAAAGCAGTTGCGTGGGTATGGAGTACAGCAACAGATGCTTTAATTGATGTTAATAACGATCCAAAGAATCCTCTATTAAAAGAAGTTCCAAGTTTAAATACTTATGTAGAAGTCGATTTAGGCGAAAAAATCTTTGAAGCAGGTATTTTCTATTTTGAAAGTACTGAAACAGGACAAAAGGTTAAAGCACAAGTATATAATAAAGATGTAACTTATTATGAACTTCAAGCTGATGGAGAATATCGTAAGATTCTATTAACTGATGACCCTGAATTAGTCTACAAAAAGAATAAATTCTATACTAAGAATAGTTCTGGTAACTATTTATTAGCAGAAGAAGGCTTTGTAGAGACTGAAACATATTATAAGGCAGTTAATAATGAAAGTAGTATTGAAGAGTTCTGGAAATTACCAGTTCCTGTTCAATATGGTAATACAACTTATAATTATGATACAAAAGAATATCGTTTAGCTAAATTTAAAAATGAATTAACAGATCATTTTAATCTTGAATATTTAGCAACATATTTTGTTATCACTGAAGTTCTTGAATGTTATGACTCTCGTGGTAAAAACTGTATGATGGCATCTTGGGGACCACAGAAGAAAGGCGGAGAGTATATTTGGTATCCAATTTTCTATGATATGGATACTCAATTGGGTATTAACAATACTGGTATTCCATCATTTGAATATAACATTGATGCAACTGACGATGGAACATTCTCAACAAATGATAGTGTTCTTTGGAATAATTTCTACTCATTGTTCTTAGGAATTATTAAAGATAAATATGAACAATTAACTGGTGTACCGAGTAGTAACTTTGGTACTTTAAAGAAACCACCGTTTACCTCTATAGATGTTATTGAGAATATTTATAAATGTGATCCAAACTTTACTAAGAGTCATTCAATGGAAGGTTTAAGACCTCTCTTAGCAATGAACCTTGATGAACATTATAAATACATTTCAATCACAAATCCAAAGGTAGGATATCTTGGTTCTGGTACAACACCAGAGGTACTAAAAGATACCAGTGACACATATTTCTACGCTTTACAAGGAGATAGAAGTATGTCACGTGAGCAGTTCTTAACTAACCGTTTCAATTATATTGATTCTTGGTTATCAGTTGGTAACTACAAACGTGGTGGACAAAACAGAATTCGTTCTCGTATTTCCGCAAACAGTCCTGCAAGTACATCAGATAAATGGATTGAAGGTACTGCGACAAATGGTGCAGAAGGTATTATTACTAATGAGCCATACTATGATCCAGTCACAGGTAAGAAGAAACATATGTTCGATGGTGAATATTGGTTATCAATGACACCTGTTCGTAAAATGTATGTTACTGTTGGAACAGATACCGCAAACTTTGATTCTATGAAATATACTGGAACTCCAGTTAAATTTACTACTCCAGACCTTGAAAATGGTATTCGTAAATCTGGTAACTATAAAGAGCAGTTGTACTATATTTATGGTTTGGACCAAATGAAATCACTTGGTGATTTAAGTAAGCTCTATTTCCAAGAGTTCGAGTTGTCTGGTAATGCAACTAAGATTACAGATTTAAAACTTGGATATGATGGAGTAGATGAAGAAAATAATCACTATAAAAACGCAAATGTAAATAAATGGACTATTACTGGTTCAAGTGGATTGCCACTTGTTAAAGAAATCAATTTAAGTTATATTACTTTTAAAGATAATAACGTAACATTTGATTTATCTGCAAGTGAAAAACTACAGAACTTTAGAGATACTGGTTCAAACATTACTCAGGTTACTTTTGCTGATGGTGTTGCACTTGATACATTACATTTAAGCGCTTCAACCGCAGCTTTAAAATTAACTGAAGCAAGATTATTAACTGATCTAATTGAAACTTATAAAGTTCCAGAAGAAAAAGATAAGAATAATCCAAACGGAGACTTAGTAGCTCAAAAAGGACTTTATATCGAAGGATTAACTGATAAAGAAGTTGGAAAAGGAACATCTAATTTAACAACTTTAAATATCATAGGCGGAGGCTTAGGATATAACAGTTATAAATTATTAAATAAATTCTATGCGGCAACCGCTTCTTTAGGCGCGCAGAGAAAGATTAATATGGCTGACGTTCAATGGAGTCCATACGTATTAGTAGATGATCCAGAAGCTACATTTAGTGCAAGTTCTCAATACTTTAGAGATGATGGTCACTTTGGATTAGTTGCCTTCACAGCAGAAGATTATAAACAACATCCTGGAGACTGGATTCAATATATCAATAATGGTCAGATGTACGAATATGATAGTGCTATGAAGACTGTTGATATCACAGATACTAAATTACTTGAGAATTTAATCTCTAATGCAAGTTTCATTGGTGTTTCCAGTGGAACAAAAGTTCCTACAATTTCTGGTTACATTTACATTAATAATGAAACCGCAGTTGAAGAAAGCGCAATTCAAGACTTGTTAGTTAAGAATTATCCTAATTTAACATTCTTCTTTAAGAAAGTTACTAAAGGTTTTGCGGCACGTTTCGTAATTCAAGATAAAACCACTGATTCCTTAACTGGAGTTGTTACAACAACAGAGACCTTAATTGGTACAGATAAGATTGGTTTACATGAATTTGAAACAAATCCAAAAGTTTTCTTCACAAATCCAAAAGATAGAACTGAATCCTCTTTCAGTGAGACAAGAATTAATGCATTAAAGCCTTCTCAAGACTTTATTGGATGGTCTACAACTCCTGATAGAAGTGGATTGATTGAGTCTTATGATACAAACTGGGTTACTTTATTAGGTAATACTGCAATCCATAATTGGGGAACTCAACAATTATTAGCTGATCAAACTGATTATACATTCTATGCTGTATTCGAAGACCACCATTGGGATGTAAGATTCTATCTTGTAAACGATGATGGTTCTGAGAGAGAGATTGAAAATACTTATGGAAATAAGATTGGATATTCTGTTGTTCATGGAAGCGCATTACATGATCCAAATTATCTTGTTCAAAATCCAAAAGAAGATAGTCTTCCTATTACAAGTAAGTATAGATTCTTAGGATATACAAGAAGAATTTCTGGTGAAAATAATGTATATGGTTCCGCAACTTTAGCTCCTGTTATAGATTTAACAACAATTAAAGCTACTCAAAACTTAAAGTTCTATGCGGCCTTCAGTGTTGAAAATGTTTACGATAATCCTACTGATGATAAGTATTTTGAATTTAATTGGCAAACAGACCAAACTTATTCTATACGTGTTAAACCTGGTGTTTCTTTAACAGGTAAAATTACTATTCCAAAACAGTATGATGATAAGGTTCATGGCAAAGCAGATATTAGTATAATTCAAGAATTTGCTAATCAGACAGGAATAACTCATGTATTCTTCTATGAAGATGCTCCTTTGAAATATATTAAAGAAAATGCATTCCAGAACTGTTCTCAAATGAAGTATTGCTATCTTCCAAATAACTTAATTGAAATTGGAACTATGGCATTTAGAATGTGTGCAAACCTTATTTGGACTGGTTTACCAAACAAGTTGGAAAAGATTGGTAATTTTGCATTCAACCAGGCTCTTGCTGATGCTCCTTCTGGAGACTTCACAATTATCATTCCTCCAAGCGTTAAAACAATTGGAGATTCAGCTTTCATGTATATCATGTGTACATCTACATTGAAGTTTTTATACATCGGTACTGAAACTGAAAACAGTAAATTGACTTCTATTCAAGAGAATTCTTTTGCACAGAATGGTGAAGCTATGATTACTGATCCAGAAGCTAAAGCATTCATTTATGGTGCTTCTGAACAAATGAAACCACTGATTAAAAAATCTTTGGCTAAAATGTATGCAGACCCTGAAACAATGATTGAATTCAAATAAGGAGGATTCTAAAAGATGACTAAAACTGTTTTGTATACCTATTTAGGTACTAATGGAACAATCACAAGTACAGTTCATCTTGAAGATATTTACTATATTCGTAAATATAGATTAGTAGCGGACGCAAGAAAAAGTCTTACCAAAGATGGTAAGACTTTTGTCCAAAGCGTTACTATTCCAGAGGATGAACTGGATGAATGGCGAGAAGTTGGCCAAAAATAATTATAAATGAATCTCTTTCTTTCATATCTTTTGAAAGAAAAAGTAAAGAGGAAAGAAGTAGTTTTTCTTTCCTCTTTTTAAAATTCTAAGAAAGGATTGGGATAAAATAGATGATTACCTATGTAAATAGTCAGAATAGTGCAAGATATAATCGTCTTTTCTCAAAAGCTACAAAAGCTTTAAGTGATGCTGGCGAGTTAAAACTTACATACGTAGAAGTTCCTTTGGAAGAAAGCCAATTCGGAGAAGGAATGTATTTTGTAAAAACAAAAGACGGTCAATATGTCCAAGCAACTAATGCGTTTGACCCAACAGAAACATACTATGAACCAAGTAATGGTATTACATCTCTTGCTGAGTATTTTGGTAGTATCGTTGAGTTAGCTGAAATTGATAAAATCTATACAGTTCTTCCATTAGATGAAGATGTATTTGAAATTGATGCTAATACAAGAGAAATTTCTGTTCCTCAAACATTTGCTAAAAATGGTGTATCCGTACAAGGTGACCATATTTCAGAAATTGTTTATTTCTTAGTAGATCGTTTTTATGATAACCAAGATTTAGATAACTGTAATGTTTATATTGAATGGCAATTAAGTCAAAAGGATGAAAACGGTAATACTATTCAAGGTATTTCCGCACCTTATATCGCTGATGTAACAAGTAATCCTGGTAAGATTTTAATTGGATGGTGTTTAAATAACGACATCACAAAATATGCTGGTAATGTACAGTTCGCAGTTAGATTCTATATCCAAGATGAAGTTACTAACATGCTTACTTATTCTTTATCAACAAAGACCGCAACTGTAGCTATTAAGTCTACATTAGATTTCAACATTCCGCAGATGATGCTTGATGGCGAGAATGTATTTGATGAAGATGATAAGAAAGTTCTTGAAAGATTAGTAGATTCTACTGCTACTGGAGATACTACAAAGGCTATGCCTCCTGTATTTATCGAGAATCTTGCAGAAACAGTATCTTTCGCCACAGAAGTTGGTTATACTATGCAGCAAGTTGAAGCAGTTTCCCCAGATGGTGGTACTTTATCTTATGTATGGAGAATGTATGATATTGATACAAATGAATATATTGGTCTATTAACTGCTCAAAATATTTATGTTCAGACTACTGATACTGCTCAGAGTGATACTAAATATTATTATAAATCTACTGCTACAGAAGATGGAGTTCCAGCTTATGAATTAATGACAGAAGAAGAATTAAGAGCTGTAGATTGGGCTACTCCAACAGGCGTTCTTGAAAGAAAATCTCAAGTTAAGATTACTGCTACTGGACGTTATGTAGCTGTTGCAACAAACCGTGTAGGAAAGAGCCGTGAAAGCACATTAAGTGTTATTTGCCAAATCTTCCACCCAAGCGAAGTTACTATCGTTAAAGACATTGATGAATCTTTAGTTCTTAAAGAAGCTGAAGAGTTCAAAGGTGTTTTAACAACTCAGACTGGTAAGAGTGATAGTGGTGTTATTACATATCAATGGTATAAGATTAAACCAGAAAATGTAAAAAATGCTTTTGATGATGAAGGTAAATTAAAGAAAGTTCAAACTAAACACTATAATAATAAAGATAAACCAAATCTTGTTACAAGTGTTGAAATCAATGCTCCTTGGGAGAAAATTGCGGACGCTGTTAATCCAATTTATACAATTGTAGGTTCCAATGATGCAACTGATAAAGCTGGAGCAGTTGGAGATGGATATTATGCAGTAGTTGCTACTAATAGTATCAACAATGAAACTTCAACTGAAGAGACAAGAAATTGTCGTGTAACTCATACTGCAAGTCCTGTTACTATTGAAATCTCAAGTTTCGATGGACATGGAGATCCAGTAGTAGATACTCCTAAAAGAACTGAATTAAAAGTTGATTATGCTATCGCTCATAGTTATGGATTGAAAGTTGATTATTCATTAGCTAAAGAACGTGGCGAAGGTCTTATGAGAACTGATGCCGATACTGTTACATATCAATGGTATAAATACTATAGAGGTACAAACAGTAACATTGATGAAGACGTTCAAGATGCGGCACTTGGAAATTATAACTTTGATGGTGATGTTCCTATTGATGGAGAAACTCAACCAATCTTTAAACCAAAAGATAATGAAGGCGGATATTACTATTGTATGGTTAGAAATACATATAATGGAACAACCGCAGATAGATGTTCTAAGTTTTTCTTAGTAGTTTCTACTCAAGAGTAATAAAACAGTTAAGGAGGGTTAAGCATGGTTACTAATATGCAGGAATATTATGATTTACTCTATCGTATTCAAGATCAAAATAAGCCGAGCTTAGCTGTTTTAATTCCATCTACAGAAACAATTTATGATGTTGATCTGTCTACAAGAACAATTAATGGGCCAGCCTCTCTTGGTGTAGAGGCTGACCATCGTTCTGAAATTATCTATTTTAAATTAAATAGATATTATGACCATATGGATTTAATTAATACAACTTGTTTAATTCAATATGAAAATGCGGAAGGAAAATCTGGACTTTATGTAGTTCCTTTTTATGATGCAGATACTTTTATTGATGAAGATAAGTTGCTAATTCCATGGTGTATTAGTGGACGAGTAGCTGCGGCCGCAGGTAAAGTAAAATATTCAATTCGATTTTATAGTATAGATAGTAGTAAATCTGAATTAACTTATAATTTAAGTACAATCGAAACTACGACTGAGATTAAACAAAGTTTAGTAGTAGATATTAACTTAGATGAAGAAGGCGATAATGACAGAGTACAGAGAATTCTTGATACTAAAGAATATACTGTAACTGAACAATTAATCGCACGAATTGATCAAATTAATAAGCAAATGGACATATTTTGGCAAGACGCTTATTAAAGATATAGGGGATAAGACATTTTGTCTTATCCCCTTATTTTTGTTTAATAGGCCAAATTATAATAATATTTTTGGTCAAGTTTTTATATATCATAGAATGAAATTGACTTAACGTCGTTTTTATGATATAATTAACTCAGAGAGAAAGGAGGATTTTCCTTTTGGCAAATTATGTTAAATTTAAACAAGGTTTAAAAAAGGACTTTAATACAACAAATCAGCCATTAACAAATGGTATGATTTATTTTGTTATAGATGAAAATAATAATGGTTCTATATACTATGATACTATTGTTGATGGCAAACAAGCTACTAAAAAAGGAACAGTTCATAGAGTAAAATTTTCTGGTTTACCAATTAAAATAACTGGTTCTGTAATAGGAACAGGTGTTATTTCTAAAGATGGCGAAACTATTGAAATAAATACATCAACTAATCACTCTCATGGATTAGCGCATCAAGATTTTACTGTAACTTTATCAAATGATGATACTAATTTAAAATGGACAAGATTAGGAAATCAAAATGGGGAAGGCTTTTGGTTAAAATCTATTAAAGGAGATGTTAAAGCTCCAGCTTGGTTCCAACCTAATTATGGTGCTGGTGTTGTTTTTGGTGGCGGTAGTACAAAGGGTATTATATCTGTCAAATATAATGAACCCAGTGTTAGATTTGCGGGAGGAAATGGTGATGCTCCAGTTTGGTATTTTACCATTACTGGTTCTAATGATAAAACTTATGATTTAAGTAAAATTGGTGGTCATTCAAGTGATAGCGCAAAATTAGATCATAATGTAACTTTTAAGATTGCTTCTACTGCTGATGCAACTAATGGTGCTAATGGTACTAAAACTGATTTATCTGGTGCCGCAGTTAATTTATATTTGCCAACAAAAATATCTGGTTTTGATTTATTGCAAGCCACACGTTTTCAAGGAACCGCAGATAATGCAGATACAGTTGATTATTTTCATGTAGCTGAAGAAAAATATAAATATGAAACAACTAAAGCTCAGCCTACTTCTGGCGCAGATTGGTGTATAAAAATTTCTACTCCAGATTGGAATTCAACAAGTGAAACTATTTATTTATCAGCTCAAGGATATAATTCTTGGGGAACAATTATTTTAAAAACTGGTTCTCGACAAAATAATTGGTGGGGATATGCTACTAATTATAATGGTACTGGAATTATTGGAGTTTACAAACTTGTAACTGATTCAGATGATGTTTATATTAAAGTTGATGGGGCTTATACTTCAGTAAGGATTAGAACAACTTTTAATCCTACAATTAGTATTCCAGCTACTATTCCAGATTATAAATTTACAAGTGTCCCATGGCAAGGAGGATTCTTCAGTAATGCTATTTATACCGACACTTTAACTTTTACAACACCAAAGTATTGGGCAAATATTCCAATCTCTGATAGTTTAAAAACAGATACTCAACCAACTTTTAATACAGCTTATGTTTCTAACTGGTGGCGTTCAACTGGTAATACTGGATGGTGGAATGAAACTCATCTGGGTGGTATTACCATGGAAGATGATACATATGTAAAAGTTGCTGGTAATAAGAGTTTTTTAATTCCAAAAGGCTCTTTAAAAATTGGTGGCAATGGAGATATCTTTTTTGCTACCGGTGATGATGATGCTACTTTAAAAATATATGGTCAAACCAATACTGAATATGGAACTGAAACTATTGCGATTCAAACTTGTTTTGATAATCAAGACCCGCAAACATCAGGACATACTACTCAATATGCAAATAGATGTAATTTATTATTACAGCCAAGAGGCGGACAAGTTTACATTGGTAAAAATTTAACTGCTGTTGGAGATACTGGATATAAATTATTAGTAGATGGTAACCAATGGACGAGTGGGAGTCAATGGGTTAATGGTAATTTATTATTTACCGATATTACTGGAAATACAGCTGATACAGGAATGAGCTTAAAAGGTATTTATGGTCGTATTGGTGATAATGATGGTTGGAGAATTGCCGGTGGAGCAAGAGCAAATAATGCAGGATATCTTGAAATTGCTACTAATAATGATATGAATGAGCCTATTTACGTACGTCAATATGGTGGCGGAGGCGGTTGGAATGGATATGTATCTCTTGCAAGAACATTCACTTTATTAGACGCTGTTGGACGGTCTCGTGCGCCTGAATTGTTTGAAGCTAAAAAGATTCATGTTAATAGCCTATTGGATCAAAGTGTAGCAATCGCAGATATAGGCTATCAATTTCAAGTTACTGGAACAAGTAATTTTACTGATAGCGTTGATATTTCTGGTGTAACTACTCATCATAATCATATTCAAATAGATGCTAATTATAGTATTGCAAAACCTGGAAAAAGTTCAGCTTGGTTTGGTTCTCATAATAATGCTATGATTAGAATGACCAGTGTTAATGATTGGTCTCCTTTATTAGCTCAAAAAGCGACTAATGGCTATTGGATTTTAGGTCATTATAATCATTATAATGAAAAGGATAAAAATGATAAAAATAGTGATTTTAGAGATCAATGGTTATTTGGATATTTATCAGATGGTAATCTTGAAGGTACAACTGGTGCTTCAAATTCATTAACAACTACTTATAGACTATTAAATATTGGCTATCAAAGAATGTTTGTTTCTGCAAGATATAATGCGGCAGTGGGGTCTGGAACTCAACCTGTTTATGTACAAAGCAATGGTAATGTAGTTGCTTGTAGTTATAGTTTAAGTGCTACTATTGAAGCAGGAACCGCAAATAGAATGGCATATTATAAAACTGCCAATCAAATTGGTTCTTCTAATCATTATGTAACTTCAAGTCAAGTAGGGATTAATGCATCTTCTTCAAAAAATTATACTTTTTATGTTGGTGGAGATTCTTTATTTGATAATGCAGTAACTATTAATGGTAATGTTCATATTTTACCTGATACAGATGTTGGTTTAAATGGAGCTGGTTCATTAGTAATTGGAAATAAAGCTGGTCAAAACTTGGGTATTGACGGCAATGAAGTTATGGCTCGTAATAATTCTAAAGCATCTGCATTATACTTAAATAATGAAGGTGGAGTTGTTCAAGTCGGTCAAGATGGTATCACTATTCAGGCTAAAGCTTCTTCTACTAATTTACAATCAGGCGGATTAAGAATTAGTTCTGAAAATGCTGGTAGTAGTGGGAATGTTGCCTTAGAATTATATAGAGGTAATAATGGTTCATGGCAAATCGCAAATGAAGGAGCTATTCTTTATTTTAGAACTAACTGGGTTGGTGAAAAGAAAACCACTTATGCTAAAAATACTTTAATTATAGATAATACTACTGGTGCCGCAAGTCTTCCATATTTAGCTATTGGTCAAGAAGAGCGAAATACTACTTATGGTTTATATGTTACAAGTAATCAATCTTGGATTAAAAATACTCTATGGACTGGAAATGTTTATCCAGATGCAAATAATAAATGGAATTTAGGTAGCGCTCAATATCAATGGCATTCATTCCATGTATTTAAAGATCTAAATATTTATGGCAATGGATCTACCACAGATGATTCTCATATTAAATTTAATGCATCTAATAACACTCAAAGGGCAATTATTACCTTTAATGGAGATGTTGATAATGGTGCTCAAAGCAACACTCATTTAAAAATTGCTACTTCTTATGGAGCTATTAAAATAAAACCTGCTAATGGATATTTAGATTTAGGCTCTGGAAATGATTTACATATTCAAGCAAATACAAAATCTTTTAATCAAGATATTATCGCTGCTTATGATGCTCCTGGTGGTGGTTATGGTATTGATTTAGTTATTGGTGCCGGTGCCACTACAATAGTTGGTGCTGGTGAATCTGCGGCAGCTATGCGTTCAGTCGGAGCATCTGCTAATGAAAATTTATATTTAACAGCTGATGCAAATGTATTTTTATATAGTAATTGTAATACTATTGCTAATAGAAGATATGCTTGTTTTGATACTGGCAGAAATTTTTATCCCGATGCTGACAATAGTGGTTCTATTGGAACTTTTGACAATCGTTGGAATACAGGTTGGTTTAATACTTTAAATTTAGCTGGAGCAACAAGTAGTACTATTGCTAATAGCACTCCAAGAATTATTTTTCAAGAAAAAAGTGGTACTAATAAAATTCAAGCTGTTGGAATTGTATATACTGATACAGATGCTTATAGACCAACAAAAGGTCTTAAAATTATGGATGTAGATAATTCTGATGTAGGAAATGTATGGCTTGAAGTTCAAGGAGATATTTGGACAGGTGGAAATATTAGAATTAATAATAATAAGAGTTTAATTCAAAATCAAGGTAATACTTCAAATTATACTGAAATTGTACAATGGTATAAAGGTGGAAAATCTCAAAATACATATAATCCACAAATTGGACAACATAATACTGGTGGAGATGGAAATGGTTCTATTTGTATTTTACCATATGCAACTGCAGCAGATCCATGGGGTGGGTCTGTAGGTTTATTTATTACTAAATCTAAATTATTATTAGATAATTATAGAGTTCCGACTACTGGAAATACTTCTGGAACGATAGGTTCTGCAACTGTACCTGTATATTCAGATGGTGGAGTGTTAAAAACTATTACTTCTTATAGTGGAAATGCAGCTACTGCGACAACAGCATCAAAATTAAGTAGAAATGCAGGTTCTACAACTAAACCAATTTATTTTTCTGGTGGAATTCCAGTTCAATGTAATGATACTCTTGGAGTAAGTATTAGCGGAAATGCAGCTACTGCAACAGTAGCATCATCTGCAAATAAATTAAACACTTCTGCCGGAGGCAATACAAATCCAATATATTTCACAAATGGGGTGCCAGTTAAATCAACAGCTTCAGTTGGTTCTGCGAATCAACCAGTTTATTTAAATAATGGTGTTATTACAGCTTGTGCAGGTTCACAATCTGGAACTGAAAAACAGCAATCCTTTAAAATAAGTGGTTCTAATGGAACTGCTCATTGGTATTATTTAGGTCATTTAACTTCCAATGGTGATAATTCAGAAGTTATTATAGATATATATAGTGGAAATGGATATAATGGTACTGGAAATCAAAATACACATATAAGTATTTTTGTGAAAGATGGATGGCAATCTACTCGAGCAGCAGCAAACTCTTTTGGTATTTCATATTTAGTCGATCATTCTGATGTTAATGCGACTTCTATAAGAGTAAAAGGATTGGCCAGTGCAGATAATATAATTGATTTATATGTTTATTTACCATGGGGTTATAGTGATGGATATTATAGTATTAAAGGATATTATAATACATGGGCTCATAAAGGAACTCGTTCCACAGCTGAGCCAACTTCTGGAGAGGTTCAAAACTGTGTTTTCGGAGCCTTTAGAGCCGGTCAAGTTTATGGCGCAGTATGGAATGATTATGCAGAGTATCGTCAAACTAAAAAATATGTACAACCAGGTTATTGTGTCATTGAAACAGGAAAAGGAGATTTAATAAAATCTTCTGAAAGATTACAACCAGGAGCAAATATAGTATCTGATACTTTTGGATTTGCGATTGGTGAAACTGAACAAACTAAAACTCCGCTTGCGGTCTCAGGTAGGGTATTAGCTTATCCTTATGAAGATAGAGATTCATATCAAGCTGGTGATCCAGTTTGTTCTGGACCTAATGGAACTATTTCAAAAATGACTCGTGAAGAAGTCAGAGAATATCCAGAACGAATTATTGGTACTGTATCAGAAATTCCAGATTATGAAGTTTGGGGAACTGGTAATGTAAAAGTAAATAATCGTATTTGGATTAAAGTTAAATAGGAGGAATAATTATGGATAATGTATTACAAATGTTACAACAAATTTTTGAGGTATGTGTAATTCCGTTATTAGGAATTTTAACAGCTTATTTAGTACAGTACATCGCAACAAAAAAAGATGCTTTAATTAAACAAAATGATAATGCTTTAGCCGCAAAATATATTACAATGTTATCAAAGACAATTACTGATTGTGTAATTGCCACAAATCAAACATATGTAGATAGCTTAAAAGCCCAAGGAAAATTCGATGCCGAAGCTCAGAAAAAGGCATTTAACATGACCTTGACTGCAGTTCTTTCTATCTTGAATGACGAAGCGAAAGAATACTTAACAGCAATCTATGGTGATTTGAATACATATATTACAAAACAAATTGAAGCGGCTGTTAATAAGAATAAAACAACTATTGAGCCTAAATAAAAATAAGGGGTACAGAATATATATTCTGTACCCCTATTTTTTTTGTCTAATTTTGTAGCACAAAAAAAGATTTAAAAAGACTGGACTTTTCATATTAAGATAGTTAGTAAAAATTTTACATACTATTGAAGGAAAGAAAGAAAAATATTTTTAAGAAGGAGGATTAAAAAATGTATCCTAACTACAACTACTTCCCGCAGAATCAACAACCTATTAGACAGCAACCACCAATGCAAAACCAAGGTATTTTGTACCTAAAAGGCAGGCCAGTTTCTTCCATTGAAGAGGTTAAAGCTATTCCAATAGACTTTGATGGCTCTATTTTTATTTTTCCAGATATAGCAAATAAACAAATTTATACTAAACAGATTAATTTAGATGGAACCGCATCAATTAACGTATACGAATTAAAAATATTACAACAGCCAACCACACAACCACAAATGACAGATTATATAACCAGAAATGAATTTAATGAACAAATGGAAAAAATAAGAGCTATATTTGCGGGTCAGGTACCGGAGCAAGCGCCGCAAAAGACTACTCCTTCAGTTCCTTCACCGCAACCAGTCAAAAAAGAAGATATTAAGTTTTAGGAGGAATTCTTATGCCAATGAATATTAACCCAATGCAATTAATTCAAATGATTAAAGGAGGCCAGAATCCTCAGCAATTAGTGATGAATATGTTAGAGCAACAAATGCAAAATACTCCAATGGGAGCTAATCTATTGTCTTTAGCAAAGCAGAATAGAAGTGCAGATATTGAACAAATCGCTCGAAATATATGCAGTCAAAATGGTAAAGATTTTGATAAAGAATTTAATGCCTTTAAGCAAATGCTTGGGATTAAATAATATATTTTAAAAGGAGGACATTAATATGTTCAATAACGCAACAAATGGCTATAGTTTAGCCGACATTGCCGCAGCTACTGGAACCAATAGAAATGATAATGGATTTGGATTCGGTGGAGATGGAGCTTGGTAAAATTTATCTGCCAAGGGTAAATCGCGGAATTAAGCAGGAAAGCTGAAATGCCAATCCGAACCGAAGGCTATAATTATTATAGTCAGGGGCAACGCATAGAGAGTGAAAAGATATAATCTCTCCACGAGGCCGCGACATTATTTAAGTTATAAAAAGTGACGGGTATGGTAGGATAATTATCCTCCCTTTGTTTTTATTTTTATATGAAAAATAAAAATAAAAGGAGATTTTAATTATGGGACCAAAGATGTTAACACTTGAAGATTATGAAATTACAAGAGACGGACAAGTAATCAATAAACATACTAACCATGTCTTAAAACCACAACTAAATGGAAAAGGATATTTAAGAGTATCTATTAGTAAAAAATTAGTTTTTGTACATCGCTTAGTAGCTGAAAAATATATACCTAATCCAGATAATTTACCTCAAGTAAATCATAAAGATGGTAATAAATTAAATAATAGTGTAGAAAATTTAGAGTGGGTAGATAATTTAGAGAATAGGTCTCACGCAGTAAAAACTGGATTACATTTATCTGGTGAAAAAGCTACTAATCATAAATTAAATTGGGAAATAGTGGAATATATAAGAAAACATTCTGAAATCTCAAGTTCTGAATTAGGAAGAAAATTTGGAGTATCAAGAACTACTATAAATGATGTAAAAAAATATCGTACTTGGAAGGTTAAAAATGACTTAAATAGTTGAAAAGATATGCTGAGCTAATACGAAAAAATAAGTATTAGAATTATAGGATAAAAAGCCTATAAGATAACAAATAATGGGATTATAATTTTATTCCTTTTCTGCTTCGCAGGATGGGGAGGAAATGGAAATGGACTCTTCGGAGGAGGTTCCACAGGTTCTGGAATTACAGACGGTTATATTTTAACCTCAGATTTCGCCAACATTGAAAGAAAAATTGATAATGTGGATAACGGACTCTGTGATGGCTTCTATGCCATGAACACAGGTATGTTGAATGGATTTGCTGGTATTAATAATAATATTACTCAGCAAACAATCGCAGACATGCAAAATGCTAATACCATTAATGCAGGTATTACCAATTTAGGAACCCAGTTGCAACAGTGTTGCTGCCAAAACAGATATGAGGATGCTCAAAACTTTGCTCAATTAAATTATAATTTAGCAGACCAAGAGTGCTCAACTCGTAGAACAGTTTCTGATGCAACCAGAGACCTAATGGAAAATCAAAACGCTAATACCAGAAGCGTTTTAGGTGCTATCCAAGAGATGCAAACACAAGCTTTACATGATAAGATTACTGAATTAACTGCAGCAAATTCTAATCTTAGATTACAAGCAAGTCAAGCAGCTCAAAATAGCTATTTAATTAATGCTTTAAATCCAACACCTATCCCTGCATATACAGTTGCAAATCCATATTCTGGATATCATAACTGCGGATGTAATACACTTTAATCTAAATTAGTTTAATGACTGGAGGGTCTGCCAACCCTCTGGTCTATTAAACTCCTGAAAGGAGACTATTTATGGAACTAACAAGTAATGTAGTACAAACAGTAAATGCAAATGGAAATGTTGTATTTATTACAACCAGAATCCCTGGTAATTGTTCAGTTATTCATACCGAGGGAAGCGGAAATATCAAAATGAGAGGCTTGTCTAATAATCAATGCCGTTCAAGATTCAAAGTAACTTTTACAGGCAATATTGCGGTTCCAACTGGCGGCACCGCAGGAGCTATTTCATTAACTATCACTATAGATGGTGAAGCAGTTCGCACTGCTCAGATGATTGTTACCCCTGCCGCAGTAGAACAATATTTTAATGTAGCTTCATGTGTATACATTGATGTGCCTACTGGATGTTGCTCAACAGCTGGAGTAACCAATACGTCAGATCAAACGATTAATGTTCAAAACGCTAATCTAATCGTAGAAAGGGTGGCTTAATATGATGAAAAGACTTTGTGAAATGAAAAATTGTTTAATTAATGCGGCCCAATCTCAAATGTCTAATCTTCAGAATTGTGACGCTGAAGAATTAGGCGAAGTTATTGATATGATTAAAGATATTGAACAGGCTATTTACTATTGTACAATCACTAAAGCTATGAAAGAATCTGATAATGAAGAACCTCAGAGAATGTACTATAAAGAAAGTATTCGTAAGAAAAAACGTAATGTACCTATGGACTATTATGATAGATACGAAGATGAAGATGAAAGAGAATACCCAATTAAAATATACGATAGCCGTGAAGGTAAAAGCCCTGAGCGCAGACGTATGTATATGGAATCCAAAGAACTTCATCATGATCAAGCTAAAAAATTAAAAGAACTTGAAGAATATATGCAAGAACTTAATGCAGATATTCTTGAAATGATTGAGGGCGCAAGCCAAGAGGAAAAACAGTTACTTCAAAAGAAAATTGCTTTATTAGCAACTAAAATAAATGTTTAAAATTAATGGGGATAATTGGCGAGTGGTCTTTGTATCCCCATATCACCCAATGCTTAAAAAGAAAGATGGCTCTTATACTCTTGGAGCTTGTGTTGATGATACAAAGAAAATCTATATTAATAATAAACTTTCTCTCGAAAAAATTAAAAAAGTTTTATGCCATGAAATAACACACGCCGCAATGTTTAGCTATGATATTCAATTAACCTATGACCAAGAAGAACTATTAGCTGATTTGCTCGCTACTTATGGACAAGAGGTAATTGACATAACCAATAAGATTTTTTCTAAAATAAAAAATAATAGGGGATAGAATTAAATTCTATCCCCTCTTTTTTATTCTTCTTTTGGACGTTGGTCTTCTGCAAAGCCAGCTTCGACTTTCTTTTTTACTAATGAAAATAAATGGTCGCCTTTATGATTACCACCTAACCCATTATAAGCCATATGGTCTTTATCTAATTCTTCCCATTCATCAAGAGTAATAACATGATCTTCAGCTAAAAGTTTTCTACAATTATTTCTAAACTCTTTTCCTTGCATTGATAAAACGCCTGCGGTCAAAGCCGTAATATTTTTTTCCAATGCTGAAATTTCTTTTTCAAGAACCGCATCATCAGATTTAGATTCTTCTCTACCCGCTTCTAAAGCTTCATCAACTTTGGTATTAATTTCATTATACTTATCTTCAGAATTTTGATTCATCTTATCATGTTCTTTTTCTAAAGATTTTAATACGTGTTGATTTTCAGTTTGAATCTTCTCAAGCATTTTATCAAAATATTCTTTTTGCTCTCTTTGGCGCTCTTTTTTTTCAAGTCTTAAATAACGCTTTATTACAAAACCGCCGCCAGTTACAATTAAACCTAAAATAAGTTCAACCCAATACTTTAAGACAATCGATCCAATTGTTTCCAGCATAGTTAAAAACCCTCCTCATTTTTTAAACTTTCTCTCTACAGATTTTAAAAAACAAGAAGGGTTAATTCTATTAGAATGGCCAACTCATTACACATTCATTTGCATATACGCCAGTATCAGCTTCCAATGAAGCATCAGTTCTTTTTACCATCTCTAAGTAGAACTGAGAATTTGGATTGTTAAAAAATATTCCTGGCACATATGAAGCTTTACTTACAATAACCGGGATATATTCTGGTTTAAATAAATAATATAAATAATTAGAAAAAATATCTGCGCTCGGCAATGTTCTTCCTTCAAATTTAAAGTATTTATATCCCATACTATTGTACTTTTGGATATCTTCCCAAGTTAAATTATTCTGTTTTCCAAGAGTGTCAGGGTCATTAATACCACCTTCAATTTGACATTTTGTAGTAATACTGTATTTATGTTTACCATATGTCAAGTTGGTTTTACTCGTATCAAGATAATGTAATTTTCTAACAGGGCAATGACTATGACAAATTGCATTTGATAAAAACTCACATTTACCTCGTAACTCTTGAGGAATATTCTCAAGCATATCCATATCTTTATTCAAATTATAATCCAAACAAACTTGATAATAATCTGGATTCTGAAGTTCTTTAAGGAATTTTTCTTTATTTAAACATTTAGTTGTAGAACTAATATATTTAAAATCTGGATAGGTTTCTCTTAAATACTGTTCCAAAAGAGGAGAGTTTACAACAACTTCATTATTACCATCCTCAAGTAATTTCATTTGAAGATTGCAGAATGGGTCATATATATCTTCTTCCTCAATTGCGGAATTGGTAAAAATTAATCTCATAGGAATATTATAAAACTTATAAAAGTCTCTAATCTTTTCAATCTCTTCTTTTGTAATCTGACGATAAAATGGAAAGTTTCTGCCGCCGTCCCAAGTGCAAAATGGGAAATTACCAAAGAAGGTTCCAATTTTAATTCCGTCTCTAAAGTATTCAGGATTCGTATCACGTAATTCCAAAATAAATTTATTTAAAGTAAAATGTTCGTAAAATCCGGATAAGTTATAATAAATCATTTTTAAGCCCTCTCTCGAATAAATTAATCATTAATGTATAGCTTTCATTTGCATCTTCTGGAATGATGTCATCAAACAGAACATATGAGAAATCTTTTGGAATATTTTTATACTCTTCAAAGAATTCATTATCATCTTTATAAAATCTTTTAGTACAATTTCTAAAAGTAGAATGACCGCTATATTCAAGTATATAATGAGATTCTTCAAATAAACAATCACAATAATTTACGCAATCTCTACATTTCATAAAACTCATTAAATAAATCTTCTGTACACCTTTTACTTTTAAATGAGCATAACGTCTTGGTAAGATTATATATTTAATATTTTTACAACTATCAATCTTATCTTGAATTTCTTTTAAGTTATATTTCAATAAAGCATTTTGATGTAATGCGATTTGAATATTAGGATAACGTTTTACTACATAATCAATTAAATTAAAGTCCGCAATTTCATAATATGTAGAACTATCATTTTCCCACTCTTCAAATAATATTTTATCAAAACGATTCAAATATTCTTTTTCATTAAGAAAGAGGTTGCCGCAATCAACAAATAACATTTTAGATGGTATTGAATAACCATTTACACAACCTTTAATATCATCATACAGTGCAAAATATCTTGTGTCTAAGGCATTAATCCCACCGCACATAATGTTAGATGGGAAATTGCCCTCGATACCTTTGATTTTTACTGTATTGCTATACATATCCAAAATATTAATATTATCTTCAAAATTATAATAAATAGATGGCAATATAAAAATCATTTACTATACTCCTTTTACTCTTTACTTCTTTATTATTATTTTACATAAAGAAGATCTACTTTACTCTCAATATTTTTTTCAATATCTAATATTTCATCGTCTGTTGGAAATTCTTGAATACTATAAAATAAATGATAAATGCTATATTGGAATCTATCCCATTCTGCAGCCGTTAAGAATTTTTTATAATCAACTATAGAATTTCCAATACAAATTCCATATAAGACATTATCTTGAAATAAACTGAAATCATCAAAATAAGTTTCATTTAAAAGATAAATATATTTATTCATATTAGATAAAACTTCATTTTTATAATCTGTATATTTCAATTCTGGAGCGTATTCTTTTAATAGAACTAAAAATAATTTATTTAAACAAACTTCTTCGATTGTATTCACGTCTTCATCAAAAAAGCCTTCAACAGTAGTATTTTTAATTCGTTTAATTAAATCATTATTAGATAAAATAATGAAGTTTTTTATATGAGTAAAATACTCTTTTTCTTTATCATCAAGCATAAAATAATAGATATAATAAATTTTTAATCTGACTGTTTCAAGTACATCATCAGTTGTATTAAGTTTACCCAATCTAAAATCTAATTCATCTATTAATGCAAATTGTTTTTTAAACATAATATCTTGAGTTAAATCAAAAATAGAAACTTCATCAGTCATACAAGTATCTGTTGATAATATCTCTTGCATATTTTATAAACTCCCTTCTTTCTTTTGAAATTTTAAAATCATTTAGAATAATATCATAAACGCCATATTTTTCAGCTATATCATTAACAGTACGATATTTAGTTTTAAACATTTCACATACTTCATCAATAGCACAGAAAAGTTCTTTTCTATCTTCATATTGCGCTCCTAAACAACCTTTCATACAGAAGCTTTTAATAGGACAGCCCGCACATTTCATAAAAGAACGATTTTGATTAAGAGTCTTAATTTTATATGCAAGCATAGGGTTTTCTCCATGAACGCCGACAATTTTAGTTTTATCCTCATTTAATTCAAGAAAACCATAAACTTTATCAGGATAACAGGTTCTATGACAAGGCACAACTGCTAAATCTCCGACTCTAAAGATTGTACCACCTTGAATTGAACATGGCATTTTATGTTGGACTTCTGGAAGGGCTAAAGCATATGGTTGTACATGATTATATCTTCCAACATTCATCATTCCATCAGAGAAATTATCTGCCATATGATATGCAAAATCTGTTACATCTCCCCCATGAAGTACATTTAAGTCTTTCTCTGCTACATAGAAAAGAAAATCTCTATAATCTTTTAAAGACTCTTCATCCCACTGTTCTGCATTTCTGACCTCTAACATCATTGGAATTGAATATACTTCACATCCATTTTCTTTCTTAAAGATAACATTATATTTAATAATATTATCAATCCACCAATCATAATTACGTTTATAATTCTTTACAAATTCTCTTGTAATCATAGGATGACAAGAAAGAGAATACTTTGCAATAAACTTGAAAAATTTATCATAAAATTCATCTTGTTTTGTTTGACCATTTCTAAGTCCTCTTTCAACAGACTCTAACTCTGTTGGTCCATCTACTGAAGCACTTAGCCAAAAGCCATTAAAATGTTTTACATCATCTCTAACTCTATTCATCCAATATTCAACTCTTGCAGTCTTTTCATCATCCATAAGGAAAGACATATTTGTAGGAATAACAAAATCTCTTCTTGGAATATTGGGAGTATTCATTTGATGCTCATAAAAAACATTTAAAATCTCTTCCCAATAAGGAATTTGAAAAAATTCACCTGAGAAAATATCAAAAGTTGTATATTGATAATCATTTTCATCAAGCCAATCTAATAATAGTGCTAAATTTCTAAGAATATTTTCTTTCTTATTGGCTTCTGGAGGATACATTTCATTACCATATCTATACAAATAACAATACTCACATTTTTGATTACATATAGATGTAATAATAAATTCAACAGAATTTTCATCTTTATCATATCTGAATAAATAATTTTTTAAAAGTAAATCTTGCTGTTCTTGAAATGTCATACAATACCTCTTTCCGCCATTATTCTGTCAATTTCTTCTTCAACTACGTCCATAGCTCCATTATACCATAATGGAATCTCTAATGGATTTGATGTTATCCAAGAGCCAGTAATAATATATGAATCTTGTAAACAACATGATTTATCAACAAAAATAGCAATCGTTTTATCAATTTTACTCATATCAGTCCACTTCTCATCAATAATGCCTGCTTTTGCATATTCATATACAAATTTAACATAATCCGTATAGAAGATTTGATGAGGATATAAAACAAGATTATCAAAAGTCTTTTTAAGATTTAAGAATTGGTCTTTATCATAAATCCAAGCAGATTCATTATTTGTTTGAACATATTTTGCGGCAAGTCCATTCATATCAGCATGATCTTTCATATTATTATGATAATCTACATAGTCATCAAACATACCTCTATGACACATAGTATATTTTCCATCATGGATAGGAACTACTACATGAGAGAATGAACCGCATCCTCCGCCGCAGAATGGCTTTGAGCAATCCAAACATTTTTTCTTATTAAATGAATTATCGTCTCGTAATCTACCTAATAAAAACTCTACGCTTGGAATATATGTTTCATAGTTTGGAATCCATCCATCTAATTGTTTTATTTTTGGAGTTACCTCTTGAATTGAACGATAAATCTTTGCTACTTCAAGTCCATCATCTTTTGTCCATTCTGCTGGAGTTGCATAATTAAAAAGACATGGTAAGAAACACCACTTGCGAGTTTTTCTATTCTTGTAAGGCTGATACATTTCTTTATCAAAAAATTCAAACCATTCATATGCTTTTTCTGGTGTATCTACAAAATGAAATGTAGGCTTTGAAAAAGTTGGTTTAGTATGAACATATAAGTCAATTTTAGAATCATCAAATTCTAATTCACATAAATCTCTAAAATTCTTTAAGAATTTTTGAGTAACTCCTTTACCTCTTCCTAAATCATTCATCTCTTCAGGCCCATCAATTGAGACCTGAAGATCGAAATGAAATTTTTGATTACCATGATAATATTTAATAATTGTATTAAACAATTTTTTTAAAGATTCAACTTGGTTTGGAAGAGTAAAATTTGTTGAAGTATCTAATTCATTAAAGTTTGGAAAAGCTTCTACATATTCTTCAAAATGATCTATAAAACGTTCTATATGAAGAAAAGGCTCTCCTCCCCATAAAGTAATATGCTTAATATGCTTATCTGCTTCTGGATCAACATCATAGACTTGCTTAATTTGGCTTCCATTTTCAAAATCTTTAGCCAAATCGTCATCTATTTGTTTTAAACATCCGGTAGCATCTTTACAAATATAACAATATCCGCAATTAAGATTACATAAAGCAGTAGTAAATAAAGTTATATTTGTAAAGTAAATTTTTTCATTGTTTTCTATCATTAATAACTCCTTTTACTCTTTTTAAATATATTTAAAAATCAACGCCTTCTACAGTATAACTACTATGAACTACAAAGCATCGTTTGTCAACATTGCTAAAGTTACTTGTATTAACATTGGAATAATTACCGCTAAATACTCCAGAAAAATTACCTGGGCAAGTATTTACGCTGGAATCATTTGTAGCAAAATTACTTGGACAATTAGTGGTAAAGAAACCGGTATATCCAGTAGCATTTCCAGAATAATTAGAAGCATTATCTCCTACACATTGACTACCAACACTGGAGAAATTAGAAGCATTATTTCCAGAACAACTGATTGTATGCCCTGTATACTTAGTATCATTATTTGCAGTATATCCACCTTTATGGAAAGAACTTCTTTTAGCATTATTAACAGTAGTTCTATTAGTGCTATTTTTTCCATTTCCAGAATATTTAGAAGCGTTATGACCCTGGAAATTACCTCTTTTAATGGCATTACCTGATAATTGAACGTCTTTACTTCCATTGCCAGCCCAATTAAATGTCCAATAAGAATAATGATGATGGTATTTTCCAGTTTGGAATCCACTATGATTACCATTATGAACTTTTGAAAATTTAGAACTATTACTTCCAAAAGAATTAAAATCTGAGCCATTATTAGTGGCCCATTTAGTACTGAAAAATCCACTATTAAAAGTATGATGATGTCCACTTCTAAAAGCATTATTATAACCACTTCTATTAGAAGCATTATTACTACTTCTATTAGCACCAAAATAACCATTTCTATTAGAACCAAAATAACCGCTTCTGTGACCACTATTACCAATTACATTAAAACTGGTATCATTAGAAGTTCTATGTACGCCATTATGTCCAGATCTATTAGAACTAAAACTACCAAAAACACCATAGTTAGAACTATTAAAGCCTCCACGATGACTTGAAAAATGTTCTCGGCAAGCTTGCTCCATCATTCCAATGCTTTTTTCAATTTGAGCCATAGACTTTTTTCCAATTGCAGAGCTACCTTGAGTAACTCCAATAGGAACTAAGATTGAAATGCCATTTACAAATGAAACAGTGTTTTTTGTATCTACAACACTTTTAAAAATTTCATTCATAATTTGAGCGCTGGTGATTCTGACGCCACCACCAACGCTTCCTCGATTAGAAATAGCAGAGTATCTACCATTCCAAGTTCTAATAGCATCCAATCTATTATAATAATCATTAATAGTAGAAGCTTGAATTGGCTGACCTGTATATACTATTCTTGCCATTCAATCACCTCTCTTTAAAGTCTTGGATTTGTTTGAAAAGAAATATCTATATAATATTCTGGAGTTTCTGCGGTCTGATCATAATCTCCTTTTGCATTTGAGACAGATGTATATTTAGTAGTTTCAAAAACAATTTTTTCTCCATCTTTAATAGTTATATTGTGAATAGAATTATCAACTTTAAAGTATGGAAGAAAATCTACTAAACTAATATTATCAAAAGTATTTATATTTTCACCATTCTCTGCGGAAATATAAGTAGTGATATATAAAGCCGCTGTAGTTTCTTTTTTACCAGAATTATCTGGCAATTCTCTTATTTCTAAGCCTTCTGTAAAGCTTTTAATATGGCATTGTAATTCGCCATTATTTATAATTAAAGTGTACATAATTTTCTCTCTCCTTTTTAAGAAATGAAAAAAAAGAGAAAATACTTTCTTTAATCAGACCAGTCATGTATCTTTTCTCTTGCTTTTTCATTAACAATATATGTCCCAATACAAATTGCATCGCATTCATCTTGAGTAGCTTTTATTCCATATGTATCAAGAACATATTGTTGAGCATTTCTTTTCTGCTCGGGACGAGTACGTCCTTTTATATTTAATGCAGACTTCCATACACTTGCTAAAGTTGCACTATTTGGTATCTTTAATTCTGTTACTAATTCATAAATAACTCCGAACACTTCCGCCAAAATTTTAAAAGTTTGAACATTATTAGTAACATTTCCTTGAAGTTGAATATCTTCAAAAGCTACTTCATTAATATTAAATTCTTCAATAAGTTTATTTACTTCATTTTTAATGAAGAAAAGTCTTTCCCCAATATCTTCTTGAGTAGCATTAAATTTACCATGAGCTTCAAGTTGACCTTCATTGAAGAAGGCCCAACCTGAAATTCTACTTGCTTGGTCTAATGCGAGTAATCGGCTCATTAAGCTTCTTGCAGTACTGGCTGACTTGCCGCATCTGTAGAACCGAAACCGCCTTCCCGCAAATCAACTGTATTATCATCCTCAGTTTTTAAATAAGGTTTAATAATACCTTGACCAATACAGTCACCTTTCTTTAAGATAATAGGAACTGGGGAAAAATTAATCATCTGAAAAAAGATATGTCCCTCATTATCTGGATTATTATAATAATCACCATCTATAATTCCAACACTATTGGCCATTACCAACCAATATTTAAGTGGACAAGAACTACGAACTGAAAGTTCTAAGTATGTACCAGGGTCAAGTTTAGCTTTAACTCCTGTTGGAACTAATGTTGGTTTTGCTTTAGATTGTTTTGTAAAAGTAGCAACTTCATCAAGCGTCATAGGTCTTTCAAGGTATTTTTCTTCAAGCTTTTTAGATAACATCTCTGCAAAAATACTCTGTGAAAGAGTTGAAAAATGATAATGATATGGAAGAATTACTGTGTCTTCAGCCACAACAAAATCATATCCTGCGGACTCAGTTGTTTTTCTTTTAGGAAGTAAATCATTTTCGCCCTTAAATTTTTTAATTAACTCAAATTTAGCCAAATTAGATTCCCTCCTCATAAGTAACATTAATATGCTGCTCTGGATCTTTTTCTGGAGTAAATTCAATTTTAGCTTTTACAAGCTGATACTCTTCAATAATCTCGCCTTTAGCTTTAATATATTTAGTTGTATAACTAAAATTTGTTAATTCTCCATAAGGATTCTCAGAAAGTTCATCTCTTAAAGCTAAAGCATCTTCTACTGTTGGAACTCTAAATACTAATGTGTTGTTAATTAAATATTTATTCATAAATTAATTTACCTCGATTTCTAAATTATTTTCTCCATATGTTGTAATTTCATTTGCTCTAATTTTATCAGCAACACCATTGCAAAAAGCAGTATCGCCATATAAATGAATTTTATTGATACTTTCTGCGGAACAAACTTGCGGCAAAAAACCAGGTAAGTTTGCTAAAGAAATTTGTTCTTCTTGACCATCGCTATATTGAACTTTTTGGTAAATAGAAAATATATCAATAAAACATACAATCTCATTACTGTTCATAAGTCACAATACCTTCATCGTAATTAAATAAATACATGCAAGTAACTACATCATTATATTTAATCCAGATTTCAATAGAAGAAGCACTACCATCCTCTAATTTATTAACATTGATAGAACGAACTGCACCAAGCGCAGTTAAACATTCTTTAAGTCCATCCCAGAATGTTGCGAAATCTGACTCTCCGATATTCCCTTTCTTAAAGATTGTAAAGTAATTAATTTCTCTACCATAAAGCATATAATAGGTAGAAGACTGCTCCATTAACCAATCACCAAAAATCTTTTCGGCACCTTCCCACTGAGAATCTTCATAGTCTGGAAGCTGTTCAATAATGCTTCGATTTAATTCATATAAGTTAAGTTCAAGTCCCTGAGAAGTCATTTGAGCTTCTAATGGAAACCATTTTTCATTTTTATAGATAAAATAATTTTCATCTATTTCATTATATACAATTTGACCATCTGCTGGTTCTTTAATTCCATCTAATTCTATATTATCTTTAATCTTAATAACTTCCATTTTTAATCTCCTTATTATTTATAAATATATAATATCATATTTTTTTTAGAAAATCAATAATCAGTTCCCTTATATAAAATTCGTTGATTAGATGAACCTCTCATAAATAAAGAAACATCTCTTTTTGTTTTGTCATAAGGACCATCAATAAGGCAATCTACTTGTTCAAGTATTGATTTAACTCTATTATTATTCATATCTAAATCTTCTAAACAATATCCTGTCCATAAATAAATTTTAGTGTCAGGAAGTTTTTCTTTAACAGAATTAATAATTAAATTAGTCAAAAATTGATTTTCTGGACAAAGAGGTTCTCCTCCCATAATACATAAATTACGATGTAATCCATTAGCGGTAATAGCTTCAATAACCTCTAAAATAGTATCATGAGTCACTTCTTCTCCGCCTTCAAAATCCCAAGTTTCTGGATTATGGCAACCCTCACATCTGTGAGGGCAACCTTGTGTAAAAAAAGTTACACTTATTCCAGGAGCAGCAGAAAAATCATTTTTAATAATTCCTGCATAACGCATTATAATTATTCCTCCCAATCAAAAAGCTTGCGGCCGCAGATAGGGCAGTATTTAATATGTCTGATATATTCAAATCCTATTCCACCATCCCAGTCGTTTGCCATATATAAAGTATCATCTGCATCTAATTCTCTACAATATCTACATTCCTCTGCTTGTTTTAAGTATTCTTCTTTGTCGTGCCAGGTTTTATCTGCGCCCATTCTCTTTTTCCTCCATGTTTAACACGATGTTCAACTTCATCTTGCTTACCAAGATTAAAAGCAGTTTTATAATTTCCTGTTAAATATCCAGTAACTCTTCTAAGTTGTTGGATATGAGTGCTTCCGCAAATAGGACATCTATCATTAAATTCATCTGTGTAACCGCACTCAAGGCATGTGTCATTCGGTACATTGACCGCAAAATATGGAATGTCTTTATCCATAGCATAATTTACAATTTGCTCTAATGCCTCAAGATTATTTTTAATACCAGAATCTAATTCAACATAAGTAATACATCCCGCAGATGAATAACCAGTTAATTGAGATTCAATATCAATTTTTTCAAATGGAGACATTTCTTTCCATACTGGAACGTGAATTGAATTAGTAAAGAATTCTTTATCACTTACATTTTCAATTACTCCATATTTTGCTCTGAAGTTTTTTAAAGCTTTATAGCAAAGGTTTTCGGCCATTCGAACCCTCGGTTTCCCGATATTTCATAAAAAAGGGGATTAGACTATATTATCATCTTATTATTCTATTACCAAATAATAAGAGCTCTGTCTTTCGGATATAATATCCTACTCTACTCACTTCTTCATTATAAATATTTCTTTTATAACTATGTTTTCGATAGTCGTTAGAGAACAAATCCATTGGTTTTATATTCAGTCAAGTATCTAAACCAATATCCACAACGAGGTTTTGTTTTTACATTGTGATTACATTGATTTAATATTGTTGTTTTTGTAACGTGTAATTCTCTTGAAGCTTCTCCTACAGAGCCATACATCTTTAATAAATTGCCCTGTAAATCAAAACTACAAATATGAATTGATTGATTATCATCCCAGCTTTTATCATTTTTAGCAAGACCATCTTTATAAGCATCTTTAGTATTTTTTGAATTAGTCCCCCACTCAAGGTTAGATACTTCAGGGTTTGCTTTATTATTATCTTTATGCATTACTACTGTATAATTATTTGGATTAGGCAAAAAAGCTTCTGCAACTAAAATATGTACTCTTCTTTGTCTTTGTCCTTCTGGATAAGTTATACTGGAATATAAATATCCATTATTTTTATTTATAAAATTTGCTTTGGGATAAAATAAATCATTTCCATAATCTTTATAAATATTACCTTTTGAAGAAATATAATCAGTTTCACTTCCATTGATTAATCGTATTTCTTCATTAATTTGACTTCTTTTAATTAATTTATCTGTCATTTTTCTACGTGCCATAAAAAATTCACTCTCCTTCTATATTATATGAATTTTTATTATACACGACTGAAAACTTGTGTCCAATGAATTTACCCTACGGGATTAACTTGCCTTATTACAGGTTTAGTCTCTCTTATCATCTTATTACGATTGCCCGTTTAACAGAGTTGTTTTTTCACACAATCACTTGTGCGACTCCCAATCCGAAAAGTTTAGGAGTGTAGTAAACACCAAAATTAAGCTTATATTCTTCTTTAAATTCCGCACATCTATCTTTAAATAACTGTTCAATTCTTTTAGCCAATTTCATTCCTTCTGGAGTGGTATGGTCTGTACCAATAAGAATTTGAAGAGTCTCAGCAAGTCCTAATTGACCCACTGCTAAAGTTCCATGCTTCAATGCACTTCTTATTCCTTCTTCTGGAATATATCCTTTCATTGTACCGTTTTCATACATGAAGGTTGCAGCAGAAGCATCCTGAGAACAAATCCAATCAAAGCGTTCAATCAACATATCTTTTGCCTGATGAATTTTTTCATCTAAAAGAGTCATAAAATACTCAATTGCAAAAGCTTCTTTTGCATCTTCGCCAGTTAAAGCATATTGAGACATAAAGTTTTGTTTAGCTTCCATTGCTAATGTAGGTAAAATAATTGTTACAGGACAAATATTTCCACGACCATCTTTTAACTGACCGAAACCGTTAATATCGTACCCATTGGCAGTTCTGCATCCCATCGTAGAGAAGTAGGTACGAGGGTCATTGATGTCATATCCTGCATTTCCAGACCAGTCGACATTAGCATAATTTGGGTACAGCCTTGTGGCGGTTGAACGTAATGCGAGTTTAAACAAATCGTAATTTGGGTCTCCTTCTTCACGATTAACTCCTTTCATACATTGAAAAATTCCGCAAGGGAAAATAGAAGTTTTATGAAGCTTTCCAATACCTTTAATAGATACGTTTAATAGAGCTTCTGTTACTAATCTTCCTTCTGGTAAAGTACATGTGCCATAGTTAATAGAAGTAAAAGGTAATTGATTTCCGCTTCGAGATTGTAATGTATTAAGATTGTGATACATTCCTTCTACGGCTTGATAAGTTTCTTTTGTTGTCATATCTATAGCATATTTATAAGCTACTTCATTTCTAACAAATACGTCATCATTAATAGAAGCATCAGCTTTAATCCATATTTCTTTTGCATTAGATAAATCAAAATCTTCATAGATTCCAGCTAATCCAAGCATTTGACCTTTTTGACAATATTTAATGCCTTCTAAGAAATGTTTGTAAAAGCTTCTACGAACGTAAGGAACCATGCTCCAGTCTAAATGAGTAGCAGATACCCCTCCAAACTGTTGTAATGATTGTAATTGAAATAATACTGCCAAAAGTTGAAAAGCTGTATTAACAGATTGCGCAGGACGAACATCAGTCTGACGAGTATTAAAACCATCTCTAAGTAAATCATCTATAGGCAATGACAAACAATTATGCATTCCAACAGCATAACTATCTAAGTCATGAATATAAATCTCATTGTTTAAATGATTATCTCTTGACATTTTAGATACAATATAATCTAAAGCATATTTTTTTGTCATAACTGAACTTGCTTCACCCATACGTCCGCCAAAAGAATGTTCATCTACATTAGCATTTTGATTTTGAACGTTGCGGGCTTCCAATTTTTCACTATAAGTTTTAACAAAAACTGCCTCATGCTCTCTCTTTGCTTCTTGTTTATATCTATAACGAATATATGCTCTTGCAACATCTCTTCTTTCAGATTGCATTAATAAATCTTCTACACAATCCTGAATAGTTTCTACAGAAATCGTTGTTTTAGAGCGTTTAGCCATTTCTTCAATTTCAGTAGCAATATCTTCTGAAGTATCTGTCTCATAAAGGATTTTATCTACTTCAATCATTGCTCTGTTTACTGCATCAATAATTTTTTCTTTATCAAATGGGACAATATCACCATTTCGTTTTTGGACTTCTAACATATTGTATCCCTCCATCTATATTTAGTAAAAATTTTTAAGTCTTAACACTATATATGGTTTTTGTGATAGATAAATTATCCAATCCTGTTCTCAAACCGCTGTGCCGCGGCAGATACAACTTTCACATTGAAGTCCATATCTTTTCTATTTTCATTTACTATTTCATTATAATGAAAATCTAAATCAGCAAAATCTTTTTTATCAGTTTTATATCTCCTAATAATTTCATCAACATTTGGATTTTCTTCTCTATTTAACTGCCGCAATAATCGAGTCTTATCTTTAGCAGTTACATAATATACTACAAGCTCAATATTTTTATGAGCCATTAAACTATCAATTCCTTCTGGATTAAAAACTCCGATATTAACGCAATCAGAGCGCAATGAGCCAAAACCGGTTCCATAAAACCAGTCATTGAAGCAGGCAGCTTCCAGCATTTCACCTGCCAGAAGCTTTTCTGCAAATTCTTCACCAGAAATAAAATGATAATTAATTCCATCTTTTTCTCCTTCTCTTGGAGGTCTTGTTGTAAAACTAACTATCTCATGGAGATTATGATTAACTTTTAAAACCTCTTGCATGAGAGTATCTTTTCCGCTACCAGCTTCTCCAATAATGGCAAGAATTTTATAAGAACCTATCATACGCTTGCTTCTTCCTCTTTACCTGTTGACTCTCCTGGTGTAGTATTTTCACCTGGTTTATTTGCCTTATCTATCTCTTCCTGATACTTTCTCATTTCTTCCTGCATAATACTTTCTCTTTGGAAGAATGTACTTAAATCAGAAACCTCATTATCATTTTCTTTTAATTTAAACAAATCTGTTAAAGTTTTATGAAGAGCAGGAACAATCTTTGGAGCGCACTCCTTACAAATATCCATGTTATGACTGCACATATAACCCATAGAATTGGCATAATTAAAATTAATATTACCAGTATCTAAATTATCGGTAATTTCATGTCCACATAAATCACAAACTCTTTTTACTACTTGACTCATATTTTTATTCTCCTTTTTATTGATGTATTAGAGAAGATGTTAAAAAACATCTTCTCCTTGGTATCTATCACTTCTAATTTCTAAACTTCCATCTTCATTAATCTTATCAATTTTATATAATTGATGTCCATTAGAAGAAGCATATTTCTTAGAAAGGAAATCATCTCCTGACCTAATGCCCATTACTATAATCATATTTCCTCGATTGAACCAAGATTTTTCTCGAACCTTTTTAGTTCCATCTGCTTGTTTTTCAGAAATCTGTTTATCAAATAATGAGAAATATTCTTTTCTAAATTTAACATTAACTACTCCAGAAGTTGTCAATATAGTTACTGTACTTTTAGTTTTATTTTTAGCAATACAGGTTCCGCAAATTTTATTCAATTTGAATATATTAATTTGCTTTGCACCTTTTGTAAATGTTCTTTCTATGATAGGTTCTTGTGGCAGTTTGTCAAAATCAACAAAACCATATCTTTGAGTATCAACATGAGATAATTCATGTTCATGGTAATAGAAACATAACGCCTGCATTTCCCAAGCTGATAAAGTTCCTTGAGCATATTTATCCCAATCGTCTTTAAAGATTTTTTCATTTAAGTTTTGAAGAATTTGTTCTTTTTCTTCCGCAATCCACTCTCTAAATATATCCATCCATTTTTGATATACTTTATCCCATGCTTTCATATTTAAGGAATAACCCTCTAATAAATCATCATGCTCCATTTCAATCAAAAAATTCATTGCTCTATCATCTATATGATAATTAGTTGTATCACCTTTAATTTTACAAACAGATTTTAAATAACGATTAAACTCATAAACTCTTCTCGCCATAATCTGTTGTTCATTTTTCTCTGGAAGAAGATTATATTTAATCAAACCTCCCATATTTTGTAATGTAATTCGTTTCTTCTTATCACAAGTTTCCCAAATATACCAACCCATACAAATCTTACGATCAATCATTGTATCAAATGCTCCACCTTTAATAAGTGAAATCATCGCTTGCTTATTTGGACGTACTTTTAATAAAAAGTCTTTAGGTGAAATATAAGGTCTATTTTTAATAATATCATCAATTACTGCATCACTGACATTCAACAAACCTTTCATTCCATAAAGAATCTGATTATTTTTAGCGTCAGGCTTAAATCCATAATCTGAATTATTTATATCAACAAGACTCATTTTAATTCCAGCTGATATAATTTCACCCATTGCCTTTGCAATCTTTCCATAATCAGTTGAAGCTGTTTTCTTTATAGAGATAGATTCAGATTCATCATCCTCTTCAATCTCTAAGTTACTATTATCTTCAAGTGAACCACTATTTACAATTAAACATGCACAATCCCAATAAATAGGATTCCAATTTGTTGCAATATATAATGTTTGAACACCAATGAAACTATAAGCTAAAGCGTGTATACATAATTTTTTAAATTACTGACTATTTTTTACGGATGTTGTAGTGAGGTTTTGGCATACCCCTTATCCGCACACTATTTCCCAGAACGTATCAATAGTTCCAGTACTCCCGGTCTAACCCAGGATAGTCGATACAACATTTTTCTTTTAATAGATTTATTTATTATCTCTAAGAGGGTATTTATATTTTTCTTTTTTATGAGAGCGACCAGAGTTAATATTTTTAACTGTAGCGTAACTTTTATTCCATTTTTTAGAAATATCTTTTAATGACAATTCTGTTTCTAAAATATCTTTTATAATACCTTGAACCCAAATTTCATTTTTAGCTTTATTACTTCCTTTATCACAAAGTGGATATGTATCTTGATTACTATAAAAATATTTTCCAGTATTTATCATAGATAAAAATCCTGCGGATTTAATATTAAAATCTTCTTGAATGGATTTATATTTCTCTCCACTTTTAATTCTATCTTTTATTTCTCGAATTTCTTTTTGAGAAAAACGACTTCTGGAATTTTTCTTTAAAGGATAATCAAATTTTTCATTAAAATAATTTGTTCCAGTATTTATATTGACTAAAAATGTTCGTTTTAATTTAGGATAATAAATTTTTTCAATGTCATCATATTCTTCATCATTCATTAAACGATTTTGAATATCAATAATCTCTTCTTTTTTAAATAACTTAGATAGATTCAATTTCTCTTCATAAGTTAATGGTTGCCTTTTATATCCTTGACCACCAAGAGAAATATTATATCCATTTTCATCTTTTAAAGAATGATAATATTGAATGAAATAAATTTCTCTTTCATCAATATAATCTTGAGACTCTCCATCTGATATCTCTTCGAGAATATCAAAATTAAAATTATCCCAACCATATTTTCTTATTGCAGAATGAAATGGTAAATTATATCCAGAACTTTTTTCATTAAAAGAATCACTTCTATGACCATTTTTTCGTTTTTGAATATTATTAGTTTGCCCAATATAAATCTTACCATTTGTTTTATTTGTGAATTTATAAATATAATACATAAATATTCTCCTTTATACATGGCTATTGTTCTCATGTATAAGTGAAAAATACTATACCTCTATTAAAGAAATTTGTCACGAGATTTTACCCTCGTTAGCAATTAAAACTATATTTGCCAAATATATTAATGTTTTAATTACCCCACCGATAAGTGGTTAAGTGTGTAAGCGCCATTTACACAACGCTAAAAGAATAGCCCATCTGTGGGCCAACTCCACATTTCCATACATATTGTCCAAGCTTCTCACTTGCCGCCTGTGCCAATACTTTTTCATGTAAGGCTGGAATTTTATTCATTTGCTTTTTACCAACAATCTTACGAGCTGCATTTGCTTCTCCAAGACTGAAGTGACAAATCTTATCATCCATCAACATTCTCATTAACTGCTCTTGTGAAGGCGGAACTCCATAAGAACTCTTAAAGTAAGGTTCAAGAGTTTTCTGTTCTTCTTTGGTAAGACCAAATTTTGTCATTTCATCATACCATAATTGAATGTTCTGCTTAAAACGATAATATTTATCCATCGGGCGCTCTTCTCCATCTTCACCCATAAGTCTCATTAGACCATTCGCATCCGCCATTTCTAATACATTCTGAGGTTTTAATTTCTTTGCAACCTGCGCGCCAACCTGAGAATCAAACTGAAAAGTATTAATAACAGATACTTTACCTAATGCATCCCAAATCCTCTGATCATTTAAAGGTAAAACATTAGGATGAAAATATTTATCATAGACTTCCCGCAAACTCAAATCTGGTTCAATTTCATTATCCTCTTGGAGTAGCTGAATAGTTTGAACCAATTTATCCTGGACTTCAGTTACAAGGAAATCATATTTTGTTAATCCCATATACTCTGCATCATGTAAATCAAACTGAGTAGTAATCTCACCTTTTGGAGTTTTCATAAAAGCACTATGCTCAAATGGGTCATCTCCAAATAAAATTACACCAGATGCATGAGAACCTCTATGGTTTACAAGACCTTCAATAGCTACAATAATATCCAATAAACCTGGATACTTATTTACTTCATTAACAAATGTCTTAACAGGCTTACGACCTTTTTCTGGATTTCCATAAACAACTTCTTTAATTGTCCATAAAAATCCTCTTTCTTCTGGAATTAATGAACTCATATACTGAGCTTCATCAACATCAATTCCTTCTGGATAATCCTCGCTTCTATAACCTCTACAAGCCGTTTGAATTGCAGATTTAGTTCCTTCTGTACCAAAAGTTGCTACAAGAGTACATCCAAGGTTTTTCTTTGCCCATTCCATGACACTATCATAAAACATCTTTCCACGCTCTTCTTTAATTTTACGAAGAATTTCTGGACGTTTAGATGGACATATATCAATATCAATATCACCAAGTTCAATTCTCTCTTCATTAAGATAACGGAAAAAAGGTAAGTCCCACTCGATTGGATCCAACTGAGTAATACCCATAAGATAATGATTAAGCGCGGCGCAACTGGAACCACGACCAGCACCTACCATTGAACCGCAATCCCAAATCATATCAATATAATGTTGAAGTGTATTTGGATAACGAAACATATTTGTTTCAAGTTTTTCACTAATAATACTTTTAACTCGTGCTTCTTCTTCAAGTTCATCAAGATAACGTCTATCATTAATTTTTTCAAGTTTTTCAAGCTGATTTAAACATTCATTTACCCAATAACGATTCTGAATATCATCATCCATTAACATTGCAGATAAATGTGGATACTGCCTAAATCCTCTTGTTTTTGGATAATCTTTAACTTCTACAGATGGAATATCCTGCTTATGAAAAAGACTGTAATATTCAATTTTATTCTGTAAATCTAAAGTGTTTTCAAAAATTACATCTACATATCCATCTGGAAAACATGGAGACAATAATTCTTCTACTTCATCGCTATCCATAAGTCTGGCAAATTCATAAAAGTCATCAACCTCACGCTCTCCACCTTTTGAATTAAGATATGCTTTATGAACCATTCTATCTTCTTTTGTTAAATAATGAGAGTCAGTCCCAACAACCATCTTAACATTATATGCAGTTGCAATTTTAAATAACTGAGAATTTACAGTCATTTGATCTTCTTTATTAGATGGAGCGCATTCAATATAAAAATCATCTCCAAATAAATCAAGTACAAAATTCATAAAATCTTGAATCTTTTTCTGAAATTCCATTGCCATCTTTTGGTCATTTACTTTTAATGCTTCTGCATATAATAAAGACCATGAAGATAATTCTCCACCAATACATGCACTGGTCGCAATTAAATGACCTTTATAATGTTTTACAATCTCAGTTAATTCATCTTTTAAAGTTGGAACTCTTTCCATACCTCTATCCATATATGAATAATACCAAGCTGTAGAACTTAACTCTCTTAATGCTTTATGACCGATTGCATCTTTAGCAATCAAAATAAAGTGATAATATTTCTGACCATGATTTCTTGTATCAGTTAAATAAATCTCATTTCCTAATCCAATCACAAAATCAGGATTTGTTTCTCTTAATTCTGTCGCAATTTTATTTATTTCAACGTGCGCACAAAGGGCTTCATGGTCAGTTATACAGATACCACTAAGTCCTAATTCGATTGCTTTATTGATTAAATCTTTTGGGTGATTGGTTGAATCCAAAAGACGTAAGTTTGAATACTCTGTATGGTTATGACAATTAAACCACTTTTTGCTCATTTATTATCTTCCTCTATCTATCTATACTATTCTCAATTATATAAATATTATATCATATTTTTTCAATACTGTCAAAAGGATATTCTTTTCCTGTGATTTCACTACAGATAGTATTCCATGAATAAAACAATGGCTGATAAACTGGCGGAATCCATTCAAAAGAAGAACAAATAATTAAAATATCTGGAGCGTTTTTGTCATCTTCTAAATTGAAGTCTTTTAAAATATAATCTTTTGTAACATATCTTGCGGCCTCGCTTGGATAAGGGTCAGAATTTTCATTATGAACCCAATAAAAGGTATCAACCAGCTTCTTATCTCTTGCATATTTAACCCAATTACTCAAGTCATATTTAAACATTGGGCGCATCCAGTCCGCAGGCTCCATGTCATATCCTAAGTCATGATGATGGTCAATATTATACAAATCAATCTGTTCATCATGAGGAATTGTTTTAAGAATATCAATCACTTTATCATGGCTATTCACAAAATAAATTTCTTGATTTTGTTTTGCCGCACGTACAATATAGCGAGTTAGATAATCATAAATATATAAATTGGCGGGGATATTTGTAAGAAATGAAAATTTATCTACATAATCTTTCATTGGGTCTTCAATATCCACCATATTATTATAAAAACTAATACTTGGTTCCATAATAATATCAAAATCTATTGTAACTACATTCATATTATTTTCTCCTTACAATTACTTTTTCAGATGCTCTGGTTATCGCAGTATAAAGCCATCTTGCATGCTCTAATCTTACTCTTGGATAAGCCTCTTCAAGGACTAAAACCTTGTCCCATTCGGAACCTTGAGATTTATGTCCAGTAATACCATATCCATAAGTAAAACATTTTGGAACTAAATCTCCGACTCTTTCACGATATTTACCTATTTTATATATATCTCTATCATCAAGACATCTTGTTCCATGAGTGAGCATAGTCTTATCTAAGTATAAATCTTTATATAAATCACCTGACTCAGTTTCTATATCACACTGAATTGCTTGTACTGATGGAACTGAAGCTCTAATCCAATATGGGAAATAAACAAATTTATTTGTAGGGTTTTTAAGATAACCAATAGTTCCATTAACTAAAGCGTTATGATTATCACTAATGTCATCCCAGTAATTTTGTCTGCAAAGAATCTTATCTCCATCTTCTGGAAGTGGGCCTCTTCCTAACAAATTTCTTGTATAAGTATTAATTTCTTCAACTGCGGCATTGGTTCCACAAATAATCTGGTCAGCCCAAAGAACCATACCAGCTTCATAATCTTTCTGATCAATTACCTGAACATTCTCTCCTTTAAATAATTCTAAGGGTTTCATTTCTCGAATGTCAATACTGAGTCTAATGATTTCAGAATCTGCGGCCTGCCGCATAATTTCATCCAAAAAGATATGTGGATGTTCAAGTAAATGATTGTCTTTATCTTTCTCTATTGGAGGAATCTGGAATGGGTCACCCAAGCAAATAACATATACTTTATGCTTAAAAAGCTGCTGCATCATATCTACTGGAACCATTGAAATCTCATCTACTACAATAATACTATATTCAATAGTAGTTTTTGGTTTTCTAAAAAAGCCTCCGCCTGGTCTTGGAATATGCTCATAAAGTAATTTATGCAAAGTACAAGCATTTTTATTTCCCTTTTTACGAAGAACCTCAGCAGCCTTACCAGTAAAAGCCGCATATGCAACTTTGCTGGGTTCGACATCAAGAGCCTCAATGATGAACTTTACAAGGGTGGACTTACCAGTACCTACCTTAGGCGTAGCCAGCAATCACAGTGTATCTTTCATTACTGTGAAATCTGGCTACGGCAATTTTCAAACCTTCGAGCTGTTTTTTAGTTAACTCCATAAGATTCTACTTCCTCCTTTTCTTCTAAATTTAACTCATCTAAAGACCAAAGTCCTGCATGGAATTCTTTATGACAATTAGAGCATAATAAAATACATTTTTTACTTTCTTCAACGGCTTCTTTTAATTTAAAATGATCGTTGCTAATAGTAAAATCTTTTTGAGATGGGTCTAAATGATGAAATTCAAGTGCTTTAAGACATTTATCATACCCACATCTTATGCATTTTCCGCCTCTGGCCTCTTTTATTTTTGCTAAAAAAGCTCCTCTTGTTAATTGAACACCTTCTGGCATACAATCGTAACAACACATTCTTTGATTAGCTGCAGCACTTTTAGGAATGAATTTTTTACCACATATAGGACATTCTTTTTCTTGTAACCCTTTATTATGAGGATCTAACCCAGCTGCTTTAGCTTCAGCATATTTTTTTCGTCTTGCGGCATTCATACATTCATTACTGCAATATTTTTTAGTTGATTTTTGTGCTTCAAATTCTTTTCCGCACACGGTACAAATTACTTTCATTTCATAAATTCTCCTTTTTAATAATATATTTTATTTCTTATATATTATTAAAATTTTTAAATAATACTTTCGTTAGTTTTGTCCTAACTTTTTTCTCTTTCCGCGTATCTAACCATTTATTTCATTACTCTCTTTCATATACATTAATCTAACCATTTGCCGCTTAAACGGTGTTGGGATTCTATGATAATGCCAATATAAGCATACTCGCTCTTTTTTAAATCCCATTATCTTAAAATTTCCATTCCATAAATATGAACTTTTCATATATGTTTTCATGGAAATTGAAAATATATCACTCTTAGTTAATTTAAAAACTCTAACTGAATTATTTTTTGTTGGATCGAAGTGGGTGGTCTTCTGCATGGGCTTCTAATATCTCCTCTAATACTCCATAAAAATGCATACACTGACCATCTTCCCAATGTTTACGGGAAAAATGTCTGCCTTCTTTTAATGCTTCTTTTTCTTTATATTCACCAAGTTCTTTGATAGCCATAGCATATCGAAAATATAAGCTATCAAAAGCAAAATTAAGTCTTTCAAGTAAAATTTTATTTAACTGGTCTCTATTAATTACTGTTACATCTAATTTATTTTTTAACTCTTCAACTTCTCTTGTCATAATATATACCATCCCTTTTTATTATATAAATATTATACCATTTTTTAAGTAAAAAATCAATATAAGGCATTTTTGGTGAAAAATTTCTAAGACCACTTTTTGTTTTGGATTACGGTTGTTAGGACCCATCACCGCCGGAAGACCTGTTATTCTCGCATATGGGTACAAAAATATGGCGTACATTATATACGCCATATAATTTTAAAAATAATATTTAGTCTCTCCTGTAATTTCATAATCACTAACTTTAATCTGAGGAGTTATACGACCATTCCATTCATTAATTGCACAAGTTCCTATAACTGTAATATTTTTACTACCAGTAGCATTAGTAGGAAGCAATGAATCAAATTCTTCATCAGTAATTCTAAACTTAATTAAACTTGTTCCATTGGGTAAAGTGATTTTAAATGAAGGACATCTGCCACCTTTTCCCATATAAGATAAATTATCTTTTGTTATTTTGACATTTTTAATTACGATAATTGGTTCCGCAAGCTCTTGTCCCCAAATAGTGTTTAATTCAGCTAAATCAATAATATCATTTGCTTTAAAGTCATTTGCATCCCAGATAAAATCAACCTTCTGACATGGAGTAAATGAACATTCTTTTAAAGCTTCATTTGAATATTGAATAAAATCACTAAACTTATCTTCTGGAATAGCTGCACCAAATGCATTAGGATGACCTTCTGCAAGACTGGCATAACCGCTATCTCGAATAAATGTTCTTAAATCATTAAAATTAGAAGTTTCATAACTTCTACCAGAACCTTCTAAACTAATACTACCATCTTCTTGTGGATGCTCCATAAGAATAAGAAATGGATGATTATATTTAGCCATTAACTGGTTTGCAATAAGTCCAGTTAAATTTTTATTTATCGCTCCAGCAGCAAGCTTAACTGCAATAATTTTATTTTCTTCAAGAGATTTATCCTTTATAATTCCTTCAATTGTTTGAAGACTTGCATCAATAGCCTTAGACTGATTACGTTTAATATTTGTGCAATTGCGGCAAGCCTGCTCTACACGAGTTTCAAACTGACCTTTGCATCCTCTTTTAGTAGAAGGAATTTGGTCATAAGCCTTAAAATCTAACATAGATTCAAAAAGCATAAGTTTTTCATTTGCAGAACCCATACGAATAGTTCCATTTACTTGCGGTGCAATATAGAAGCTAACTGCAAATGGACATAGCCCCCCTGCTCTACTAATGGAATAATCCTGCACCTTTACCATTTCTTTAAAGAATGGGTTTTCAACAGATGCTAAACCAAGATTAATAATTTCTCTTGTTTCAAAATCTCGAATATCCATCATATCTGCAACTCATAATATTCCAATGTTTCCATTGGTACTGACTATTTTTTAGTACTTTTCAGTACCATATCTCTTTCCCCATTTAATTAGCTTCGTTTCCTATAACTAAAGTGCGTATCAATAGCACCGGTACTTCCCAGCATTTCAACCTCAGGAATAGTCGATACAGGCTTTCACTTTACATCTGCATAACTTTCTCTAATAGCAATTCTTCTAACTGTAGATCTACTAATATTTGTATAATCTTTTGCGATACTTGTGAACGATTCTCCCTCATCATACCTCTTCCGAATAGCTAAAATTTGCTCTCTGGTACATTTCGCTCTACCATTATTTAAGCCTTTATTAGCTTGATGAGAATATTCTTGTCGAGAAATAGAATTGGTTGGAATTAAATATTCTTGACCTATGTTGTTATATCCTCTACCAAGCCAAATTCTTTCAAAAGTAGCAAAATTTCGAGAAGAATAATCTTTATATACATCTTTTTTTCGCTCACCATTATATCTTCTTTTTCTTATATCTAAAACTTCTTGATTAGAAAAGACAGCTACAGAACTATCTTCTCCAAAACAAAGTGCATGATTTCCACCAGGTGTATTATTATATCCTAATGGTCCATTGCAAGCATTATAAAAATTAATCCAATAGGCTTCTCTCTCTTCAAGTTGATTTATATCTGATACAAACTCTAAAATTTCGACTTCAGTTAAACCACCTTGTTCATGAATAGCTATATCACAATCTTGAATTTTTTTATACTTTTCTTTTTTCCAAGCATTACAATGTTCATACATTCTTCGTTGTAAATCATTAGTCAATCCAATATAAAAGCGCCCATTTTGATAGTTAATTTTATAAATAACCATCATGCCTTTTTGTAAATCTTTAATTTTTACGATCATATTTATCTCATCTCCTTTTTTATGAGACAAGATGTAAAGTGAATTCCCACGAGATTATCATATATTTTAGAAAATTCATCATGTCATCATGTCCTAAAATACTTAGATTTCCTCGTTAGCCAATTAATAAAAATTGACCCCACTTGATATGTGGAAAAGATATGTTCGGACAGTTACTCTATCCCTAATGCAGCTAAATCAAGATAATAATTTGCCCAATCTGTCCCCATAATTAAATCAAAGTAAGAGCAAAATTTATAAACCATACCTACACCAGATAAAGATTTAGTTGGATAATCACATAATTGATTATTTATCACACACGCATCTTCTGAAACTTTTTCAGCTTCATGGTGATCAATAACCAATACATCAATTCCAAGTTCTTTAAGCTTTTTATGTACTTCATAATTATTACTTGATGAATCTGGTGCAATAATTAATTTATAATCTTCATTTACAAAATCTGGAATAAACTCTTCATAAAGTCCATGCTGTTTACCAGAATGTAATCCATATGAAATTTTTGTTTGAGTGTATCCTGGAAATAATCGGTTTAAATAATTAATAAGAAATGCCGCAGATGTAAAACCATCACAGTCACTATCTACTTGAATATAAATCTTATCCTGCTGGCTAATATGTCTCGCTAACATTCTTACCCCTTCGTCTATATTCATAATTAAACCAGGGTCTAAAATATCTTCTTTAGTTGTATTAAGATAATGAGGAATGTCTTTTGGATCTACTCCTCTTATTGCAAATACCCGCTCTACCACTGTATATTCATTTTTAATTGGGAGCAATGGTGTTTTAAGTTGATAATCCATAGTTGATTTCAACCTCCTTTCATTTTGCTTATCACACTCCCTTATTATCAAAGTTAATTTTATTTACTGAACTAACTTTTTTTCCATATCCAGCTTTTTCTTCAAGGGATTTTTTCATTTCATTTAACATACCTACAAATTCATTAAATTCCCAATAATCTTGAAAAGTAAAACTAATCATATTTGCATCAATAATATCTAATACTTCTCTATGCGCCCGAGAAAATTTACATCTGGCGCCATATCTATCTCCATGAATAGGCACTTCTATACTAAAGCCGGCATAGTCTCTTAATGGATATTTATTAGGGTTAAAAGGTTCATCTACTATCATAATAAAATCCTTTCTTTAAATAATATAAGAAATTTTTCAGATCCTTCATCTATTGGACTTGCTTTATATCCAGTAATCATATTCTTATCAAATATAAAGCTAATATTTACATCATTCTTATATTTATCATTAATTCTTGTAAGATTTCTTGTTAAGTGTTTAAATTCTTTATCTCCAATTTCTTGAAACTGTCTATCAAAAGCAATAATAATTTCTTTTGCCCCAGCGTCTTTCAATAATTGAATTTGCCTTGCGGACAAGCTTGAACCGCAACAAGCAACTGAAATATTATTGTCCCAACCAAAATAACTTGCATACATTAATACAGATTTTTCAGATTCAAAAACAATAGCTTTTCCCATTGTTTTAATATTATTTTTGCTCCAATTTAGACCATATAGATTCATTCCAAGAGGATGATTATATAATAATTTATTAACTCGCATAGGTCTATATTTACCATATATTTCAGCTTCATCCGCAATTAAAGTTCTACCTCTTAAACCAATGAATCTACCATTAACATCAAAATGCGGAATGGTAATTTGATCTGCTCCTGGATAATAACCTATCTGAGCAAGTTTCATAACTTCAGTGGTTATTCCTTCTTTTATCCAAGGCATAATAAGAACATTATAATTAAATCGTGTTAAAATATCTGTATTAAATTCTTTTAATTCTATTTTATTTTCTCTTAATTCTATTTCTTTTATTTTTTCATAATTCGCTAAAAGTTTCCAATCTTCAATTTTATCGTCAGACTCAGAACCATCTTCATTTTTTCCTGCGATACCGAATCTTCTTGCAACCCAACGTACTGCATCATTTAAGTCATATTCTTCTGACCATTGAATTTTAGCAACTTTTCTGGTTAATTCAAAAATATCAAAATAACTATCACAACCAGTATAACATCTAAACAAGCCTGAATTACTATAATAATATAGTTTACGACTTCCTTCTCCTGGTTCATTATGACATATAGTAGAAGAGAGGATTCCAAAGCCAGTGTACTCTGGGTCTCCTCCCCACTCCTGCAATAACTCAAATATATTTTCTAATTCTAAGACTTCTCTAATTTCACTCTTATCATAATTAATCATTTACTTTTCACTTTCTGGCCAAAAGAATGTTAAATCTGTTATTGCGGTCAAATCTACTCCAGTTTGTTCTTTAAATTCTTCTATTGGACCAGTTATTTTATATTCGTCTGCTGACAGAGTTAATTTTCTGCCAGCAACGAATTTATCCGATCCCATAAGTCGAAGAATTGTTATTTCTTGCTTATCCATAGCATTAACCTGGGATAACTCTTACGCAAGTTCCAAGTAATCCGAACTGCTCATTTACCCAGTTACAAAGATATACTTGAGCTTCGCCGCCATCTTTCTTACATTCTTTAAGAATGTCCTCATACATAGGGATAGGCATTTTATATTCAAACTGCATACCGGCTCTGATTTCTTTTGGAGCTACATACTGACGAGCAACTTTTACTACTCTACTTTCTTTCTTTTTAGTTTTCTTCTTTGTAAAATTGTTTACCTTATAATTTTTCTTGCTATAATTTTTTTCACTCTTCATCATCGTCCCAAGCACCTTTCTCTACAATAATTTTTATATCATCCATGTTAATGAGTTCATAGTCATATGTAGTACAGAACATAGGCTGGATTCTACAAGTTCCTAAATCTGCTTTACACCACATAATAATTCCTTTATATCTACCACGTCTATTCTTGTAAACAGACATTTTAATAGTAGGCTTTTCAAAGATATTTGAAGAAAGAATTGAATCAAGAGCATCAATATCTTCTTCTTTAACGCTTAATAAAATTGAACCATAATCAATCTTATCTGCAATAGATTTTGCACCACGAAGTAAATTTTGGTCAGGAGTTTTTGCTTCTTGATAGTCTCCATTTAACTGCGTTGCAGACATAATAAAGACTCCATATTGATTACAAATATCTTTTAATTTATTTGATAACATAAATAAGATATTATCTTCACGAAGTTTAACTCCACCACTTCTTTTTGTGATTTCTTCCAAAATTTTCAAACTGGTATGAATATAATCGTGAAAAATATACTTAACATCATGGTCACGAATATTTTTCTTAATTGTATTTTCAACATCTTTTAATGAAAAATCTGGTAATTCTTCTACATATAGTGGGCTACTTTCAAGAATCTCTCCAGCTTTAATAACTCGCTCTTCTTCATCGCCTTCATATTCGCCATTAATAATATGCTCTTCATTTACATTAGAAAGAAAAGCTAACATCATTGTCTGGATTTCTTCAAGTTCCTGCTCTGTTGTAATAAACAAAGTTGGTTCAGATGTACCATTTTTAATCCATCCAAAAGACTCATCATATATCTTATTACAAGCTATATTACAAGCATCTGCAATCATTGAACGAGTCTTACCTATACCAGTTGCCGCAGATCGTAAATAAAACTTCTTTAATCTTGCTCCACGAGTAACTGTATTTACTAACCTTCCATAAAGAGGTACTCCTACTTCTGGATGATCTTTAAATTTCTGAATTAATTGTAAAACACCTTTTCCAGCTTGAATAGCTTCTCCAGTAGTATCATCAACATATTTTAAACGAATATCACTTATCTTGCGGTCAACCTTATCCGCAATTTCCTCTAAAGAAGAATTATCTAACAAATCTTCTTGAAGCTGTTTCTTTTTTATATCTAAGATATTATCTGGGTCATAGATATCAGAAACATCTACTCCATAATTATCATATGCTCTTAATAATGTCATCTTTTTTAATCTATTATAATAGAAATCAAAAGACAACTGAGATGCGACATCAGCTACTTTTAATAGCCATTTATCACCATCGTTTTTCTTATATATTGCCGCAGATTTTGGTCTTGAACTTAAAAAATCCGCTAAATTCTCTAACGTAATGGTTTTTGCTCCAAGTTCATAAATTTTATAAATAGCACCAAATACAGTTCGATGAAACTCATCTGGGAAATCTTCATCTGTAATGGTATATTTATCTTCAAACTCCAAAATCTGAGGATTATTATAAACACATCCAATTACCTGCATTATTGCAGTCACATCGACATACTTACTCGCCACCTTCAGCTTCCTCCTCGTCTAAAAATGCAAATAATCTCCGTTTTCTTAAATTCCTTTTTGGGGGTTCGATTTTTATAACTTTTTCTTTTGAAACAAATTCTTGAACATCTTTATCTTGATTTTTTTGATTCGCTTCCCAAATGGAATAATAATAATTAAAAGCATCTTTATAAACATAAGGAACGATACCTATGCCGCCATTTGCTTTTTCTGTAGAATTACCTTTTATCTCATAAAAATAAACTAAAGCTTTTTTAATTCCCGAATAAGTATATTGGTATTGTTCAATGTATGTATTTATTTGTTTTCGAACTCTTGGAGTTATAAAGTCATCGCCCAACAATTTAATGATATATTCTTCTAAAGCTATTTTATCAGCTTCTTCTTGCTTTAATCGACTTTGCTCTTTACTTGCACACTCAGTATGAGCATATCTTCTTGGTGAGACCTGAACAAAAGAATATTTATCTCTATCAAACGTTTGATGACAATATATACATTTTACTTTATGTGCCAAATATTCTTACTCCTTTCTCCCAATTTATAATAATATTATATCATTTTTCAATAAAAAAGTCAATCCAAGGATATAACTTGGATTGACTTTAAGATTATATATCTTAGCTATGCATTAATTCATCTTCAATCTCAGTTACAATTAAGTTAATCATCTCAACTTGCTCTGGAGTTGCATCCGCAATTTTACGACCTTTACCAAGATATTTCTCAATAATCTTTGTAATCTTAGGTCCATTAGCTTCAGAAGTTTGCATTAAATTACCAACTAACTCCTGGAACTTATTCATTAATGCATCATAATTTAATTCCTCTTTCTCAACAGGTTTTTCACGTTCATCTGTAACATACTGATTACCATGCTCAAGAGCTTCTTTATCAATAGCCTTATGAATCTCTTCTACAAGATTATCATAACTCATTGGAAACTCACTTGCGATATATTTAAAACGACCACCGCAGCTAATAGAATCATCTGGACAACGAAGTGTTAATACAGACATTTCATTCTTATTAGACTGATGAGCATATCCATAAATATCAGCCATACCTTCAATAACCTGTCTTGTTGAATTACTAAGCGCAGGACGAATTACAATTCTTTCTGTTCCATCGTCATTTGTAATTGTCTGCTCTTTATGGTGGCCAATGAAAAATACTGCGTATCCTAACTGAGTTAAACCTCTAAATACATCATTAAATTCATCTTTAAAAGCAGTCCAGCCTTTTCCATATCCAAGGTCTCCAAGAGCCTCAATACCTTTTTGCTGACAGATATATTTCTGACAAAAATCAGAAGCAATATCAATAGTATCAACAACTACGGCATCAAAATTAGCCTTAACCTCTGGCTTTTTAAGCTCTCTCATAACCTGTTTCATATCTCCCCAAGAAGTAACATCCTGAGCGATTACACCAGGTAATGCATTATATCCACGTTCAAAAGCGAGTAAAAGTGTTTTTGGCATCTGAACTGCTAAAGTTGTTTTTCCTGTTTTAGGAGCCCCATAGATGTAAGTGATATATCCACTTAAATCTTTACTAACTTTATGTGGCTCAATATTTAATAAATTAATTCCCATTCTTTTCTCCTTCTTGCGGCATTGGCATCCGACCACCCGCAATTTTTTATTTTAATTAATTCTTACAACATCTTTTAAAATTTCACAATTAGGATTTGCACTGTCACCATTATAAAATTCATTTTGTATATAAATATCTTCTTTTGATATAATTCCCATGTCATTTACTACAATCGCATCTTTTGGATACGACTGTAGTAAAATAATTAATTCAGAAACTGTCATTAGAAGTTAAATGCTCCGCCGCCTTTTGCAGGAGTTGCAGAAGTTGGAGCAGCTGCCTGTCCTTTAGAAGCTTTATACTCGTCTTGACGTTTCTTTACATCAGCAAGATAAACTTCTCTGTTTGCAAGAGCTTCAGTCAGCTCTGCCGCAGTAATTGTGCTTGCATCATCCCATACATATGGATCTGGAAGAGCCCAAGTGATAACCCAATCTTTTCTATTAGACTGAACTGTTCTTACATAAGGCTCACCAAATGCAGACTCTTCAGTAATTGTACGAGTAATTACTTCAGATACCTGACGACCTTTTACTTTTGTAAATACAGGTTCTTTTGCAGATGCGCCAAGTCCCTCAAAATAAGAGATAGCTCCTGGATTAATTGCTGAAAATTCAACAGGAAGAACTGCGCCTCTGAAATCGAAAATTGCACCTTTGATAATAGCTTTCTCAGGAGTATTCTGCTCTTCATTTGCATCAATAGTTCTTACATTTGTAATAAGAATATCAGCTTCAAAAGTATTTCTCATTTTTTCATCTTCATTCAAATCTACACAAGTATGAACGAATCCGCCCTCATTTCTTTTAACAGAAACAAGTTTCTCTTCACCATTTTTATCAGAATAAAACTCATTTAAACCAACTGCAGAATCAACACGAACTTTTGCAGCATTCTCTTTACCATGCTCCATTACAGAACCAAGTTCTCCATTGATAATCTGATTGAGAATACCAAATGTGGCATTGGAATTTCCTTTTGCAGTTGTTGCTGTTACATATGTAAAATGAACAGGTACAATATTTGTCATATCATTATCAGTGGCAATACTAAGATTACCCATAATAAATTTAGTTCCTGGATGTTTTGAATTTGCACCAGACTCTCTTAACTGTAAGTCATGCTCATAAATAAATCCCTCGATGTGACTTCTATTCACCATACTCTTCATATTATTCTATTCTCCTTAATTATATTTATTCTTTTTATTTAATTAGTCATTAATATTAATTGTTTTTCCATTATCTGTTAAAGCATAGACAACTGGGTCTGACCCAATCTTCTCAACATAGCCATCTTTAACAAGTTTCTGAATTGCACCAGATACAGTTCTTGAAGAAACAAACATTCCTTCCGCAATATCTTTTGCTTTACCCATTGGCATATCAGAAACATGCTCCTGCATATATTTTAAAATCATTTTTCCATTATCAGTAAATAATGGTTTATCAGAAGTACCTTTTCCTTTAAAAGCCTCCCAATAAGCAATTACATCTGGGTCAACATCTGCCATATCTAAATCTGCAAATAATGAATCTATACATTCAATAAATTTTTCTTTTTTACTCATTTCTTTTAACTCGCTTTCATCTTTCATTTTATAAGTATATTATAACATTTTTTTAAATAAAAATCAATATTGTTTTACTTACTTTCTGTTGTATTGTTGTCTGTAAAGATAAAATCGTCAGAATAAGGTAAAGAATGAGCAAATTTAATAAAACTTTCATTGATAAATTCTTCGCCATCTCCAGACCATTCTGTAAGTTTATGATGACCTCTCTGATGAACCATAGCTAAAACGTTTTCATAATTCATTGTGACAGTTCTTGTCTGAAGCCAAGACTCTGGTAACCAACGAACGAGTTCTTTCCAATAGCGTTTATCTTTAGTTTGTAAATAAGCAAGTCTAAGTTCTTCTAATCTATCAATAAGGTCATCAACAAACATATCCATATGCCAATGATCTGTAAAACCATTCTCTCCTGCAAGAGACTGGTCTGCAAAATCAATAGATAAATCTTGGTCATAATCCCCAATTTCAAAACAATCTTTTGTAATTGGCTTACTTGTAAGTTTATGCATTGTAGAAGTTGAATTAGCTGTAGTACCTACTTTGTAAGTATCAAATTCTTTCCACCAATAAAGTGGGGCTGTAATGTCAACTGTTACCATAATTTGTCTTAAAAATTTTCTATGCTCGGAACCGCCATGAATAAGAGCCTTAGCAAGCTTCATATCATTTGGACCAATAAAAGCAACATTAGCTAATTGATGGTCAAAATTAATTTCAAGAATGCCATTATTTAAAAGCCATCTATCATATTCTTCTTGAGCCATAAGAGCATCATTATCTGCTTCAGATGGATAATTAGGAAATTTTTTCTGAACCCACTCTTCAGCAACTTCATAATCATGCTCATCATCATCTATATTAATAAGTCCAAAATAACTATCGCTTAAATTCCAAGAATTTTTTGGATTTCTCATTCCTCTTAAAGCATTTTCAAAATTATAAACTTTTATATTTTCAAATTTCATTCTTTATTTACCTCTAATTTTTGTATCATAACTAATTGAATATGGTTTCATATCTTCTGCTTTAATTGATAAACTTTCGGCAGTAGTTGTCACGGTTGGTGTTGGTGTACTAATTTTAGCATTAGTAGTAACATCTGGATTGTTTAACAAAGTTACATTACCATTTGACACAGTTGTCCAATAGTAAGGAGTTGGACGATTAGGGTAAGTTGGTATAGGTCTATCTCCTTCATGGTAGCCTTCCCAATAAGCTTCATTTAAAAGCTCTTGAAGCTCTTTCTGTGTTAAAGTAATATAACCTTTTTGGTCAGTTGTAAATACTTTAATCTTCATTTGATACTGTAAATCCTTTCAACTTAAAATGATTTTTCATTAATATATAATAAGAAAATTGTTCAATATTATCAACAAAGACCTCTTTAGCCGCATCAGATTTATCTCCTGCGGTGATGGCCTCTTGATAACTAATAAAATCAATCCCAGTTATTCCATAAGAATAAGCTCTTTCTCTCATATCTTGCGGACACTGACAAATAATCGGAACACCGGCTTCTTTTGCAAGTAAAAATAATCGAGAAGTTTTTCCTGTTCCTCGTCCATCAATAATTCTATACATAACAATTTTCTCCTTTATTTTATACTATAACCAAATTCTTTTGCTTTAAAAAAATCTTGCCAATAATCTTCTCTATCATTTAATTGAGATTTTGTACATTCTTCAATAATTTCAAATGAAAAATTTTCAACTCCAACAGTCTGCATAATAGGATAAAGTTTATTGCGGGTCGGAGTATCTGCGCCCAATCCACGCTTAATATGCTGTTTCCAACGTTCAGCAATATTCGTACTCTGTCCGACATAACACATATTATTTTGTAAATTTGTGATTTTATAAATGCCGCAATGAACGCCAGAACCAATTACCCTACCAATTAAATCAGTATAAGGTTTTTCATAATATGTTTTCCATATAACCTTATTAACGGGTTCAGGATTTCTAAAATGAGAAATAATTTTCCTTAATTCACAAATTTCGTCTAAATCATCTTGAGTTAAATTTAATTTGTAAAAATCAGTTTTATTCTTATTCTCTTCATTGCGTTTATCATATGCAACTGCGGCCTCTACCTTATGCCGCAAATCTTCTAATTGAGATTCTTCAAATTGAATTTTTTCATTTAATTTCTTTATCTTTTGGACACTCTCTTGTTCTTTATCCAAATAATCTTGTACTAAATCTTTGGCTAATTCTTCATAGCTATCTTCTAAGCTATGTTTAGTGTCCATAAAAATAGCATGAATTTCTTCTGTATCAGTATGAAATTTTTGTTTATAAAAATCAAGCATTTGTTGATAATATTTTTTCGCACTTTCTTCTGAAGTCTTATATTCTTTATCAACATCTTGTTTTAATTGTTTATATTCTTGCAATTTTTGTTCATATTGTTCTTTTAAGTAATCCGTTCTTTGCTCCATTGCTTGTAACTCAAATTGAACGGCTTTATTCTTTTCAAGAATTTCTTTATCTTCCTCTTGAGTAACTTTGACTTTTGGTTGCATAAACAGATATACTAACCCAGCCCCCAATATAAGACAAAAAATTGCTATAATTGCAGTAATCATATTTTGTTAAAAAAAGAGATAAGTGTTACCTTATCTCTTTTAATTTATATTACAAAAATAATTTAATTACTCAGCTTCATCTTCAGCGTCTGGGTCGAAGCTCATGCCAGCTGGTGTAAGAGACAAGAACTTAACTGCCTTATGACTTCCGTCCTCAAGCTCAACTTCTGCAGGAGTACGAACTCCAAGACCTTTTCTCTGAATAGCGGAAGTAAAGATTCCGTCTACACGTTTCTTCTCAATTCCGAGTGCCTCTGCTACATCTGCTGCTGTAACCTTTGCATCTCCGATAGTCTTTAAATACTCAAATACTTTACGTGAATTTTCTTTCATTTTTGCCATAATAACAAATCTCCTTTAATTAAATAATTTTATTGTTTGTGTAATTTTTCTAAGCTCTCTTAGCTTATGTAATTATTATATCAAAAAAATATTTTTAAGTCAAGAATTATTTTTCTAAAATTTTTTGAACCATCTCATCGACGCGTTCCATTTCCTCTAATGAGGAGAGTTTACTGGATAAAGCAATTATCATATCCATCGCATATTTTCTTTCCTTTTGATCAGTGGAATTCTGAATAGTTAATTCAGCCTTTGCGATTTGTTTAGCTAAATTCTTGATTTCTTTCTTATTCATATTTTTTTTCTATCCTTATCTTTATTACAATTTAATTATAACATTTTTTTTAAATTAAGTCAAAAACTTTTGTACGAAATTCTGTTCCGAAAGAATAGGAATCTCAAGCTTTTTGGCTGCTAAGTTTTTAGAAGATGTTGAATTTACATCGTTGTTAATAAGATACTTTACATTCTTACTAATAGAACCTACTACTTTACCACCAGCAGATTCAATAGCAGACTGCAATGCCGCACGATTTTTAAACATAGTTAATTTACCTGTAATAACTACAGTAATACCATCAAGAGTCTGTGCCGCAGATTCTTCAACTTCTTCTACTTCTGGAATAGAAATATAATTATTATAAATTCTATCTGCTTCAGAATAATCGAACTTCCAAATAGCTAAAGTCTTACTATCTGCAAAGCCTTCAAATTGAGCAAAATCAAATCTATTATCAACTTTATCTCTAAAATCAGAATATGATTTAATATATTTTGTGAGTTCTTTTGCTACGCTATTTCCAATTAATGGAATACCAAGAGCTGCAATAAATTTATCCAAAGATACCTCTTTAGATTTTTCTATTGCATTTAAAATATTATCAACAGATTTTACCCCAAAACCTGGCTTCTTAATCCATTCTTCTCTATACTGTTTTAATTCAAAAATATCTCCAATAGAATTAATCCAGCCCCAATCAATTAATTTTTCAATAGTAGCTTTTGAAACTCCTTTTATATCTAAACCTTTTTTGCCTGCAAAATGATCTAATCGAGTAGATAATTTTCCTTCACAATTTGGATTTGGACAATATACATTTTCTACACCAGAGTCAGATTCTTTAACAGTCAATGGTTCATCGCAACATGAACATCTTAATGGCATACGAATACGATATTTAGCTTCAATATGTTCAGGATGTTCTGCCCATGTAACTTGCGGGATAATCATATTCATTTTTGCTACTTTAATTTTCTGTCCTCTAAAAGGAGTTTTTAAAACCTCTTTTAAGACACTTAAATTATGCAAACTTGCTCTTGAGATAACAGAACCATCCGCATCAACTGATTCAAAAATAGCTACAGGAGTATATACACCAGTTCTACCCATACTCCATTCAATATCTTCAAGCGTAGTTTCATATTCTTCATCATAAAACTTAAAAGCATATGCCGCACGAACATGATGGATAGTTTCTCCTAAACTTTGACCATATGCAATATCATCAAATCTTCCAACTAATCCATCTATTGGATAGCCAAGAGTCTTAGCTAATTCAATAAGATATTCTCTTGCATCCCAATCAAAGCTTGGGGTAAATGGAACGATAGTAAAACCTAAATCTCTTGCAAATTCAAGTTTTCTCATAAAAGAATTTTCTTCATCAAATCCTTTTATAACATTCCAAGCTACAAAAGTTAAGTTACGTTTTTTACATTCATTTGCATCCAGGAGACGAATACTTCCAGATGCAAAGTTACGAGGATTTTTATATTCATCTTCAAATGGCTTAAAATCCTTATATGTACAAATTACTTCACCATCAATGATAAATTCATCTTTATAATCAATAGTTTGCGGGATAGACCTTAATGTGCGGGCATTATGGAGGATGTCCTCGCCAATGATTCCGTCTCCACGGGTTTCCGCAGATACAAGTTCACCATCAACATATTTTAAACTACAGGTTAATCCATCCATTTTCAGCATTCCGCAAACATCTTTAAACGGACTAAGATTGGCAAAATAGTTAATAAATTCATCCCAATCTTTAGTTTTATCCAAAGACAACATTTTATGATTATGTTTAACTTTCTGTAATTCAGATACTACTTCATATGAAATACCATGTGTAGGAGAATTAGGGAGAACAATACCAGTTTCTTTTTCCATCTTTTTTAATTTAAAGTATAATTCATCCCACTCTTTGTCTGATACTTCTGGATGCCCTTCATCATATGCTTTTGTCCAATTATTTAAAGTCTGAATAATATTATTCATTTCATTCATTATATATTCTCCTTTTGGAAAAGATAAGTGGGAAATAAATCCCAC